TTATATTGTTAACAAGTGATTATTGGATTGGCTAAATTGATTAAGGCTACACGTTTTATAAGTATTAATACGATTTTTATATGTATACCTTAAATTCTCTAATTCCTTTTTACTATAGTGATTATTATACAAATTATTTATATCTTGATTCGTAAAATATGTCATTATATTAAATTTAATATTAAATAATATTATTACTTAAATTTAATATTAAATAATTAATATAATACTAATTATTTAATATGTTTTTGGAATCTCCTAAATTATTTAATGAATTTATTATAAATAGTTCTGTTATAAATAAATTGAGAAACTATACCCAAGATAATTTAATGAATATGTTATTTTATGGTCCAGCAGGTTCGGGTAAACGCACTTTAGTATTAGCTCTACTATATCATATATATAAATTAACCGACTTACAAACATATATAAAAAACTATACTGTCAAAATTAATAATAATGATGTTAAAATTGTTTGTATACAGAGCATGTATCATTATGAAATAAATCTATATGAATATGGATTATATGATCGTGAAGTTCTAACCAGTTTCGTTAAAAACATTATTTCTACAAAGAATATATTAAATAACGGTTTTAAAATAATTGTATTAAATAATTTTCATAAAATAAGTAAAACCTGTCAATTGGCATTAAGGGCTCTAATAGAGAAACACATTTCTACCGCACGATTTATACTACTAACAAATAGTGTAACTAAAATTGATTCAGCATTAAAAAGTAGATTTATATGTAATCGTGTTCCTTTCCCTGATGATAATAGTATTATTAAATATTTGAATAAAGTGGGTGTGCACGAAAATATACCATATATTTTAAAAACAATAGATAAAAATTTATATAACTTGGAAATTTGTATAAATTATAAGAAATATATTAATCCCATTGATATATTTATTAAAAAAATAGACGATATAATAAATAGTTCGGATATTTTATTTATTGAAGAATTAAGAAAAATAATACATAAATTACATCTGCTAAATTTTGATCCCTACGTTACTATTAATAAATATATATCTTATTGTGTAAAATTAAAGAAATATTCAGATAAGAACCTTGGCAGAATATGTTCTAAAGCGGCTGAATTAGATAGTTCAGAACCTTATAACAAATATTTTTTTTCATTAGAATTGTTTTTTATATTTATTAAAAGTTTAAATTATATTTAAAAATAAATATATATTATATCTCAATGAATCCTTATGCTATATTAGATTTAAAAAAAAACTGTTCAGATGAAGAAATTAAACAAGCTTATAAAAAACTTGCTTTAAAATACCATCCGGATAGAAGTATTGATAATAAGGAATATAATACAGAACGATTTAAAGAAATAGCTACTGCTTATGAAATTTTAAACGATAAAAAACAACGTAACATGTATGATATTACTGGTAAATTTAATACTACAAATATTAATCCTTTTGAAGCTTTTGAACTTTTTAAAAAAAATTTAGATCCAAATGTAGAAATATTTTTAAAAGATACTTATAAGACTTTGGAAAGGAAAAATAAAGATAATTTGTTCGATTCAATAAAAAGTTTAGGGAAACAAGAGAAACACAAAATTATTAATAATGGCTTAGATTTATTAACGAACTTTTTAGTACATAAAAAAGATCCTAAAGCTAATAGTAGGACAAAATGTAAAAGTATTACAAACAATATTACATACAATATTAATATATCGGAATTACAGGATACAGTTAAAATTGTTTTACCCATTGATGTCTATTATAATTATCAATATTTAAAATTTAATATAATCGATAATGATCTTAGTTCAAATTATAATGTATATACCCAATATTTGGAACAATATTTTAATTATAAAGAAAAAAAATATAGTATTAAATTAGAAGATAGCAAACATAAAATATATAAACGTAAAAATAAATATGATTTATCTACAACTATTACTATTAGCTCATATGATTATAACAAGGGTTTTAATTTAAACATGTTTCATTATAAAAAACCCATAGAAGAGTTTATTAAATTAGAAGGTAAATATATGTTAAAATATGAATTGTTTGGATTACCCATATGGTCTAAAAATACATATGGGGATTTATTTATTTATTTTAAATTAAAAGATTAAACCAGAGGTTATTTTAAAAGAACCCATATGTTTAAATATTATAGTATAATAGGTTAAAAATATTATACTATAATAATGGAAATAGACGCATTTACCCAGAATACAATTATAGAACTAAATAATATATTTAGTTCTAAAATATACATAGGAAAATATACTTATATTGACACATTGTATAATAAAAGTATAGAAATAATTAAATTTATAATTAAACATTTTGAAGTTATTAGCAATAAATCCATTGTTTTAAAAGAAAGTAAACACACAAATTTAGTTATTTCAATTTTAAAAAATATTAATTTAGAAAATATTAATGTAGATAAAAATAACCCTATTTATGAATTTATTCGAAAACTTAAGTTAGATAAAATCCCATTAGATGAGATAGAAAAATTCATTAATTTTAATAATAGTGAAATTAATAATATTATAGAGTTTGAATTACCTAATGTTGATAAGAGCATATCAGATCTGTTAAAAATTTATTCTAATAATATAATTTCTAAATTTGTTCCATTAAATATACAGACAGATGTTTTAAAAAATTTAAAAATACATACTAAAATAGTTGTAAAATTAGGTCATATAAAATTAACGTTTCATTTTTTTTCGAACACAGCTTTAGATAATAATTTAGTTAATATTATTATAGTAAAAGCTTTGTACATAATTAAACTCTATAATATAGATAATATAGAGTTAACGATTAGATTTTTTTTATCTAATATAAAAAAACAAATTGGATTAAATGATTTTTTGGGACGTGATGAAGTAAATTCTGGATTAACCTCTTTTGGACTAGAAAATACGATACTAATATATAGAGCCGAAGAAATAGAAAAGGTTTTATTGCACGAATTAGTGCATGCTTTAAATATAGATAATTTATTAATGCGTGAATTAGATAGTATTGATAAAAAAATAAAATGTAATTTTAATATTAATAATAAAAATGATATTAATTTTTTCGAAGCCTATACTGAATCTATAGCTTTTATAACAAATATAATAAGTAATTCTATTCTTTCTGGAATTAATTATAAAATACTTTTAGAAAACGAATTAAGATTCTTAATTCTACAATGTAGTAAAATACTTAATTTTTATAATGTGAAAAATATAGATAAATTTTTTTGTAAACAATGTTGTTTTGGTTCAAACATTAAATGGACAGAAAAAAGCTCGATTCTATCGTACTATTTTTTAAAATTAGGATCGGTATACAATATAAATCATTTTATAAATACCTATATGTTTTCAAAAACAATTCATAATAATACTTATTATGAATTTATTATTAATAATTTTAATAATATAGAGTTTATATATCATTATAAATTTACACCAACATTACGAATGACTTTATATGATTTTAAATGGGATTTTACTAATTACTATTTAAAGATATAATCGCGTATAAATATATAAATAAAAAAATAATACATATTATAATGACAGATAACCAGGCAAAAAATGTTAAAAAAACGAAAAACCCAAAATCAAATACTAAAGTAACACTTGAAAAATCGGCTGTTACTAAAGTTACCGCCCCAAAATCGGTTGTTACTAAAGTTACCGCTCCAAAATCGACTGTTACTAAAGTTACCGCTCCAAAATCGACTGTTACTAAAGTTAAATCTACCAAGGTTAAATCGACCAAGGTTGTCCCAGAAGAGACCGTAGTTGTTCCAGAAGCGACCGTAGTTGTTCCAGAAGCGACCGTAGTTGTCCCAGAAGAGACCGTCGTTGTCCCAGAAGAGACCGTCGTTGTCAAACAGTCTATTAATGAATTATTGGATAATTTGCTTGTAGACAGTCAAGAAATATTTAAGGCTAACAAAAATATGGTTTCATTGCTCAAGACTTTATTAAAGATTTACGCAAAAGATATGAAACATTTAGAAAAATCTTCATTAAAAAATAAGAAGAGAGTAGTAACTGGTAAAAAGCGATCCCCGAGTGGATTTGCTAAACCAACATTAATTACTAATTCACTGTGTGATTTTTACGGAGTTAGTCATAATACATTAGTATCTAGAACAGATATAACCAAATGCATCACTAAACATATTAAAGAACACGACTTACAAACGCCTGAAAATAGACGTAGATTTATCCCTGACGATAAATTACAAAGTATTCTATCACCATTAGACATGGTTAAAAAGGATAAAAATGGATTAACCGATGGAGAGAAGGGTTATACTTATTTCAATCTTCAAAAATATATTTCCGGTCAATTTATTAAGGCATAATTTATACGATTAAATAACACTATTTTATAATAATGTTATTTAATTTTATGTAATCGTTTTAGATTTTGTATAATTTCTAATTAATTTAACTAATATTTTTTGAAATACATTTTGCATTTCTCCATTATTTTTTTGTAATCCATTTTGTATTGTAGCCATATTATCTATAATATTGATATTATTCGTTTTAATTGTTGAACAATTATTAATTGTGTGAATACCAACACACTTTCCATTTGTACTAATAATCTGCGAACAATCAACATTTTCTATAGTAACATTGGTAGATTGGGTTAAAACAAATGGATTAATATTATTTCCTAAATATTCTTTAAACAATAGGGGAAAGTTTACTTGATCTTTTTTTTCCGCTACAACTTTATAATCTCCTATTCTTGTTTCATCGTTGTCGCTGGATGCTCCACTATTATTTATATTTTTCATAGTAATATTTTTGATTGTTACATTCTCACTACCGGAAATAAATAACATAATATTACCTTTCATATAATGATTCATTTGGTCTCTTAGGTTTGTGAACAATAATCCATATTTTTTTTTAATATCTAATAAATTAGTTTGTTTTCCAAACCATTCGGTTATCATAAAATCTGGTACATTTAAACTTTTACTATTATATATACATTTACAATTATTATTATATTTAGCTATTAAAGCAATCGCATTATAAAGATTGTTTTCTTTGTAATAATTATTGGAATCTGATATTTCTAAATAAGGTATATTGTCCCCCACCAAACCTTGATGGACTGTGGGTATTTCGCTATTAGAAAGTGTTATTATTTCTTTAGGAAATGAATCTATATTTTTAAGTGTAATATTCATTAGAATATTATTTTTATTAAATTGAGCGTTACTATTATTTAAAAAATCGTTTATGACTACCCCCGTGGAATTTAATACAATGCCATATATATTTCCTTCGGGTAATTTATGAGTATTTCTATAAAAATCAGATTGAATTAGTCTTCCTTCTTGTATGGGAATATACACATTTTCAATTAATTCTTTTTCCAATCTATCTAATATTTCTTTACCCTTTTTTTCCTTTCCTAAAATAGTTATAGAAGTATTTTCAACACGTTCAAGTAATTGTTTTAAAAAAAAACGAGTACTAATCGCATTGGAATACATAAAACTAATCTCTGTATCTTTAACCGAATCGTGTATCGTTATTTGATTAAGTATGCAATTTTCACAACCATTTAAAGCAATACCAGCCACCTCAAAATTAGAAATATCCAGATCTTCTATTAATATATATTTGTTTCCATTACCGTGTATGCCATGATGTGACGATAATCCCAGACGACCATTTTTAATATTTATATATTTATGAAAACTGTTTTTTCCAAAATCAGAAGGACCTTCTGATTTTATAAAAGGCGATTCATTTAATTCCACAATTGAAAAAAACCGCTGATTTATATAATGCATCTTATCCTGTGATATACTATGTTCATTTAAATCTAAAATAACATCATCACTCTCAATAGTAATAGCCGCAAAAAAACCCAAATGATAAGGAGGGAATTTATAATTTTGTTGATCCAAGGTTGGTCTATAATTATCTAATACATTATGATTTAGTGGTAGATTTATTAGATTATATATATTTTTGTTTGGAGCAAATACGATATCTTCAGATAATTTATAATAACCTGGTTTAGTAATTCGATATGTTCCATTTATAAAATTATTATTAGTTAATATGGTTGTTTTAAAACTTAATTGTTTTGTTTTAAAATAGGACTTTAAATCTGTATATTCTGACATATATTAATTAGAATATATTAATTAATTAATTTTTAATTAATTAATTAATTAATTGTGTTTAATCTAATAAATTAATTAATTATTTGCGACTGCACTAATTCAGGCATACCCTCGGCCGCACTATCAGATACAATGCTTAATCCCATTAATATCCAATAACAAGCTGTGATACAATCATCGGTTGTTTTACCTTCATACGCAAACTTTTCATATTCATTTAATATTAGATTTTGTAATATATATTTATCTTGTAACTTATTAATTTTTGAAACGTGTTCGGTAAAAGCAGTTCCAGTTTTTGTATATTTTTTCTTTTGTTCCAGTGTTAACATCGTGCGATAGCTCCATATATCTTCCGTTTCACTGTATAATTTCTTTAGTTTGGTTATATCCAACTCTAAAAACCAACGTGGTTGTGTATACAGTTTCAGATCATCCATTCTTTGAAATATATTAACGCATTTTTGTTTAATAAGCGATTCTTTATCTTGTGGAAGATTAAAATCTATAATTAAATCGGTCTTTTTTAGTTTTAAAATCTGTTTAATATTGTTAATACTATGGATTGGTATCTCTTTCCGATTATATGGATTTAATTTGCTTGTTTCTATTATATAATTTAAAGATTTAATAGTAAAACTGTAAATAAACCCATCCAAATCTTTGTAAGAGAAAAAATCATTTATTGAAATGTTATTTATAGGTTCATATGTTAAAAAATCCATATCATTATTTGATAGATTTCGTTTTAATAATGCTGGTCCTCTCAACCGATTTAATTTACGTGTTATATAACCACGGACAATACCCTGACATTTAATAATATTTTTAATATTACTTTTATAACTTTCTAAATGTATTAAAAAAGTTATAACTTTCAAAATTATGCTGGGTGGATTTTCTTTTTCTATTTCTGTTATACCAATTTTATAATGTTGACAGGTATGGTACAAATCATTAAAATTTATATTAGATTGTTCTGATGTTCTATATAAATTATCTAAATTTAATATTTTTCTTTTAAGTTTAATTTTTTTAAGTATATTTTTTTTATAGGGTTCTGGTTCGTCTATTCTATAAATCAAACTAGATTTTAAATGTGTTCCGCAAAATAAACTGTTTGATTTTTTCTTATGTGTGCATTGGTTTTTTAGATTAGATTTAAGACGGGCCATGCAATTATTTGTGTCATATAACGAATTAATAGTATCCATTATCTTTTATATTATTATCTTTTATAATTTTTGAATAAATAATCAAATTTAAAAATGTATTTTTATAAATTTATATATTAGAAACATCAATTTAAAAAAAATTTGATTCATATATTCAAATTATATTACAAATTATAAATAATAATACAATGTCCAATAATAATTCAATTCATCTCGCAAAACAAGTCGATACAGCATCGGTGACCTATGATGGTCCCCAAGCAAATAATTATGGCGGTAAATTCGCAAAAGTCTTACATAAAAATAGTTGGCTTTTTATTCAAACACCTAAAATATTGAGTCCTTTTGGAGTAAATGTATACGAAGATATCGATAAGAAGACTGGAGAAGTTCTTAAAAAAACCTATTCAATTGATATATCGTTTGATGGGTATATGGCACCAGAGGGAAGTAATGAAATTCCAAAACCTAAAGTTAAAGATACTTATGATTTGATTGTAAATATGGAATCACATCTGGTTAAACACGCATCCGAAAATAGTTTTACGTGGGTTGATGACGAAGATGCGAGTGAACTCGTCTGTAAAGCTTTGTTACGATCTGGTATTAAGTGGTCAAAAGATAAAGAAACTGGGCGTATTAACAAGAAATACGCACCAAGGCTTAAGTTGAATCTCCCTGTGTGGGAAGATGGTATGGGATTTAAGGCATTTCTCGATAGTCCAGATAATCCAATTACGACGATTGAAGATCTTTTGAAAATCGGAAGTGGTCGCTGTGATATCGTGGCTATTGTTAAGTGTGACAAGGTTACTTTTAATGGAGGGAAATATGGATATAAATGGAATGTTCAGCAACTGAAGATTTATACTTCTAAAACAGGTATGTCTGGTTATTCTTTCATTGAAGATAGTGGTGATGAAGGAGAAGGTGAAGGAGAAGGAGAAGGAGAAGGAGTAGAAGGAGAAGAAGAATCTTCTAATATGGTCCAAGATAGTGAATCTGAAGATGGGGGTGATGGGGGAGAAGGAGAAGATGGGGAGGGGGGGGGAGATGAACTAGATAATCATGTAAGTGATGAAGAAGAAGAAACTGTAGCACCTGTTGTTAAACCTAAGAGAGCAGTTATAAAGCGTAAGGGTGCTAAAGCCAATTAATCAATAATTAATCAATAATTTATAACAGTCTATAAAATTAAATTTATTTTTTTTATTTATAGATAAAAAACAAATATATTATCTATAAGTATTTATATGGAAGACAATTTATTAATTAATCTTAAAATAATTGGCTTATTAGAAAAGAATGATAAGATATCAATAAATGACGAACTAATTATAATAGATCACAACACTTTATTCCAGGGTATGAAAAGGTGGTGGTTTGAAAGTAATAGAATGAAAGGGATTATTTTTATCGAAACTTTAATTAATACAATTGATACTAATTATAAAACGTTAATTAGAAAAACTAAAACGACACCCGCCAATAATAAATTAATTAATACTATACAATTATATCTAACAAATGCTGTAGATGGATTGGAAAATATGAAGCTTACTTACAAGGATGATAAAGAATATACAAGTAAAATTGATACTATTAATTATAATATTAGACAAATTATAAATCTTAAAAAATAATATAATATATATATATATATGTATACAAAAATCACTAATCCTTATACAAATCGTAAAGTATCATTAGACACTAAACAGGGTAAAAATATATTAAAACAGTATTTAAATGGGGGAGCTTTTATCGAAAAACCCAAATTGGGAATAAACTATATTAACCTATCAAATGCGTTGATACTTTTAGCCAAAACAACGCGAGAGTTAGACATTGAAGCAGATATACTAGAAAGTAGCAAAGATGCTGATATTAGAACTCGTGGAGAACGATTGCATCAAATGCCACCTAAAAAAATTACTAGTAAGGACCTTGTAGCATTTAATAACTCGTTTCAATATATATATATGAGACTTTTAAAGTTAATTAAACTTAATGGCGATAATTGCAGTTATGTATGTATAGGTAATACACCTTTTAAATTATTTAAAATTATAGAATTATTACGAAATGAGGGCGAAATAGATCTTCCCAACATAACATTCCGGTATTTACCCTTTAGTGGGAGGGCTATAGATATAAGGGGTACAGAAAAATCGGATATTAATAATTTATTAAAATTTATAAATTATCCAAATCTTAAAACAACATTGGGAGAAGAATCTGTGATAGATATGAAACAGTTTGATAGAGAATTACGGAAACAAGGTAAGACATATAGAACACAAGCAATCAGTACTGAAAATACAGTTAAAAAATATAGTACTGCTCAATTAGAGGTATTCGAAAGTATGATAAATAACTGTTTAGGAGAAGATATTAAATCTGGGAAAAAACTTATTTTTATTGATTTTTGTGATACTTGTTTTGGCTTAATGTCATTTTTACACACTTTATCCCAGACACAACTTTTTAAGGCTGATACACCGTTTGAAACGTGGATTTTTAATGCGGGTTTAGTCCAAGATCTAATAACAGTTCCTCTACTCTTAAATAAAAATTTAAAATCATACATCGATATATCACAAAATAGCACATTTAAAATTACTAATTATATTAAAAATGGAGTTCTTAATAATGATCGTGAGGGAGCACCTGTCATAGATGCTAAAGTATTAGGAAAAATTGACGCTAAATTAATTAATATAAGTAGCATGAATTATATATTACTGGGGAGTGAGGAACTTGGATTAAAAGACCGATGCGTCTTAAAATATAAACCAGAAGATTGGACTACTTCTTGGTCAAATTGTTATGAAAAAAATTATTTAATAAATGGATATGTAGAATTTGACAATGAACGAGCATACCCAGCATTAGACAATTTATATAATAATAATCAATGTGTAAAAATGATACTATTTTTATACAATAATTTATACCACCGTATTCAATATGAAAATAAATATAATAAAGGTACTAACCCATATACCTAGTTATTCTTTATTAGGTAACTCATCCTTATCATCGAGTTCGGTTGATAACTCTGGAGCACTTATTTCCTTTTCCTTTTCCTTTTCCTTCTCCTTCTCCTTTTCCTTCTTCTTTTCTCCATAATCTTTAATAATTTTATCTTGTGATTTAATTATTATAGCCAAAGCCTTGTTTGTATTCGTTTGATTTATATAGGTTCTTTTATAAATTTTTTTATTTAAAATATTATTATTTTCTTCTTCTAAATTATTCTTAAAGGTTAGTAATTTCGAATTCACGTCATCTATTAATGGTATAAATTCGGACAATATATCTTTATCTTTATCTTTATCTTTTTCTTTATCAAAATGATTTATATGATTCGTTATTTTTGTAAACATCGATAAAATATAAACATTATTTTTAGCTTCCAAATCATTATTTTTGGTATAGATTGCTTCTATACTTTTATAATAGTCATATAAGGATTCGAGTGTTTCGGTGCTTTGTTCATCTACCAAATAATTATTAAATATTTCAAGATCTTTATCAAGTCTATCTTTACATTCAAATAATGTATTTGGATTAATTACTTTTTCAAACTTATTACTTAATAAATCATTAAATTCATATAACAATGATTCCAAATTATTAATAAGCAGTTCTCTATGCTTTATCTTATCTTCATCAAGTGAAAACTTTTTCTCTAATCTGATATATTCGTTAAAATAATCCTTTTCTATAAATAAAGGGGTCTTATTTGTCACACTTAAATTTATATGTTTATATATAACTTTTTGTCCAATAGGGTCCTTAGGGTCCTTATCCCCAGTATCCTTACTTAAATCCTTACCCCCAGTATCCTTACCCCCAGTATCCTTACCCCCAGTATCCTTACCCCCAGTATCCTTACCCCCAGTATCCTTACTTAAATCCTTATTTAATCCAGTATCTTTAGGTTTATCGACCACTACATTTTTGATAATCTCCTTCAGTTTATAATAAGCACTTGAAATAGTGATTTCCCCATTTATATCCATATCAAATACAACAAAAACTTCCACCAAAGACTTAACCTTTTTATCCAATTTTATTAAATAATTAAATGTTGTCCCCATATGGTTTATTTCCAAATCAATATTTTTAGTTGTATTCATAGATATTTTTTTAGATATGGGCATTATACCGCCTTTTTTAAATATAATAAAGGATTTTTTATTACAACATAATTTAATAGAACTATGAATCGTTTTTAACACAGCAAATTTTCTCATTTGAACTTTTGGAGATACTATGGATGAATACAGAGTACATCCCTTAGCTATACTTTCTTCAGCATTCATAGTATGTTTTATTTTAGTTTCATACTTTGTTTTTAACCAATTACTTATATATGGAACACGAGACATTCCACCCAATATCTCAATTGATTTTATATCTTTAATTTTAAGATTAGATTTTTTTAATATAGTTTTAACTGATTGCTCCAAACAGTTTATATTATTTTCCAAATAGTCCTCAATTATTGAACTATTTATGTTAAAAATAAAATCCTGTCCGTCAAGAATATTTTCAACCATAAATTTTGTAGTTTTATTTATACTTAAATTTTTAATAGTCTTATCTAATTCTCTGTAAATTTTTATAGATTGTTTGCTCCTATCATTTAAATTTATCTTAAATATATTTTTATATTCTTCTTTACAGGTTGTGTATAAAATTTCTTTAAGTTTGCAACCAGATATTAAATTGATAGTATCTGTTGCTATTACATTAAGTTCCCAAGCTTTGAAACTAACTAAAGATAATTCACACGATGTTTCCCCAAAATCTATAAATAAATTATTTATTCTTTCATCTGATAATTCTTTATTAGCTGAACGATAAAATCCATATTCTAAACCTAGAGCGACTGCTTTGTCGATTACATATGGATTTTTCCACCCAGCATTCTGAGCACATGCTAATATTATTTTTTTTTGCTTTAAATTTAAATAATTAGGAACAGATAATGTGACATAATCGCTATGCACATCATTTTTTATAAGAGTTTTATTAATATTATTAAGATACATTGTTAATAGATATTCAGAACTTAAAGTATAATCTATATTATTGTAGGATACAGTATATGCTGTATTTTCTCCATCAAACCTATTTGGATAAATATATACATTGTTAGAATCATTCATAGAAAAAAAATCATTTACAGTATTTTTATAGTTATTTATCTCTTGGATATGCGCGTCATCGCCATAATATCTAATATCTTTAAATGACATTAATGTTTTAGAACTTCGTCCAGAAGAATTATTTAAAACAATATCTATTTTCCCATTTATTAAATTAGCTGTTTTAGTTAAATGCTTACCAATATCAATGCCTATAGTCATAATATATATTAATATATATAATATGAATTATTTCTTTATATTATTTTAATTATATAATTTTGTATATAAATTATATAATAGTATATAAATGAATACATATGTTTATTTAGTGTTAGGAATAATTATATTTTTAATTTTAATAAGACTTAAAGAAAAAGAAAAAGAGAGTTTTACCACATCTTATAATAATTTATTAAGTGATTATATCTGTAATAAAGCGATGGACGATACCGCTTTCAATAATGAAGATGCATGTAAAGCATATCCAGTGAACACCTATTTTAATAATATTACGACTTTAATTATCCCAAATAAAACATTAATCAACAAAACACAGATAAAAATTTTAAACACAACCGATCTGAAAATAACTAAAACAGTATTAAATAATTATATAGAAAATAAATTTACACAAGGAACTCTATTGCGAAAACAAAACTTAATAAAAAAAGAGGCTTTATTAGCGTGTGATAATGATAGTGTTTGTGAAGCAGTATCCATAAATAATAAACATAAGAATAAAGTTAAATTATGGGGGGGTGGAACCCATATAATTAATACTAAAAATAAAACACTGTACAGCAAAAATTATAATTATGAATACAGTATTACATTTTGGATAAAAATAACTAATTTAAATAAGACTTGGAGAAATGTATTTCAACACGGAAATAATTCTAAAAGAAGGTTCCCAGGTATATGGATAAAACCAAATTCAACCGCATTGCAATTTGGCATAACCACAACACATAAAGATACAACCACTTATGGCGAGGCATTGTATATAGAAAATATTCCATTAAATAAATGGTCTCATATTGCCATAACAGTCAAAAATAATACGGTGGAAACTTATTTGAACGGGACTTCGTCAAATAAATTAAAGTTGATGGGCTCTATTTTATGGCCGGATAATGATAAAGTGTATATATCTAATCCGTGGAATGAAACAGGCCAATTTGAATTATCTAAATTTCAATGGATTGGGATAGAAATAAATAAATATTATATAGAAGATTTGGCATACAGCACATTTCCAGATGGACCATTAAACACTATAAATACCCATGCTATTATAGATATTCCAGGAACAATTACCTTTAATCCTGGGTGGGATGAATTCAAGGGAGCGTTAAATTTAGAAGAAGTGCGAATTAGAAAAGAAGGTAATATTATTTTTATGGATGGTTACATACATTTTAATAGAGATATTATTCCTGGCAAACAGATAAACATTGGAGCCGTTCCAAAATCATATACACCTGACCGGGATTGTGCTTTCGCAATATATATTATGGGAGGGTATTTAATATGCACTGTACAAAAAGATAGTGCTATAATGATAAAAGCAACCGCTCATTATAAAAAGCACGCGATTATATCACTAAGCAACATAAGATATCCTATGATGGGGGGTAATAAATTAGATAAAGATAGCAATATATCATACAGTACCATAGGTGGCTATGTATTTTTATCGGGTAAAGCTAAATTATATATGGGGTGTTATAACGACTGTAAAGGAAGAGATTTATCTAAAAAAATTGGTAATTATGATGTTGAAGGATGTAAAGAGCAAGCCATTAAAAATAATGTTACATATTATGGATTACAATATCAAAATGGTATAGGGAAAGGTAATAATCCATTGGGAGAATGCTGGATAGGCAATACATATGGATCGCAAGGGAGCAGTTCAAAATGTAAAACGATTGGCGAGGAGGTTTATGGTCAAAGTTGTTCAAATGCCGTATATAAAGTTATGAGTAAATTAAATTCTAGTATTATATCCTCATATCCAATAAATTCATTTGGTATAAATAATTCAGGAAAACTACATAAAATAAATATTGTAGGTAATAAAATATTGATTAAAAATGGTACAAGCATTATTTCAATGGAAGGCATAAGTTGGTCTACATACCATGGTGAAAATCTGAAACTTTATAATAATTATACATCGGTAAATGAAACAACCCGTCCAAAGGTTATCATCGATAATAATATTGTTAAATTAACTGGGACACTTATAAAACACTATAGAAAAACAGAAAAGGCTGAATCTGAAAAAATTCTCCATTTAGATAAAAAATATAGACCCAAAAAAACATTAACATTTTTATGCTACAGCGATCAGGGAACAGTTCATATTAAAGTTAAAAATAATGGTGATATTATGTGGGAAGGTATTGATAATGGAACTAGCACCAATAATAAATTTAGTTTAGATACTATTATTTTTATTTATTCTTAATTCGGTATGAAGTCTGGTGTTATATCATAAAATTGTTAATTTTAATTTAATTTAATTGTTAATTTAATATTTTAATTTAATTTTTAATTTTAAATTAAAATGTATATATATATGTTTGGAAAATATAAACTAAAGCTATTGAAGCCGGAGGAACTTACTGCGTTGGAAGCACTAGAGATGGGAGCGGCAGCATTAGAAGCAGCGGAAACAACAATAAAAGCAACAGAAGGAGCAATACTAGCGGAAGCAATACTAGCGGAAGCAATACTAGCGGAAGCAATAGCGGAAGCAATAGCGGAAGCAATAGCGGAAAAAACAATAAAAGCAGCGGGAACAGCGGAAGCAATAATAGAAGGAGCGGGAGCAGCGGAAGCAATAATAGAAGGAAAAGTACGCGGAGAAGGGGTAATACTAGCAGTAACAGCAGCAACAGTAGCAACATTATTATCTCCAGAATTTTGGATTTCATTAAGAAAAGAATTAGGAGTAACACGAGCAACATTGGAAGCACCAGCAACATTGGAAGCAGCAGCAGCATTCATAGCAACAAACACCCCAAACTCACTAGCAGAAGTAGTAGCACAAACAGTATTATCGTCGTTCGCAGTAAGACTAGATGATCAACTGCCATTTCTAGAAATGGCAGCAGCAAGAGCATTAGCAGCAGTAGTAGCAACAAGACAGGTAGGAGAAGAAGACGATCCAATAGCATTAACAGCAGTAACAGTAGCAGTAACAACAGTTTTTGCAATATTATTAGACGGGGAGAGTTTTGTGGAGGAGAATGTATTATTAGAACGAATAGCAGAAGCAATAGTAACATTAGCGGACGGAGAAGAAGTAAGTGGATTATTAGAAGCAATAGCAGTACAAGATCTAATATCATTCGCATTAGTAGAAATAATAGACATATTGTCAGAACGGTTGACTAACTTGAATAATATGGTAATGGGGGGTCTCATCACCTCCAACGAACTATACTTATTCTTGGCAAGAGAGGTAGTATCCATAGCAACAATACCAATATTTATAGCAGCAGCAGCAGCAGCAGCAGCAACAGCAGCAACAGCAACAGCAGCAGTAGCAACAGTAGTAGCAGCAGCAGCAACAGCAACAGCAGCATTAGCTGCAAAATTAGTATCATATTCCGATACAAAATCGGAAAAACCCCCAAGTTCAAAAGAAGTAAAAGTAACCAATAATTTAGAAAACTTTAAAGGAAATTTTATAGCGGAAATTGTATTATCCGCGATATTAGGTCAAGTCAATGGAAAATTATTCAATAAGTTATCTAAAAAAAAAGTAAATTTAAATGATATATCTAAACGTTCGGTAATTGGAACACTATTATATAAGGGTATATCTATATCTATCAAAGACACCTAATCTAAAAATATTAAAACCCTCTATTTCATGGTTTTTTAACTGTTCACTATATTTATACAAATTTCTATTCAAATGTTATTTTCGAAATTATATCATCTAATTTATTAATATTTCTATATATCTCTTTATAAGTAGCAATTATTACATAATAGTGACTCTTTACATATACATATTTTTTATAACTATCTGAATTTTGGTAACAAATCTGATTGTTTTTCTTGTAAATTGATAATAACAGAATTTAATTTTAATTAAAATTAAATTAAATTAAATTAAAATTTAAAATATTATAATATATATAGAATGTTAAGTTGTACATTATGTGAAAAAGAAACGTGTTATATTTCTAAGTTCTGCACTAAGTGTAGAAGAATTAAACATTTGTTGAATTTGTATGGAGATGATGTTTATAATACATTGGAAACTGTGTTAGTTAGAAATAATCATCAACAAGCTAATAAAATTATGATAGCTGAAAAAAAGATTGATCAACATTTGAAAAAAATGGAACATCAAAAATTAGGGAAAACATCCAATGTAAATGGTGTTCCTGTAGCAATTATCAAACCTTATAATTTAAGAAAGTTAATTAAAAATTAATAATAATTAATATTTTAATTAATTAATTATAATGTATAATTAATTAATTATAATGTATAATTAATTAAAATATATTAATTAATTATAATGTATAATTAATTAAAATATATTAATTAATTATAATGTATAACTATATTTATAATTTTCAAACGAATACCTATGTAAGTATTTACAGTCAATTAGGTAAAAAAATATTAAATTCCTATATTAGTACCTCTAATATTAGCAACTCTAATATTACCAACTATAATACCCCCAAAAATATACCTTACCAAAAAGGTGGGTTACCAAAAATGACTCTTAATTTAATATATATGGCAAAGCCTGTGTATGGTGGGTGGGTTTCATTCACCGCCCATTTATCCTTAAAATATAATTTAAATTTATATAAGATTGGAAATAGAACAGAAACGAATTCAAGAGACTATGGGTATGGTGTAAAATATCGAAATATTTCTATAGATGAAATTAAACATTTAGATAATATTCTAATTACTGCTATAGATAAAAACTATTATAAATATTTAAATTCCTTTCCAGATAATACTAAGATAGTTATACACGACCCCACCGAAGTTAAAGGTAAAAGTTGTCAACCTGTTTTAGATAATTTAAACAGATTTAATGTGATTACTATTAGAGAAACGGTGAAACAATTTATAAAAGATAAATACAATGTAAAGAGTCTATGTTTACCACATCCATTTTTCCCATATCCTAAATCAAAACTGGATAAATCTGGTGCTGTATCTATATCAAGAATTGATTATGATAAGCACACCGAAATTATTATAAAAGCGAATAAATTATTAAAAACCCCGATCACAATATATGGAGCTAAAAATGATTTATTTGTTTACAGAGTTTTGAAAGATTTAAATTTAGATTCTATGTCAGAAAAAGACCCCATATCAAATTATAAAGGTAGATTTGCTAAATCTTTTCCAGATATAGATACTATATTAGCCCCCGCTAAATGGATGGTTGATATGTCAGCTATAAATAATGATGGGGGTGGCAGTCAGTATACGTTTTTAGAGGCTATTTATCAAGATTGTTGCTTAATCCTATCAGATAAATGGATTAATGTAGTAAAAACGCACTATAAACATAATTATAATTGTTTAATAGTAAAGAATGAAATGGAGTTATCGAAAATAATAGTAGAAAATAAGGCTGTAAATAATATAGTTAACAATGCCAAATTATTATTAAAACCCCATATTGAAATAGATTGGATTAAAGAATTATCTATATAATATAGAAAATTATTATCTATAGTTATTTACACCATCCAATAACTCCACACGCAATTCTGCTTCCCGCGTTTCCAGTTTTTATACTCTCGTTATAAATTTTTTCATTGATTATATTTCCTAAATAATCAATGCCTCCACGACCGAGATCGTCTTCTTTTTCGTGAATAACAACGCTTCTACCTATAATATTACATTTGCCTTTAAATTTAATAAAATAATCTTTAAATGTAATATTAACATTACCCTCTTCGTTAGCATAAATGTTGCCTAGATCCCCGATATGTCTATTATTTTTAGAATCGCCTATATCACCATGTAATGTATTATAAGGATTGAAATGACTGCACACTGATTTACAATTTTCCCGTAAATCGCCATATTCGTGAATATGAATACCATGATAACCTTCTGTTAAACCTGTTATATTTACAGTGATTAGAATATAATCTTGAATTTCACTAAATTCAATGTAACCTTTTACAAATTTTGGTGTATTTGTTAAAACACAGACAGCCTTCATTTATTATTTATTAGATATTTTTTTAATATATTTTGCCCACCAACAGTATATATGTTTGTAAATTTTTTATTAATGGGATTATAAATATAACTATAAAAAGATCTGGAATATCCACCTGATTGAATTTTGGGTTCATTATTTTGATTTGGATGATAGTAAAAATGATGTTTCCATCGTTTTATGCTTGTACCATAATTTGGAGATATATCTGAAACTAAACTTTCACGGTGTGAAAATAAAATTGGATTAATAACAAAACAGTTTCCATATCTTTGAAAATAATTAATATATAAAAAATCTATCGCTTGTGCTCTCATTTTTACTTTTCCCAATCTCCAATTAGGGTCTTTGTCATGTCCCTTACCAGGTAAAAATACGCTGTTACATAAATTATAAATGTTTTCCATCGTTTTTTTATTATTAATACAGTAGGCAAATGTCCCTATAAGTTTTAAAGTATCTGGATTTATTTTAATCCACTCATTATTGGTTGGAGGGGGTTGCTCATTAATATGCCAGAACATTCCACCTAAATAACATATATCGTTATTTTTAGGTGGGGTAAAATTTTCATTTTCGGAATTAGGTAATAATTTTACATCATCTTCCATAACCAAAATATTTCCCCAGTTCTTTTCTATCGCAATTTTCATTGCTTTAAAGTGGCTTAAAAAACAGCCGACGCGCCCCATTATTTTTTGTTTATCCATAATCATTGTTTTAAAATTACTCCTATTTAACCAAAACTCTGGTCTTAAATTTACTTCTTTAATTCCTAATTCTTTAGAAATTTTATTTCTATATGTTTTATTATCTAATAAGTGTCCGTTAATGGCTGATATTCTTAAAGGAGTTTTATTCGATATTTTTTTATACTGTTTTATAAATATTTTGTCACGGTCTTCTCGATTATCTAAATTAATATATACGCAATTAAAATCTTTTAATTTCATTTATAATATTGATATAAAATTTTAAATTTCAGTTATTTAAAATTTTCTATTAATATAAAATTTTATATTTTAATTTTGATAAAGTATTCCACCCATACCATTTGTTATTTTTAAAATATTATAATTTACACCATATATTTTTATACACATTTCTTGATCTAATTTTGTAGGTATATCATTATTAAGTAAAATATTTAATGTGGCATTGTCCAGCCTTGAAAAATTACAAGATCCACAAGGTTGAAACGAACCATTATTTAAACAGAAATTATAACAAAAGGAATCTAATGCGGTGGTTGGTAACGCAGAATTATCAATATTTGGTATTTGATACATATACATCATTTCTGAAAAAAATTTGTGTAAATCTAACCCATTGGTATGGGTATATTTTTGTAATGTTTGGAAATAATACCCAGGCTTTTCGTGAAATCGGTCGATACCATTTAATTGTATTTTAGCTTGATTTATCCGATCTTTCTGTCCACTCCACAATAACCCTAAGTCTTTTGTAAGAGAGCGATCGTGGAGAGTCCATACAATTTGTTTAATTGGGTGATTAAACGGTAATGAAATATTTATACTATTATTTCCAGTATGACTATATTCTGGTAAAAATTGATGTTGTTCTATTAAGTAGTCGTGGGGTGATTGGGCGAACAATTTTCTTTCTGCATTGTCTAAGAAAATATAATCGGCAACCATATTTAATTCAACGATATGTATATTTTTAATAGTTCGATCATTATTTAATAATAGATTGTCCAACGAATTTAATTTAACATTAATTTTAACTTCGTGGTATTGTAAAGCAATCAGTGGTAAGAAAAGACCAGGATTGGTATTAAACCAAAAATCTAATGGAATTATAATACTTATAGCATTTTCAGATATATGTGCTGCTCTATTAAATCCATGTGTTAAAAACAAGTTATTTATTTGTTTATTAAACTCTTTATTTAATTCATTTTTGATAGCCATCCAATGACCTGTCTGCGTATCAATTGTAGTTCCTCCAATCTCAACATCTATATAATTAATAAATGAATATCCTAAAGATTTGGATAAATTATTTAAAGTCTTAGATTTTATTAATTCTTGGCGTATTTCTTGAAAGGATAGTTTCTTATTATCAACTGACAAAAACTCTAAGATAAATTCTAAATAAACACCCCCTAATAGATCACCCTTTCGATCTATATTAAATGTTAATTTATTCCCCCATTTAAGTGTTCCTATGGGAATCATATTAAAATTTTCTATTGCGAAATTTGTATATTTTTTATAAACAGCCTTAAAAAAAGTGATTTGTGGATTACCTGTTAAGTATTCGTCTTGAGCACCATAGGCTACTAATTGTATATGACCTCCACCCATAATATAAATTTATATAATTAATATAAATTTATATTTTTAATATAATATTAAAATTCTATATAATTTAGTTAGAATACGCAAGACCACCCATACCACTCATAATTCTAAGAACATTGTAATTGGTGGCGTATACTTTAATAAATTTATCAACAGCTCCTTCACCAGCTTTAGTATTTAAGTTTAATTGTAATACGGCATTATCAATTCTAGAGAAATTACACGTTCCTGATGGTTGGTGTTCTTCAGGCTTAAGGGCGAATGAATACATATATATGTGTCCGTTACCATATTGATCTTGTAAATTTCCCCCGGTATGGTGTTGGTAAGGTTGCACACATCTAAAGTATGAACCATCCCTTACTCTAAATCTATCGTGTCCATTAAGTTGTAATTTAGCACTTAAAACAGTTTCTTCGTCTATATAGTCTGTTCCATCATCATTGTTCATACTAAAATTAAATACTCTGCTGTTCTCTTCTAATTGTGGTTGAGCCACCCACAGCAATTCTTTACATGGGTGGTTAAATCTAAGCTCAACATTTGGGTTTTCGGTGTTTCCATTGACAGATACCACATTATTAAATTGTAATTGATCTATTAAATATTCGTGCGATATTTGCGCAAATCTACGTCTTTCGTCAGTATCTAAGAAAATATAATCACAATATAAACACATAGATTCTATTTTAATAGTTTGGTCTACTCCAGCAGTTGCTCGATCGGCTAAAAATAAATTTAATTTAACTTCGTGATATTGAAGGGCAATAAGTGGGAGTGCTAATCCAGGATTTCTACAAAACCAAAATTGTAATGGTACATATATTTTATTTGTTCGCACATCTTTATTTTTTTTATGTAATAAATTACCTTTAGTCATCATTCTTAATTTGGTTAATTCTTCATTAGTAGAGGTTAATTGGGACCAAATTTCTAACCATTCTCCATAATGGGTATCCATTGTTTGCCCTCCAACCTCAATTTCAACTTCTCTTATCATTGCGTGTCCAAGATTTACATCCCTTGGTCCTAAATTACCCAAAATATTACCATCGCCTTCTTCTGAAACATTCATTTCTAAATACATTTTATGTAATAAATCACCATTACGATCTATAGTGCAACTTACTTTTCGGCCAAAATCTACTGAACCTGTAAACGTTTGTTCAATTGCTTCACTGGCGAAATTTGTATGTCTTCTATACACAACTTTAAAAAAAGTAATTTGTGGATTACCAGTAAGATAAATATCTTGAGCACCATAGGCTACTAATTGCATTAAACCACCACCCATTTATAATTATACTATATAGTGAGATTTTTTTTTTAATTTTTAGACAAAAACTAAAAAAAAGAATAAGATAAATTATTAGTTAGAATAGGCAAGCCCACCCATACCACTCATAATTCTAAGAACATTGTAATTGGTGGCATAAACTCTAACTTGATTTCCCTTTTTAGAACTGGTGTTAACATCTAATGTTAAAACAGCATTATCAATTCTAGAGAAATTACAAGTTCCAGATGGCTGGTGTTCTTCTGGCTTAAGAGCAAATGAATATACATAAAATCCACCCTTATCATCTATAACTTGATCATGTCCACCCGTATGATGTTGATATGTTTGCACAACTCTAAAATAACTACCCTCCCGTTGTCTAAATCTATCATGACCATTTAATTGCAATACAGCAGTATTAACTTGATCTATTGGTCCTTTGGGCTGTACTCGGTTACCTGCTTCTAAATCCAACCCAATACCAGCAAGTCTTTTATAATTAAATGGTGAATAATACTTTCCATCAGTCGAAGATGCTTCATTATCTTGACATAGCCAAACAATTTCCTTACAAGGATGGTTAAATCTTAACTCTATATTAGCGGTACTTTCATTTGGCGACAATGAATGTCTACCACTAAATTGAACCTGTTCAATTAAATATTCATGCGATCCTTGGGCAAATCTACGCCTTTCGTCAGTATCTAAGAAAATATAGTCACAGTATAAACACGCGGCGTTTATTTTAGGAGTAATACGTTGACCAGCATCATTTGTCATAATTACCTTCTTAGAATTTTTAAACATTATATTTAATTTGACTTCATGATATTGTAAAGCAATTAATGGTAAAGCCAATCCAGGATTTCTGTTAAACCAAAATTGTAATGGTATATATATTTTTCTAACATTATTTTTTGTAGTGAGATTACCACTTAAAAGTCTATCTAATTTCTCCGCTTGTTCTTTATTATGAGTAAGCTGTGTCCAAATATCCATCCATTCTCCATAATGTTTATCAATAGATTGACCTCCAATCTCTAATTCTACATAATCTATCAAAACGTGTCCAATTCTATTTAAAATAGAATTGGCATCTTTTATATCTAAATCTAATTCTAAATACATATTTCCTAAAAGATCGCCATTTCTAGATATAGTGCATGAGGTTTTTTTACCAAAATCAACGGATCCAGTAAATACTTGTTCAATTGCTTCACAGGCGAAATTTGTATGTCTTCTATACACAACCTTAAAGAACGTAATCTGAGGATTACCAGTAAGATAAACATCTTGAGCACCATAGGCTACTAATTGCATTAAACCACCACCCATTTATAATTATACTATATAGTAAGATTTTTTTTTTAATTTTTAGACAAAAAATCTTAATTCTAAATCTAATTAAACCAATAGATGTAAATATCCATCTTTGATTCTCATTATATTAAATTTTTTAATAAATAGAATAAGGTCTCGTTTTCGACCAACTGGTAAAATTTTTAGTTCTAATACTACTGTATTATACTTATTTAAACTTAATATACCTGAGGGGTTTATTTTATCATTATTTAATGCAAAAGAATGCGAGTATATTGAATTTTTTTTAAAAAATGATGCGTTAGTATGATTTTGATACATTTGAATTTTATTGTAATATGATGGTTTTAAATTACTATTAATAAGTTTTCCATTAAATAATATTCTTACTTCCTTCATATGATTTTCTAAATGTATATTTGAAAAATTAAAATAATTATTAAAGTTTGTTTTTATATGCGTATTTACAAGCACCCATATTAATTCATTCACATAAGGGTATTTGGGGATATCTATTTTTTTTATGGATGAACTGTTTTCATCAATAGATTCAGTTGTAAAATCTATTTGTTCAATTATATACTCTAAAGAATTATTAATATAATTCAATTTTTCATCATTGTCTAGATTTATATATTCGCATATTAATTTAACATTTTCTATATTAAAATTTATGTTAAACCCTTTAATTTTATTAAAATCTATTAATTTTAATTCTACAGTTATTTTTTCATTTTCTAAAGCAACTAACGGAAATGATTTATTTATTTCACGACAAAACCAAAATGGTATTTGTAAATTTAAATAGTATTTATCACCAATCTTGTTAAATTCATACAAACTTGCAGAATCTAACATATTTTCATTTTTATTTGAATTTAATTGATGCCATATATATATCCAATAACCTGAAAATGTTTGCAATACTTTATCTCCACATTTAAACGAAATTGTATCAATTAATGCATATAATATTTCTTCCACTATTTCAACATCACCCAAAAAAGCCTTATCATCTGTATTTATCTTTTCAATTTCTAAAGATAATGTAATATTTGATAATAAATCACCTATCTTATCTATATCAAAAAATACTGTGCAGGAACTGTTAAAAGTGTTAGATAATGACATAATATCAACACAGTTTTTAGAAAAGTTAGTATGGGTTTTATAACCTGATTTGAAATGTGTTAACCCATTACTAACTTTTATAGATGAATCTTCGTCATTATTATAATTTAGTATATTTCTAATAGACATTATATATATTATAGATTATTATTTTAAAATAATAGTCCGGCTTGTCCTGATGCTATTTTTAATATATTATAATTTATTGCGTAAAATTTTATGATTTTCTGATTTGTTGTAATTCTATCAGTATTTTCCACTTTATTTCTTCTTAATCTAAGATTTAATTCAACCCGATCTAAAGCACTAAAATTTAAAGATCCTGAGGGCTGATGTTTTTCTGGAAATATGGCAAAAGAATAACAATATACCCCACTCCCCTTGGTATATTTTACTACATCATCAACATCTAAATCACTGTACCCATAGCCAGAATGGTATTGATATTTCATAACAGACATAAGATAATTGGACGATTTAGGTTCAAATAACTCTTTCCCATTTATTGTTATATGACCTTCTATCATCTGATGTTGTCTTTTTAAACTGTCCAATTGTAACCAATAATTAAATAAATTGTTTCCCACACTTTGTTTGTCTTCTTTTAATTCTAAATCCAATACATTATTATCCTGTATACACCAAAATAATTCTTTTACTGGATGTCTAAATGGAATTTTAAATTTATGGACATATTTCTCATATTCTATATTATCTGTGATTTCTTCTTTTAAAGGGACATTGTTCAAATCGCTGTATTGGATTTGTTCTATTAAATAGTTATGCGTATTTGAGGCAAATAATTGCTTCTCCTCAGTATCTAGGTGGATATACTCTGTTAATAATTTAACATTATTAATTATAAAACTCTTAGAATTATTTTTAGGAAAATTATCTATTTTATTTTTAGAAGCGAATTTTACATTAATTTTAATATCATTATTATTTAATGCTAATAAAGGTAAGGCTAATCCAGGATTTCGATTAAACCAAAATATTAAAGGTATGTATAACAAACCATCTTTATTATTTTTAGTCTCGCCTTTTGTCGTCGTTGTATTATGTATATTTATCATATCACATAATAGGGAGTTTTTGGAAGAGTCTATAAATAATTCATGAAATATATGCAACCATTCCCCTGTATGTTTATCTATGACTTGATCCCCAATACTTATTTCCACATATTCTATTAAACTAAAGGCAGATACACCTATTTCCTTTTTTAAATCCAGTAGGTCACCCTGGTAATTTGTATCTATAACTAAATACATTCGATGTATTAAATCTCCGTTTTTAGGAACATTGACATATAATTTTTTACCAAAATTATTATCCATATATGTTTCTCCTGAAAAGTTTAGTAAAACATTTTCTAAAGCAAAATTAGTATGCCTCCTATACGATGTTTTAAAATAAGTAAATTGTGGATTACCTACTAAATATTTATCTTCTTGATTTGTAACAGTTAATTGAAAATATCCTAAACCCATTATTAATATAATAGTATATTATTTTAAATACTTATTCTACTTTTGTTATTTTTAATGTATTATTATCTATACTTTGTGATAAATATTTCATAAATTCTAAATGTTTATCTATTTTCTTAACTTTATGAAATAAAATAGCCCGGTTTAAATCAATTGGATAACTATACTTATAAGGCATATTCCGGAGTATTAACGTATTGTTTATTTTTTTAACAACTACCCCACCTGTTCTAAATTTTAAATTCTTTTTATATATGTATTTAATAGAATCCCCTGGATTAACATTGTCTAAATCAGTAATATTTTTATAGTTTTGGATGCTATCTATTTGTGTTTTATTTAAATATTTTATATAAATATCCATTTCTATTTAAAATTATATAATATATCTATATATATATTATATAATGGATTGTACTACAAAAATCAAATGCGAACCTATAACAAAAAGATTATCAAAGGCAACTTATGATCGCCCCGAATTAACCCTAACAGATACATTACAAACAAACGATGAGATGCAAAAAAAACTTACTAAATATGTCCGTGTGGATGATATTGGAGATGTTAGAATTAATACACACGTTCGGTATGTTACATTAAAAGATGCAAAACAACGATTTTGTTTAGGGGGTCTTCTTAAAAAAATACATAATAAATATGTGGTTCTATCAAATGGAACTTTATCTTGGAGTGTGCAAAGATACCATTGGGATGATCCCGACAAAGAACCCATATTTGAAACGACTTTTTTTAAGTTATTATCTGTAGAAGATCAACAGAAAAAGATAATATTGGAACAACAACAAGAGTTAGATGAATTGCGGCGGAAAAAATAAAATGTTTTTATTAATATTTGTTATTATATTTTTTTATCTATTCTTTTCAATCTTATCCGCTTGTCCTTATCTCTATTATTAAGAATAAATAATGTTGCTTCTGCCCCTTTGGCTTCATTATTAAAGTATTGGGTCAGTTTTTGCTGTAATGTGTTCTTATTTAAGGCTTTTTTTGTAAAACTAACACTTTTTTTTAATTTTCCATTTTCGGTGCTTAAATCTTCTATATTATAAGTTGACATAAATTCAATAATAGATTCTGTTATTGCCTTTTTATCCGTTTTTTTTTCTTTTAATACTTTCTCTATTTTTTTAATATCGTCATCAAAGGAAATATAATTTTTGACATTCTCCTTAAATTTTAAAAAATCGGCGTTTTCCATTATATAATTTAATGAATATAATTTTTGAAATAAAACATACTAAAATATAATAAATACATCATATATAATAAAAATCCTACACTATTCCCATATTTATTTTGTTCGCAATTATCTAAAAAAGATGTGTATATAATCGCTACTAAACATACTATATGTTGCACTATTTGGGCTTGGGTTATTAATACTTTATATTTTTTTAAATATCCCCTAGGATATGCGAAATACCAATACATCCATATGTGGACAAAACAATTCAACGACATACATACATATATACCTGGACTAATATAATCAACCATATTACAATAAACTAAAAATGCGGTTGTCATATGATGGGTATATTGCAATTGAGATATAGACTTACCCGAAAGATGTAAATACACTGTGTCCCCCCACTCAATATATTTAGAGTATAAAAATAATGTTACCGATATAGTTGCGTATATATTATTATTATATGGAACACAAAGTAAATTGTTTAAAGTATTAAATTTATATGTTTGGTAATTTGCCACTGTAATTCCTATCAGCATTATAAAAGAAAGTATACATAATATTATATTGTGGATTTTCCTAAAAAATATCATATAATTAGATTGGGGACATGGGTGTAAATAATTTAAACATTTAACAAAACAATAATATAAAACTGGGGATAATAAATGTATGCTAATCATTATTTTATCTATATATACATAAAATAACTTTTAATACTTAACAATTATTATTTTTATCAAAATAATAATGATAGTCTTTATTTAATTCTTTAAAATTATCTTCACACCCTTTACTTTTACATTTATTAGGATGGGTTTTTAAGGCCTGTGCTTTATAATTTTTTCGCATCTGTTCTTTTGAATCTTTTTTAGGTAGTTTATATTTTTTTTCTATTATAGAGCATTCACTATTCGGCGGTCGTTTATGTAAATAATTATTTATCACATTTTTATTAGTAGGTTTATTTTCATTTCCTAAATAAATAGGGCTTATTATATGGTGAGGGATATTGTTTATTATGGCTAACGCATCACTAAATATAATATCCGTAATATACGCATTAAGCTGTATAGATTTAATATAATTATCTATATCCTGTTTACAAATGTTAACCAATTTATTATTTCTTGAACTATTCATTATTATTTAATAAGAAATAAATTTTACTGTTTAATTAATTTTTTATTAAGAACTGTTTTAAAATTCTTTATATAATGTTTAAAATATCCTTTATCTATTATCCACAAAATAAGTAATAATAATAATATGCATACTATAACTATAATTAAAATTATAAATATTCTTTGAGAGCTATGTTTGTTAACTTCTAAATTACCTGTTAATTTAGAACAGGTTTGACGTAATTCTTTGGTCGTATAGCATTTCAATTGTGTTCCATAATTTCGGTTAGCTTTATTGGATATATTATCTCTATAATATACAGTTCTATCATTTAATTTTTGTATACTTCTTGTGTTTTTTTTGGATATAGATCTTAATTTATTATAAAATTTTTCACTGCAATTTACCGGATCGTCATAGACCAACCAGGTAACCCCTTCAATACATGGGGTATTTATTATAGACCCTTCGTACATAAAAAAGGATTTATTTTCTGGGATTGTATTAAAAATATTCCAATCTAATGGCATATTGCTCCTTTTTTGTTCACCCTTTATTTTGGGAATTGACTCTATAAAAAGATCAAAAAACATTTTAGATTTAGAAAAAGCGTCATTAATATCGATGAATATGCTTATAATTAGTAATTTGCCAGTATTAGATGATTTATGGTATATATGCATTTCTATTGGAAATGAGGTATTATCAACTTTATGAGAGGATGGATTTGTAAATGATATTTTATCTAATTCATACACTTCATTATTATAAGTAATATAACTCCCTGGGTCATATTCAATTATTAAGGCCTTATCAGATAGTATTAGATTACAATTAGATGTTCTATAAAAAAACGATACATTACATTGAGTATCACATTTTTTAGTAGATTTGCTAATTATATTAATAGGTGATTGATTTTTACCCTTAGTGCAAAGAGACTTTACCATTACTATAGTATAATATTTTTATAATATAAACTGTTTTCTTTATTTATTTTATTATTATAATATATATGATTAAAGATGTATCCCTTTATATTGTCGTTTTCTTTGTAACTTTAATGCTGGGTTACTATTTAGGTATAACTATCTCAACAGTGGTAGATTACCGCCTTAAAGATGCGGTTATTAATATGCCCCGACCCAAAAATAATATAAAGATAGTTGTATCAAAAAAACCTATAAAGATTAAAGTGAAATCTAATAAAAAACAAATAGAGAACTTTTTAAATTATAAGGAATTACCTAAAAAAAAGAAGAGAAGAGTGGTTGAAGAGGAAGACAGGGAAATAAATGAGAAGGAGAAGGAGTGTAATCTAGATTTAATTAATCCAGTTAAAAAAAACAGAGAAAAATATTATAATACCCAAATAAATGATTCAGAATTAGAAACCTATTCTAAACTATATAAACAAAATAAAAAAGTAAACTTGGAAAAAAATAAATTTATACCATACAATGAAGAGGATAACAACCTGAATTTTATGAATATTGAGACTGGACTTAACCCAAATAACCGTATTAATCTAAAACAAAAAGGTAAAGATTTAATTTGGAAAACATTACCAAATAGGAAAAAACGTAGTAAAAAATTTAAATGTCAACGCGACTATATGACGTGTTCTTCAAATCATAACATTTAAATAAATTTGATTATTTATATTTAAAGAAAGAGGTTTAAATATAAATAATGACAACTACTTCTGATACAAATACAATAACTAGTTCGGATGAACTGGAAATATGTGATAATTTCGATGATATGGGATTATCGGATGAATTATTGCGGGGAATTTATGCGAATGGTTTTGAAAAACCATCTGCTATACAGACAAAGGCGATCAAGCCATTAATTACGGGAAGAGATATTATTGCCCAGGCCCAATCAGGGACAGGTAAAACAGGCACATTTTTGATAGGTTCTTTACAACGAGTAGATTTAAGTTTAATGAAACCTCAGGTTGTGGTTCTTGCTCCAAACAGAGAGTTAGCAATACAAATTCATACCGTTATGAAATCAATAAGCAATTTTTTGAACATAAAATCAGCATTATTGATTGGTGGGGTTACAATTAGTGATAATTTCAAGGTGTTGGACGAAGGAGTTCAATTTATAGTTGGAACACCTGGGCGAGTTTATGATATGATTAAGAGATATGCTTTAAAAACAACCGATATTAAATCGTTTATATTGGATGAAGCGGATGAAATGTTGTCCAGGGGATTTAAAGATCAAATATATGAAATATTTCAATATATTCCAAAAGAAACCCAAATATGCATCTTTAGTGCCACACTCCCTCAACAAGCGTTGGAGGTAACCGAGAAGTTTATGAATAATCCATTACAAATTTTAGTTAAGAAAGAGGAATTAACGCTGGAGGGTATTCAACAATATTATTTGGGATTGGAGCAGGAAAGTTGGAAAATTGCCACATTAATTGATTTATATGATAAATTAAGTATTTCACAATCGATTATTTTCGCCAATTCAAGGAGAAAAGCGGAATATATAAAAGAGCAATTAATGTTACAAGATCACGTGGTTCATTATATTCATGGAGAAATGACACAAGATGATAGAAATGATGTTATGGAAAAGTTTAGATTGGGACAGATTAGGATATTGATTTCAACCGATATTATCGCAAGAGGGATTGATATACAACAGGTTTCTATAGTTATTAATTACGATATACCTAAATACCGTGAAGTTTATATTCATAGGATTGGGCGGAGTGGTAGATATGGTAGAAAGGGTACTGCTATTAACTTTGTAACAGATAAAGAATATCAGCATCTAAGAGATATTATGGAATTTTATCAAACGGATATTCAGCCATTGCCCGAGAATATTAAAGAATTAATATAAGCTATTATTAAAGTAAGCTCTTAGAATAATATTGATGGTAAATAGAATTAAATAAACAATTAAATTTTAAAATTTAATTATTTATTAATTTTTTATATTAGTATTTTATAAATGAACGAATTGGCACAAACTCTTACAAATTTAACTCTAACAAAAAAAATAGTATTATGTTTTTTTATTCTTTTTATTCTTTTATTAGGATATTCTTTTATTAATAAAAAACAATTATTACAGTTACAAAAAAATAAAGAATCTGGTATAGAAAATTATGAAAATAAGCCTTTAAAATTTAGTATGTATTATGTTGATTGGTGTAAATATTGCCAATCAACTAAACCAGAATTTGTAAAGCTTATGAATAATTATAAAAGAATTAATGGTAGGGAAATCATTTACAATAAGATCGATTGTGAAAAAAACCCTAAGTTGGCAGAGGGTGTTGATGTAGATTCATATCCCACACTTATATTAAATGATACTATCAAATATACGGGTGAACGAAATGTGAAGGGATTTGTAGAATTCATAACTTCCCATACTTAATGTCCATACTTAATGTCCATAATTAATGTCCATAATTAATGTCCCTATTTAATTACTTTTCATAGTTAACTTCTCCATTGTATTGGGGATAGTCTTCATTACTTCTCATTTCTCTCAATGTATCATTATCGTTTAATGGATAAAATAATGTCCCGATTAAATCTAAGGATTTATTATTATAGGAATTCGAATTTAATGCTGGACCATTAATTACAAAACCTTCACTTTCAACTAGATTTTTAATATTATCCATATGAAGTAAATTCATAGTAACCAAAAATACTATAGATATTACTAATGATAATTGCATATTCCTCGAAGATAAATATAAGATTAAAAATATAACAATGCCTCTAAATAAACTATTATCAAAAACATTTCTAACCGAATTGGGTAAAGCTGGCTGTAACCTTGGTCCATACATTGCTAAAAATAAAGATAAAACTGCGAATAAATATGAATTTTGAACTAAATGTTTAGGATTTAATAATTCTTGAACTCTTCTAATCATATATATACTATAATAATATTTTTTTTGGGATCAAAATATTAAAACTAATTTTTAATATTTAAATCCTAAAGGATTCTTATCCTAAAGGATTCTTATCCTAAAGGATTTTTATCCTAAAGGATTCTTATCCTAAAGGATTCTTATCCTAAAGGATTTTTATCCTAAAGGATTCTTATCCTAAAGGATTTTTATACTGATTCACATCTTTTAATATATTTTGAGTAATTTTATCCATCCTATCCAATGTATTTGAAAATTTACAGAATGTTTTATCCTTATTTTCCTCTAAATTACAATTATTTTTAAGACAACTTATTTTTTTATCAATCTCATCCTCATCGCCACAATTAACTTGTGGGTTAGGAAAATGCTTTTGACAAAACTCATCTCTAAAACCAGCCATCGAATAACAATAATTAATACAGGATTCTGTTTCTAGGCCATTCTTACAAACAGCACTTGGATTTTGTTCAGGGGCTTCTTCTTTAGTATTTATCCATTTAGTTGATGGATCTAATTGGGAAGAATCGGGCGTATCTTCTAATTCGTGGGCGTTTATTGGGGGCACATCTGTTAAGTTATTCTTTGGTAATAGATCTGTTAACTTATTCTTTGGTATTTTTTGCAATAAATCGGTCAATTTATTCTTTGGAATCTTTTTAAATATATCCGTTAATTTACCCAAATCTAAATACATTTCTTGTGTAGAACTCATAGATGATATTAAGCAGAGAGCAAGGGATAATAACATAGCCACTTGTAAATTTCTAGAACTTAAATAAGCAATTAATACCATAACAATAAATCTAAATAAATTATTATTAAATAGAACCATTATAGATGGCGGTAATCCAGGTTGTAATCTAGGACCATACATTACCAAAAAGATTGATAAAACGGATAATATTATAGGATTATTGTATAAATTTGTCATTTTTAATTGTTTTTCTATATTTGTAATTAAACTATTCATTATATATACTATTAGATAAAAAAATTTTTATAGAATTATATCCAATTTCAATTATGCTGTTAAATTGTTCAGGTCTTAATTCTATATCAAAATTTTCTATAGGTACGTTAATAATAATTATATTTTTGCTATATTTTTCTAAAATTTTATTATGCAGCGATTGTGATGGAACATATAATAACGATAATATATAATTATCTAAATTATCTAGATTTGTAATTTCGGCTTTTCCTTGTAAACTACAACCTAACGTATTTTTAATATCCTCTTCAAAATATTCCATAGGAAAATTATTTAATAATCCACCATCAACATAAACATCATCCTCATAATACACTTTATTAAAAACAAATGGAACCGAATATGTTATTTTTAATGCTAAACTAATTAACATATCTGGAGTAGAAGTATAGTTAAAATACTTTGTGCATTGTTTATTTAGGCAGGTGCCCGTTAATATAAGATTTATTTTTGTCTTATCATACAACTCTTTAAAGGTTATGTCATCTTGATTTAATTTTTTTTTAATTAATAGTTTAATTAATTTATTTAGATTTTCACCCGAATTTAAACCAAAACTATTTATAAATGTTTTAAAATCTATTTCATAAATATTTAATAGTTTTTTTAAATCTAATCCATAAAGTAATTTTGACTGTTCTTCATAAGAATATCCTAAGGTTATTAATAATCCAAATATCCCCCCCACAGAAGATGCCGCAATATTCTCAATATTTTTAAGTAAATCATGTTCTTCCATATATTTAACAATTCCTAAATATGATATCCCCTTAATACCTCCACCACTCAATACTAAATTTTTTATCATTATTTATAAATAATAAAAAATTTAGATTTTTCTAACTCTGTTAATTTAAATTAAAATTTTCTAATATTATTTATTGATGTTAAATATAAATTCATTAAATAATATTAGAGATCAAAAAGAAATTAATAAATATGAAATTTATAAAAAAGTCCTTAGTAAATGTCACCATAGAATTAAAGTTGTATCCCAAAAAGGGGATAGTTTTTGTTTCTATGTAATCCCTGAATATATTTTTGGTGTCCCAAAATATGATAAATTATGTTGTGCTGAGTATATTATTAATAAATTAAAACAAAATGGTTTTAGGCTTACCTACACATTTCCGAATTTATTATTTATTTGTTGGGGTCATATATCGAGTGAAATATCTAAGCCAAAAACGATATCGACGGATTTAAAAGAGTCACGAACTTCAAAAACAAAAGAAACATCTTCAGAGTTTCGCTATAAAGAGGATTATAAATCTTCCAATAATTTTTTAAAAAAGATTATCTAGAATTTTCTAATATTATTTGTTAAAATATCTAAAAAAAATATTATAAAGACTCCAGCACAAATAAATAAGGCAACGTCGAAAATACTATCTTGTTCAGAACTATTTCTTAAATTATTTATCATTTTTTTAAGTTGTTTATTCTCATTAATAATATAATTTATATACATTTCTTTATTATTCTTAACATTTTCTCTATCTTCTATAACTATCCTATTTTTTTTGGGAAGTCTTGTTAATGGACCACTGTGTTCATCTAATCTATTGTATGTTCTGGAATAATTTTTAGTCTTTTTTCGAGTCTTTTTAGTCTTTTTATATTTATCCGAATGTTCAAATACTTCACTATCATCACTATTGTATAGATTATTATCACTATAATCCATAGATTTGTCGGTCTCGCTATCATATGATTTTTCCGGAACAATCTTTTTAAATTTATTTGTATTTTCTATAAAGTCTTCTCCCCAAGCCTCTTCAACAGAACAGTATGGCATTCTATAATAATTAGAGATAATCTTTTCATAAATTAAATCAATTAATTAAAAATTTAATTAGATAAAATATAAATAAAATATTTTATTTATATATAATATAATATGGATATGAATACTGTAAATAAATCTCTAAACACTTTATTTGATAATAAAACATTTTCCACAACAATGTCTTTAATTTTAGCATTATATGCTGGGGCGGTGGCTCCAGCATTACCCAACAATGTCATTTTATTTTTTGATACAATGTTTGGAAAATTAATATTTGTGTTTTTAATTGTATATGTATCAAGTAAAAATATACAGATCGCCTTAATGCTATCAACAGCATTTGTAGTATCTTTAAATATTATAAATACAAATAAAATTACAGAAGGGTACAAAACTATAGAAAATTATAGTGATGCTGTACCTGTGGATGATGGGGAAGGGGAAGGGGAAGGAGAAGGAGAAGGAGAAGGAGAAGAAGGCGTAGTAGAAGAAGGCGAAGAAGGAGAAGTAGAAGGAGATGATGAGGGAGAAGAAGTTGATGATGATGGATTCAAAAACTATGAACCATTTGTTCCAAGCAATAATGTAATTAATAATAAAGAACATAATTATGCCCTCTATTAATTTAATTCGATAATATAATATAATTATATAATATTATGGAATATCTTAAATCTACTACGGAATATCTTAAATCTACTATAGAATATCTGGAACAAGTTAAAACCTTAGGTTTAACAGTTAACAATAGTATACTTATAGCATTAATATTATATATTTCATTTATATCGATGTATACTCCTAGACATATTATATCATTTATAAATTTACCTATAATTAAAATAGCAATATTATTACTTATTATATACACCTCTACTATAGATATTAAACTAACACTTTTATTAACAATAGCCTTTTTAATAACAATAAATCTAGAATATTCTATACAAACAATCGAAACTAAAATTGAAAATTATGAAACAAATAAGAAGTTAGTTAATGACATCGATAGTGTTGATTCAGAAGTAGAAGATGAGGAAGAATCGGAAGATGAGGAAGAATCGGAAGATGAGGAAGAGGAAGAGGAAGATGATGAAGGATCAGAGGATGGAGAAGAAGATGACACCTCTAGCACCCAATCCGATGAAAATTATACTGGATTTGATAAACCGTTTAATATCAAAGACATTAAACCTGCTAAAAACTTAGATGATAATTTTACTAATTTACATAAGGCTATGCATAAATTAACAGCTTTTATTTCTAAAAAATAAAAGAAATATTTAAAATAAAATATTTCTTTTATTAATGGACAATAGTAATTATAATTTAAACGGTTTTATAGATTCATTTAATAATAATAAATATGTATATGGATTTTTAATGGTTCTTTTAAATGTCGGGGCTAGATATATAGAAATGGATCTTGTTAAATCCCATAAAGATTTTTTAAGCAGTAAAATGTTGCGTCGTTTTCTTATATTTACGATAGCATTTATAGGAACACGTGATTTAGTTACATCATTAATTATAACTTCTACGTTCATAATTTTTGTATTAAATTTATTTAATTTAGACAGTGAGTATTGCGTTCTTCCAAAATCATTTAAAGAACTTGATATAAACAATGATGGTGTAATTTCTCCTGAAGAAATTGAAAAAGCTTATATTATTCTTAAAAAGTCTGGTAAATTAGTGTAAATTAGTGTAAAAATTAGTGTAAATTTAATGATATACCCCCTTTATTAGAATTATAACTGTTTGATTTTAGATTATTTAAAATTTCATCAACTCCAGTGGGAGGTGATATTTTTTTTTTGGTAGGTGCTGGGATAGAAGTTTCTATATTTATATTATTTACAGAAGTGCTCGGACTATTTCTAGATTGGGGCATTTGGGAATTTAAAAAAGTTGCTGCGCTGTTTCCATTATTAGACATTGTATTCATCGCGGCACTCGCAAATTGTTTCATTAAATCTGGATTTTGTTTCATAATATCGTCCATACCAGGTAATTGCGATTTAAACATCGTATTTGTTAAATGGAACATAAATCCACTCCCCCCTACCATAAATAATAATTTTAATTCGGGGGCCATATCGGCTCGATCTTTATATTTATCATATAATTCTTCAAATACCTCATTGTAATCATTTATATTTTCGTGAATACTTTCTGACCAACCATCTAATTTAACATCAATGGGGTCAAATCTATTATTTAAAAATTCAATACCCGTAACACACGCCATTAACATTTTCTTCTGAAATTTAATAGACGATTCCATACTTCTTGCCGATTTAATTCGATTATATTCAAATTTCATCTCTTCGATGTCGGATGAAAAATTAAATTTTTTACTCATATGTATTCCCAATCTGTCTAATTTTTCTAATTTAAATAATAATTCCGCCTTTTCCTTTCGTTCCTTTTCATAATTTCTAACTTCTGGTTTATTATCCATATATATAACACTTTCAGTATCATTCCTGACTATATGTGGAAACTCGTTTACATTGGCATTTTCCTCTTCCGATTTTAATGACATTCCATCTAAATTAATATTTATAGAATTATATTTTTTGTTAGATTTTCTAGATGATAATGATACTTTATGACTCATTCCAGAATGTAAACTTTTATTGTAGAATGAGCGATCTTGTTCATCAACCAATTCTTCAAGTTGAATATCATTTAATTTAGATGTAGCTTCTAATAAATCTATCTCACTATGTATATCAAATGTTTCTTGCGTATTATTTTGCACTAATTCATTTAAATTTAGTCCTTCGCTTATTTCATTTGACATTTCATTTGACTGTACCCTTATTTTTTCTGGATTAACTAATAAATCTAGTCCAATAGTAGTTCCCTTTTTGGGCATTTCGATTGAAATTCCACCAAGCGATTCGTCTGTAGATAATACTTTTTTGACATTCATACTTTTAGCATTCATGTTTTTATCGGGACTAAATCCTTCCATGTGATTTAAATTAATATTTTTTTTACTCATTAATGTTATTTAGAAACTTTTTTTATATGTTATACGCAAATAATCTTTAATCTTTAATTTAAAATCTTATAATAATATAATGTTTAAATACATTGAAACTATTATTGGGTCTAAAAACTTTATGAAACATTGTGGGGATTTTTTAGCCGTTTCAATGCCCGTAGGGTTATTATTTATTTTAAAAGGTGATATGAGACGAAAATTTATTGCTAAATTTCTAATAAGTTATTTTGTTACATATGTCATAAAATTTACAATACGTTCCCCTAGACCAGATTTAAGTAATAATTATTCATTTCCTTCGGCACATATGGTTAGTTCATTCATAGTAGCCCATTACTATTATAAATACTATAAAAGTAATAACATACTAACTTCGGGTATTTTATATCTATTATCCCTGTTTGTTGGATATACCCGAATAAAATTTAAAAAACATTATAATAGAGATGTTATTGGTGCTATTATAATCGTATTAGCCTTAAATTCATCTAAACTTAAATAAAAAATAATACTTATTTTTTAAATAAATAATAATAGCCTTGAATAAAACTATCAGCCAAATCATCTTTTTTAGAATGTGAATTAAAAAATAGAGATTTTTCAACATTATCTTTTATATAATATTTGGTGTATTCCACTGATAAATATTTCCTTTTATCATATGGGTTTTTTTTAGTGCATTCAACGACTGGTCCATCATATAATTTAAGTTTATTTTTAGCAGAAAATAAATGAATATTTTTTATTGGAAAACTTCCCGAATTATAACCGTGTTCAACAAAATATGTAAACACTATCATCTGTATGGATTTCATGGTTGGATTCTTAAGTGCTGGTTGGTTCTCTATAATAACCTCGTCTACATCTAATATAATTGATTGTATTGAATTTAATTTTGTAAGTAATATGGACGCTAATTCTAAAATAGATGTATTTTTAGCATTTGGTATTTTTAAAGTTTTTTGTTTATCGTTTGGATATATTTTTGTAATATTCTTATTACACGTTATTTTATTACAAAAATATATTTGTTTATCTTTAACATTATCTTTAACATTATCTTTAACAATGACTAAAGGGAAAGGGAGAGGGATAGAGGAACCCGTTTTTAAAACTAAATAATTTGATGCTTGTTTTCCACATTGCTTATCTTTAATAATATTCGAACATTTGGGAACTTTAGATATTTTTTCATCCAATATATTAATAATATCCCAATTTTTAATAATAAAATCATTATCCTTTCGTTCTAATACACAATACGCCAAATTTTTAATCCCCACATCAATTGATATAATTTTTTTATTCATTATTAATTGATACATACGTAGTTTTTAAATATTAAGTACTAAAGAGAGTTGTAGATCTGGCCTGAACATATGTTTCTAATTTTTTTTTCGAATTTTCTAAAACAATCGTATTCCAATCCGTTATTTTGTGGTTAAATAATAAAATTATTGTCGAACCACCCCAAGAAAATCGCACCATGGGTTCTCCTCGTTTATATACTTTATTAATATTGGGGAACGTTTTATCATAACTTTTGTCTGATTGTAAATATTCAATTGTATCGACACCTATAGCACCCACAACAATAATATAAAATTCTATATTATTTTCTGTTTCCATTTTAATCACGTGTCTTTTATTTTTAAGATAGACATCATATAAATCAAGTATGTCTGGTTGGACACTATATATAGACCCTTGTTGTTCATTTACGGTATGAAATGATTTTATTGTACAATTTATGGGACTATGACAATAATGATAATCAACCGTGGCTAATCTAAATATGCAAACAGAGCTGTTGGAATTAAAATTCTTATCTAAAATGGAATCATCGCTTCCATTTATTAAATTTTTATATTTTATTTTAGTATTTTTGACTAACATATTATATTTATCATCTATATCTGTATGTATTATACACCTTGCGTCGCACGGTGATATAAAACTATTATCGGACATTATAGGACGGTGTTTTAAATAATCAATTTCTCTAACAAAGAAACCATTAATTGTTGTGAAATTCTTTTCTAAATAATTGCGTATTACAATGTTGCAAGCATTAATAGATACTTTATTAAACATAGTATTTTCTATATAATTTATGTCATTCAATGACAACGTTTTATAAGCCAATTCAAAATTTTTAAGTTCGGACATAATTTTAAGTATTTCACGCTTGTCATCCATACCATTGCTATCTAAAAAAGCAATGGTATCCTCATATATATTATTACTTTTTAATTTGTAAACTTCTTCTTTATGTGAAATATAGTGTAATACGGAATTTTTAATAGTATTAACTTTAATTAAATTATATTTATAAAGAAAAACCATAGAGATTCTTTCTAATAATCTGTTTTTTTCATACATCTTTGATCCATCTATCTTCATAATAGTAAAGTCTTTAAAATTGTATATATCTTTAACAACTTTAAAGATAGACGCGCTTGATATTAATAATGGCACAAACATTTATAATATATTATAATATATTATAAATTTATTTTATAATTAAAATAAAATTATAATTTATATTTTCTAAAAGCTGAATCATTTTTTTCTAATAAATAATCATTTAAAACTTTTAAATTATAGTTATTTTCTTTTAATATAGAATAAAATTCATTTTTTTTAGAGTCTACCTTTGATAATGAATTAAGTAATATTTTAGGTAAAAAATCGACCATTTTAAATTCATTTTTATATTTTTTAAATTCAAATGTTGTACTTATTAAATTATTAGTAAAAAATCCCACTATACTATTATTAGTTAATATAATTTTCATTTTAATCGAATAGATTTTTGTAGATCTATTAAAGGTAACATTTGCTAATTTATATGCCTGTCCCGAGTAAGGTTCCATTAAATCCAATATATAAAAGCCTAAATGTGTTCTAAATAATCTTAAATAATTTAGTTTATTGTCATTATTTGAAGCTTCCCAACTATCCCCTATAACACCACTACTAATATTATCATAATCTAAAGCAACCTCAATTGTTTCATCAATTATATTTAAACGCTTTTTATTATTATTTGTTTTTTTATACACATCTAATACTTTATCTATTTCTATTTTAAACCAATTTTTTAATATAATCTTATCTTGGAACAGATTATTTTGTTTATTATTAATGCGTTCTTTAGTTGGTTCTTTAATTGGCTTAGTTTGTAATTTTTGGTTTAATATTGTATTATTAAATTTTATAATTAATGCGAATCCAAGAATAGATATATTTTTAATATTCATAAGTATATATTAAATTATAATTATATTAAATTTAATTTAATATAATTATAATTATAATTACAAAATTATCTTTTCATAATGTATCGTTAATATATCCACCCCCAGTTACTATATTATATTTAGATATACCACATTTTTGATATAGGCTGATTTAACACTATTATTAATAGCTATAAACCTACTTAATATTATACTACCTAAATATTAGATTGACATTCTATTTCAGTATCATATGTGCTTACGGTGTAATTATTATTTACATCACTGTATGTGGATGTTTCTTCCCCGGGCGATTCTTGATATAATTCGTTTTCCCCTTCTATATCTCTATTATAAACAGGATTTTCAAATGAAACATCTTGTCGATTTTCCATAATTACATTATTGCCATTATTTATTATTTGTTGCCTTTGATATTTTCTAAACAATACAATTCCTATAATAGATATAAAAATACATAAAATTGGGATAAATATAGCATATATGATATTTTTATTCTTGAAAATATTCCTTGTTCCACTTGACGAATATGCCTCACCATAATCATCTATATATTCCGAACTAGTATTTGGAGTTGATGTCCCTGTTCTGGAAGTTCTTGTCCCAGTTGTAGATGTTGATGTCCCAGTAGTAGAGGTTGATGTCCCAGTAGTATAGGTTGATGTCCCACTCGTTGAAGTTGATGTCCCACTAGTAGAAGTTGCTGTCCCAGTAGTAGAGGTTGCTGTCCCAGTTGTGGAAGTTGTAGTACATTTGTCCAATGAAACACATCTATTACCCTTTATATCAAAAATAGGTTTATTACTTGGACAAAAACAACCAGTGGCACAAACCTCTATACATCGAGGATTTGGGTATAAGCAGGTTGCTTCGCAGGGACTACCACACGTTGAAAAAACCTTACCATTATGACAATCTCCTGTTGTTGTTATACTTGTAGACGTTGCAGTTGTAGACGTTACACTTGTAGACGTTGCAGTTGTAGATGTTGCGCTTGTTACACTTGTTGACGTTACACTTGTTGGCGTTACACTTGTTGACGTTATACTTGTTAAAGTTCTAGATGTCACACTGGTAGACGTTACACTTGTAGTTGTAGATGTCACACTTGTAGACGTTATACTTGTAGTTGTCGTATTTAAGACAGATGGATCTTTACAGTCTAAACTTCTAAACCCACATCCAAAATAACCATTATATACACACGTCTCCTGGCAACAATCGCCCCCATCATAATTACATTCTGCTGTATTGTAACCACCATTTCTATCACACATACCATCCCCTATCCAATAATTATATTTTATATTGCATAATGTATCACTAACAGGCATTTTATACATTTTAGCATAATATACACTGTTAGAATCATATATAAATTCTACACCTATATCCCCGGTCACATGACTGTTCAAATGACAATATCCATATTCTTCAATATAATTTATAGAATGGCAATTAGATGCCTGTATACATAAAGCAGCACATAATTCCAACATTTCCACATCATTAATTATTTTATGACTATCTCCTATTATATACCCTATCCTAGGACCAAGAAATAAATCTAATACGGATGTTTGATTTGGATTATTTGCCAAACACCAGGCATATATCCCCACACAATTCTCATCGAAATCTACACAACAAGTATCATCTATATGTTTAACATATTCTGAACAATATGTATTTGTGTATTTTGTAGGTATGGAACAAGCTGTTTCATTATTCAAACCACTCTCGTGTAAATGACAGTCGGTGTACCAGCCAGTACATTCTGGTAATAACATATTATCACAGCACATAGGATCTAATTCTAACGCAAAATCGTGACATTTGTCTGAATAACTTAAATTAAACATCTCTTCTCCACTACCATCACAACTATCTTTTATATCATCTATTATATATTCTTTATACATAACACAATTGGTGTAACTATCCATACAACGGTCATCTAACATAAAATGTGAGCAACATTCATATTTACTTTTAGTATCACGATAACAATCACTATCATAACTTACATTTAATTTACTAGCTATCTCAGGTGTATTTATATTTACACAGGCACTTGACCCAAATCCTAATAATGAAAATATTAAGCACGCAATCATAGTTCTCATAGTTTTAATATATAAGAACTATATTTTATCTATAAATACTTTTAATAAAATTTGATTTAAATATACATTTTACATTTAAATCAAATAATGGATACTATATCGAATACAATGGATTTTAATATTAACATAGATAAGGGTGACAGTAACTACTTTATACATTTTACTACCAATAATGAATTAGAAGAATTTATAAATTATGGTAATAAATTTAATATTATTATAGGACACAGGTGTTGTCACAATAAAGGGTGTATGGTTAAAGAATTTAATGGGGAAAAAATTAATAATTATAATGAACTATATGCGATACATAAAACGTTTCAACTTATTCTAAAATAATCTCAGGCTCTCCCTTATATACCTCTATATTATCGCTATGTGCAAATTTGAAGCCATTTATTTCATCACAACTAATTAAATGCCCCTTACAAGCAACTGCCCAGCCATAAAAATATTCATAATATTCGTCATTGTATTTTAATACAAAATTTAATGCTGGATATTCGCGAAGGGTGGTAAAGAACCAATCAATACACGATATCAGCCGTGTTTCAATATTATATTATATTAATGTGTATAAATATTAATATTAATTTATTTAATTATTTATATGAATGTATATTGTCTTCTTTGTTTAGAATATTTCTCTGGTTTAATTTCAATATCCTCTCCTAAAATATTGGGTATTTATAAAAGTAAGGAGGAAGCATATAAACAAAAAAATATATTTAGTGATAAATATCAAGATATTTCAATACAAGAGATTTTACTTGAATGAATGACTAAATAGTATAAAATATTATTTCTTTTTACTAAAATCCTCTAATGCGGCTTTAATAGCATCTTCAGCCAGCATACTACAATGTAATTTAACAGGGGGTAAACTTAGGTAATTAGCTATATCTTTATTGGTTATGTTTATATCATCAATATTTTTCCCTATTACCCATTCAGTTGTTATGGATGAAGATGCAATCGCACTACCACACCCAAATGTTTTGAATTTAGCATCAATAATTTTATTTGTAACAGGATCTACTTTAATTTGTAATTTCATTACATCTCCACAAGCAGGTGCTCCAACTAATCCAGTACCAACATTTTTATCATCCTTTGAAAAACTACCCACATTTCGAGGATTTTCGAAATGGTCTAACACTTTTTGATGATAAGATCTTACACGCCCTCCTAATAAATTTAATCCAATTAAACGATTCATTGTTATATAATATTATAATATTTTATTAATCAATTTTTAATATATTATGAATTAATATAATAATCTACGTTGTATTTTAATCTCAACAACTCTTCAACTGAAATCCCTGATCCAGGTTCTCCAAGGTTCCAACCATTTCCATCCCTACATGATTTTCACAAGAATCTCCAAACGTTAATGCGAATCTTGTATTGGGTTGTGTTTTGACAGTAGTCATTTATTATAATCGAATTATTATTAAAACAACCATAATTTTATCTATTAATGATACACGCATTGTAGTCCACCGTGATTTATTTAATAATGATTTGATAAATTTACATAGGTTGGAAACCAATATTTATTATACTATTATAAATATTGGAACACATTGATATTATTTGATATATGGGTCTGGTATAATAATGGATATCCATTTCATCCAATAAATCAGGTATATTCATAATCTGTTGTATTGGTCTCATATTATTAAACATCTCCTTTTATTTTTAAATGTTTATTTTTCTCCATTTTTCTAAATAGTCATTATATGTTTTCCCATTTAAATTAGTAAACCCCCTAACACTCCTAAGTTGATAATATAGATTTGGATGCATTGGTTGTTTATTGCTTTCGGTAAGTTGATTAATATCGTATAAAGCTAATTTAGATACGAATACTCCATATATTTCTAAATCTGTTTTATATGATAGTTCATATTCTTCTTCTTTAATATGTGTTTCCATTGGTATTAGTATACCAACACACTATACGTTTATATCAAAATTAATTGAATCAACCGCATCGTAATACGTGCTTGCTAAATATAATGTGCGTTGGAAATAGGGTTTTTATTAGAATTAAGTGTTTTTATATGACAATAATTAACATTTCCAGGAAATTTATGAGATATATCCGAATTATTAATGAGTAATACGGTATAAATACTTTGTTTATCATATTCTTCAATAAACTCTTTATTACCTATTTTCATTACTTCCAGAAGAATAATTATAAATGGTTATATATGACTATATTTTTTGATAAATATATTATCTAATTTATCCATAAATCATCATTGGATTTTAAAAATTGCTGTATAACCCTTTACGACAACCATTTATTTTCTCCTATACTAATTAATTTAGTATCTAAATCAGTTATTATATTATTAATAGTGGCTGTGTCTCGAAATGATATTAATAAGTGGTTATTATTTGATATAATAAATACTGAAGGCGGCTCATTATAATATAAAATTTTCCATATATTTGACATAAACAGGTCTTTATTATTTAAAAATGATTTATTACAACTAATTGCTAAAATAACTCTAGAATAAGATAAACATACCTCCATGTTTTGATAATGATCTGCTAACTCACTATAATTTATATTATGTAATTTATTTAAATCTAAATCATATAATCCTGGTTTATAATTTAAAAATATTCCTACACCTCCAATTATAAAATATTGACATTTAATATATTATTATAATATTTTTATCTATTTAAAAATATTATTATTATTGTATATCAATGGATTTAACTAAACAAGCTTCTATTAATAATGTATTTATACGAACATATAAAACGACAATGAATAGATACAACATAAATACCCTCTATCTTATACAACAATTGGATGAATTTGAGAAAAAAAACATCGACGACCAAAATGTCAAAAACCTTATTAAAACAATGTTAGAAGTTCCTTATTATGAAAATTTAAACCCTGTTAATAGTTTTCGTAAATTTAAATTGTTGCAAGAAAAATTACACATAATACACCAAGAATTAATTGATGAGGATATTATAAAACGCCTAAGTGAACTTAGAAAACCGATAAACGACACACTTTCCGAATTAGTTTAATTTTATAATATAATTTAAGTATAATTTTATATAAAGTTGATTTGTCAATTTTATATAAAGTTTAATTTAAAATGAAAACTATAATCCAAACCGAAAAATCCTTTTTAAAAACAGTCGAGTTTACCGATATAGATCTTATTAAAAATGTAGTGGAAGAAATTAGTGATAAATTAATCCATAATCCAAAAATTATAGTTTATGGACACGAATGCCATCAACGTCGAAGCGTAGGGTTCTTTTCTGAAACATCCATTGGGTATTTTTACTCAGGACAATTAGCAAAATCTATGCCACTTCTCCCTTCAACCAAAAAATTACTGGAATCTATAAATTCACTGTTTGGAGCTGAATTTAATGGTATTTTAGTCAATAAATATATGGATGGGAATGATACAATAGGTGCTCATAGCGATGACGAAAAGAACCTAGATACAATAGGTGTTGTGGCAATTTCGTGGGGAGCCATTAGAAAATTTAGAATAAGGGACAAAGTGACACGAAAAATAGTAAAAGATATATTAACTGAACCCGGAAATATTATACATATGGGTGGTGATTTTCAGAAAGAGTTTACCCACGAAATCCCAGTAGAGAAGAAGGTAAAAGGATGTAGATATTCTTTTACATTTCGGAGGCATCTGATTTAAAAAAATATAAATGTAGATTAACGATAAATTATTTTTTTAGAATTCTATTAGATAAGATGGGCTTCTTGAGTGGTATGACCAAATAGTTGAGAACGTGGATCAACCCGATTGGTCTCTAAATGAATTTTGGCTTCCAATAGTTCTTTTTCCCTTTGCAGTTTGCCGAGGTCGTCCCGGAGCTGACCATCAACCTGTTCTTGGATAAGTCTGGTGAAGTGCAATAGATCTTCCTGGGGTTCGTTATTTACCAATTGAATGATCATCTCTACTGATGGTCCTACCTTTGGGAATGTTGAATTAACCGTATGTGTTTCACTATGATGGGTCTTTCCACCGCTTGAAAAATTGCTCCCTCCACTATAATCACTTTGCACACTACCACCTCTCGTAGTAGCAGCACTAAAATAACCATTCATAGAAGCACCTTTAGTAGTACCACCTCTCATAGTATTAGCATCACTTACCATATCATAAGAACCCTCTAGGTATTCATCATTACCACCCTTGCTTTGACGATAAACTGGTTCAGGCACCGCCTTTACTTCGCGATGGATGGATAGAGTCAGATAGAGTTTGTTAGACTGTTTATCGTGTGATGCTTGGAGTCCATGACCCTTCTCCAAATTGGACGGAGCCACAAAGACGAAACGAGAATCATCACGATCATAACCATTAAATATCATCGGTTTCGGACTGCTGAGTGGCGTATAAAAGTTAGTCGTCCCACCTTTACTAGATACAATTACTTCTCGTCCATCCCCAAATCGGGCACATTCAACCTTGTAATAAAGATCGCTGTTAGCATATTTTCCATTTGGATCTCCCTTAATACAACATTCCCATCCTGTATGGGTGGGGATATTAACTAAATGTGTTCCTACTTTAGCGGCTTTATCTGCTTCAATTGTTGGGATACGAGATGCCGGAACCCATTTATCACCTTCGCGATTTATTAGATTTATATTTACCCTAAATCCACCATAATGTAAACATCGTGTATCAATATTATATGCAAGACATAATTTGGTATTTACAGTATCACAAATCAATGTGGGTATTAAGTTAGGATATTCATTATCCATAATTTTAAATACTTGATGTGGTTGAAAATTTTGCTCCCCACAACATTGGCAAAAAGTAAGCTTATATGGATCTACACGAATTCCGTCCGATTGAATGAACCCATACCATTTGATAGTGCCATCAGTAATACCCCCCCCCAAACAGGTACGACGATTTCCCTGTGTATTTTTAGTATCGAGGGGAAACCCGATTGTTTCGGCTCCTTTCCCAAAATGTTGTTGTGTTGAAGTCATTTATTTATTTTATAAAATAATTTAATTAGCATCAAATTTTTATTCCAACTTAACTATATGGATAATATCTATGGGGGAAATATCTATGGGGGAAATATCTATGGGGGGAAATATCTATGGGGGGGAATATCTATGGGAGAGAAATATCCCTACCAAACCATTTTTTACTAATTTTGGATGTAGTGCCGTCCTTATTCATATCGTCTATTGTTTTATTCCAACTATCTATAGTTACCGCATCTTCTTTTCTAACAACGCTGCCAATGCCATAACCATAAAATCGTGGTCCAGTAAACATTACATCTAACCCATCGCCACTATCCATTAAATCTATAATAGAACCCACATCACTTAATATAGCATCGATATCTTCACCAACCAACGCCTCATTTAATTCTATAACATTGTCATAACTTATTACTTTTATTTTATTATATAAATATCGGTTCAACCAGATTTCATGAATTGTGGATTTTTGGACACCTATTGTTTTATCTTTAAAAACAGATACTAATTCATTAATAACCTTAGTATCTATTTGCGTGTCGTTCATATCAATATCCCAAGTTTTCCACAATACATCTGATAAACTATTTCTTCCTAAAACTCCAAATTGTTTAAAATCCGCTACATAACATTTGGTAAATTTGGTTATTCCTGATTCTCTACCATCCATTTTATCCATACCTGATATAACAACATCATAGTTATGTTCTTCTAATCCAGGTATTAATTTATTCCATTCTGTTTCAACCCATTCACAATCTATCTTCAAACGCTTACAAATTTCATTTCCTATATCTATTTCAAGTCCTTCTAAATCACCCAATTCATTTTTAAAATTATAGGGGGGGTATGTGCCTTCGGTTGCGATTTTTACTGTGTTTTTTTTGAATTCATTCTCAATACTTTGGGTTATAAAATCCAAATCCGTTAACATATCATCTTGGGTATTAGTCATTTTGGTATTACCTGGTTGGGTATTTAGTTTTAATAATCCCTTCGATAAAATTTTAAGTATTAGTTCTTTATTAAACATAATCTATATTATAAATAAAGAAAATATTTATAATATGTCTTTTTTTAATATAGTTAAATTTTACGTTCTGATATCATTGAGAATAGCAATATTATAATTATATAGAGAATAAATATAATTATATATATATATGTATATCCACGGCAAATTATATAATTTAGAGGGGTTTGATCATCCAGGTGGGGAAGAAATACTTAAATTATGTAATAACGAACCAGATTCAACCGCATTATTTGAATCTTATCATGCATTTTGTAATATGGATAAAATAAAATCTATAATGAAAAAATATGAGGTTAATGAAACCACTCCGAAAAAATCTCTGTTTAAGTTTGATAACGATGGATTTTATAATACGTGTCTCAAACGTGTGCAAAATTATGTTAAAAAAGACACTAAGGCATCTATTTCTTGGTTTATAACCGTATTGTTTTCTTGGGCATTATTTATATATTGTCAATATCAGTTATTATTTGGTTTAAATACTATTTTAAAAGTGTGTTGTGGTTTATTATCTGGATTAAGTCTAGTATTTCTAGGGTATAATGTGTTGCATGATGGTTCGCATTATGCGATTTCTAAATATCCGATTGTAAATAATTGTTGTTCTAAATTAATACAATCTTTATTGTTGTGGAATCATACTTTGTGGACCTATCATCATTGTATACGGCATCACCAATATACCGGAATGGTACAATATGACCCAGATCTTATTAACACCAATCCTTTTTTACGAAAATCTGAATTAATAAAACCTAAACCAATGGAATTTTCTAAAAAATATATAAATTATAAATTATTGTTTATAAATATTTTATTACCTGGAACATTATTTGGTCAAAGTATGCTGTATCACTTAAATTGGGTTAGAAAAGGACATTTATGGAAAATGAGTTTACCTAAAGAATTTGGGAAAATAGACGATATAATTCAGTATGTATTAAGTGTGTTATTTGTATTCATCCAAATATATTATGGTGGTTTTTATTTCTATTTACATATAGTAGGTGCTAATATAGGTTATTTTATAGGTTCTTCCCCTGACCACGATATGTATGACACGCATAAACAAGTTAGTAAAAATAATGGTATTCTAATGGATTGGGGTGAATTACAGGTGAGGCATTCTGGAAATTTTTTTAATACCGATACAATACCTCATATATTATTTACAAAATTAATGGGAGGAATTAATTATCAAATAGAACATCATTTATTTCCAACTCTATCCAGTCATAGATTAGCGGAAATAGCCCCTATTGTTAAAGAAGTATGTATCGAATTTAATATTCCATATGTGTGCATTAATAGTCCAAAAAAATTATTTAGAGAAATTTGCAAAACATATGAAGAGGTGCATAATTAATTATTTAGTATGGTTATTCTGGTATATCTCTGTTTTAAACATTTATATTGGATATAAAAAAGGTTGATTAATTATATTGTTAAATTCGCTAAGTATCGTGTAAAAAAATATTTATAATACATAATGGAAAAGGTATCTGTGATAATGGAAAAGGTATCTGTGATAATTCCAACCTTCAATAGATTTAACTATTTATTAAATGCGATAGATAGTGTAAAAACACAAACCTATACAAATTTGGAAATAATAGTAATTAATGATAAATCGACTCAAAAAGAATACTATGATTATGACTGGGGTGCCAATAATATCATAATTATACATTTGGAACAAAATTCAAAAAAAAAATTTGGATATGGCTGTGGAGGATATGTTCGAAATAAGGGTATTGAAAAATCAACAGGTAAATATATAGCATTTTGTGATGATGATGATATATGGTTTCCTAAAAAAATAGAATTGCAAATAAATGCTATGAAAAAATCTGGGTGTAAAATGTCTTCTTCTGATGGATTAATCGGTAATGGTATTTATAATAAAAATATAAACTATAGTAAATATAACGCCGAACACTATTATAGAACTTTACTAAATATTTATAGGAGGAAAAATAGTAAATTACTAGAAACTGGGTTTCCTAAAATATGGACACTAGATTTTTTAAAAATTCATAATTGTGTAATTTGTAGTAGTGTTTTAATGGAAAAGGAAATATTAGATAAAATCAATAATTTCAATAATGTGGAAAACGGACATGAAGATTATGATTGTTGGTTAAGAGCATTGAAATATACAAATAGCATTTATGTTACTGATGTATGTTTTTATTATGATTCTGGACATGGAGATGGAAGGAATTATTAATATGTTTAGTTTTTAGAATATATTCGAGCTGTTTTATTAGAGCACACATACTTCATAAAATTTAAATATAATGATTTATTTAGACTATTACCTATTTTATAGGAAAGTGTTATAAAATAGGATAATTCTATAGATGGGTGGTTTATGAATGGTTCAAGAATAAATAACTAGAATATTCAGAGTCTAGTTATTTATACACTATATTAATAACATAATATTATTAGAGTTATTAATAGTTGGATGGTTGGATTCTAGTTTAAAAATAAACATAAAAGTTCTCTATTACCATTTCCCATTATTTCGCCATGATGTTCTGGCCCGCTATTATTAGTTGACCACATAACTAAACACCCATATGTATTATTATTTTCGGACCAATAGTTTTCATTTACCAGTGATGTTTCATTATCCTTTTTATTTTCAACATAAAAACTTTCTTGAATACTAGGATTTTTATTTAGATATATTAAAATTGTTATTTTACAACCATCATTATGACGAGATATTTTGTAATTTTTATGAATGGCATATTTAATATAATGGCAGGTATAATTATTTTTTTTAATATCATAAGGTAAATTAGTGAATGAATATATACTTTTAATAATATTAAAAGGTAGTTTAATATTAGTTCTTAAACACTGTGCATCATATTTTTCCCAACGATGTTTTACTAAGTCATTATAAATAAACGGGCTAATAAGAGTTTTTGGAATATGAAATAATAAATATGACATTTTAATTTTAAGAAACACATCATTAAATAATCAATTTTTAAATTTATTTATAATTGTTAAATTTATAAATAATTAATATAAGGATAATATATATGTTTGCTGAAGATATATTTGCTGAAGAAATAAATGAAAATGGAATAAATGAAAATGAAGAATCCCATACAAATGATAAATTACATATTTTATTAAATATATTAAAAGAAACTTATCCAGAATTAAATACATTGGTAAATGAAAATAATGATTTAAATTTACCAGAACTAGTAAACTCCGAGATATTTGATAAATTAGTTGTAAATAAGAAATTAAAAGACATAATTAAAAGCGGTGTAAAACACTCATCCAAATTGGGATTAGGTTTGGGTGAGACTGGAAAAGAAAAGGGGATTGGTAAATCATTAAATACGGATGATATAACTCTTTTTATACCTGAATTTAAAAAATATATCAAGAATAATACTAAAAATAAGGCTATTAATAATATATTAAATATTTTAGAAACCGACGATAAAACAGTTAAAAGTAAAACTTTAAATACTCTTTTTAGTGATTATGAGGTAGAAAAAACATTAGAGGAATTAATAACAGATCTATATAGATTACATAAGCCTAAAACTTATGCTAAAAGTATAGAAGAGAGTAGTCTAAATATAAAAGAAACATTATATGATATTTATGATAAATTAGTATTATACAGTTTTAAAAACAACGCATTGTTACGAATTATTCCTCAAATTAAAAATATAGTTTATTTAAAACCTCTAAATAAATCTAAAATATTAAATATATATGGTAGTATTGATAATAATAATAAATCTAAGTATGATATATTATTATTAGATAAACTAATAAATATTACAAATAGTTCTATAAAAAATATTAAGGATAAAGAATATAGTAATTTTAATATATTAAAAGGTATTAAAGATAAAAATATAACACCAAAAGATTTAAGTTCTTATTTATTAAATAATTCAAATAAGCTATTAAATAATCAAGTTGAAAATAGCCATATGATAATAATATTAAGTGATTATGTGCTAAATTCTATTAGTAAAAAATCAATATCAACACCAACGCATGGTTTAACATTTTCGTTATTATTATCAGTAATGGATCCTAAAACATTCAATCGATTTGTATATACCGTACAAAGAGATTTTATTAAACCAAATACAAATCCATTATTTAATACAATAAAAGAGGAATTAGAAATTAAATCTATTGATGATGATCCTGAATATGGTGGACGTATGCGAAAACGATTAAACAGAAGTTATGATTTCCCAATAAGAAAAAGAGCTATAAAAAGAATCACCAAAACAATGAAAGAAAATCATACTTTTAATAAACATTTAGAATTATTAGATAAAACGATCACCGATAATATAACAACTAAACAAATTATTAAAAATTATTCTACTTAATTATTTTTCATAAACAACCACACAACTTTCTCTAAAATTATTTGGAATTAATTTTCTAATATTTATATCTTTATAATCTACTGTTTTAAATTTATTATTATAGAATTTAATATTCGAAAACGGCGTTGCATTTTTATTACAAAAATCAAAATTCATTTGAATAATATGAAAATCAGTTGTTTTTTTATCTGGATATTTATCTTCAATTAAATCTGTAACAATATCTATTGTATCTTGTGATTCATATATTTTTTTATATAAATCTCTTTTATCTATTCTATTTAAAAGAGTTTTAGAATTAGATAATAATTCAGAATTGTATTTTATTCTTGTTAATAGAGTATCATCTAAATCTATAAATTCTTCTGAATCGAGTATAGCTGGAAAATTATACACATCATTTGACTCCAACAAAATGTCCCCAATCATTAATTCTATAGATTTAACAGCTTTATGATTATATATTTCTCGATGAAATTTATACCGTGTATAATACATATCGTATATATCATTTGCGACACTTTCGTGATAAAAAATCTCATTATTATATATTCTAGTACGATTGTATAATCTTTTGTAATTAAAACTAAAATTAAATCCTATATAATATGGATCTCTAACCAAATAATCAAATTTATCCACATCTATAGAGTTTATACTATTTGAAATTATTTGAGAAGTATATTTCCCAAAGTCTTTCTTAGGGTCTATTGCATTTTTAATAAAATCTATATCATATCCATTAAATTTAACACTGCCTAATGTATTACAAACCTGTTCCAAAATATGACAAGATCTAGCTTCGTGAGTTTTTAATATATGATTAGGACATAATTTATTTAGAACCATGTTGTCAAACACGTGCGAAAATGGACCGTGACCAACGTCGTGGTATAGTCCAGCTATTTTAATATTACGAATAATGCGGTGATTATCATTTCCTAAATTTATGTCTGAATTCTCATACAAGGCTTTCGTAAATGTTTCTCCTAAATGAGCTACGCCTAAAGAATGTGAAAAACGCGAATGAGTAGCCCCTGGGAATACGTGTTCTAATGAACCTAATTGTTTTATATTTTTTAACCGCTTAAATTCTTTCGTATCTATTAATTTTAATTCATCTTCTGAAAATTTTAGATAAGAATCGTAAATGGGATCCTTTATAAATTTGGACATATACACTATTAAATTTAATAATATTATTTATCAAATTTAATATTAACTTATGGGTGTGGGGGTTTTAAACCCCAAAAGTTTTTAGACATTTTATTATCTTCTGGGAAAGCTGAATCTCTAAGTAATTTTTCCTGACTTCGTATTGGAAGCTCAAATCCACCTTCATAAAATTTGGGAGAATCTCTAGAAATGGTTACAGGTGCTTGTGGATAGGTTAACATTCTAAATGGTATTCCATGACCTAATTTAATAGTATGTATTTTATTATCTACACCTGAATTACATATTTTAATATGACATACGGGTTCAACGTAAACAGACCCCAAGCCTATATAATAAGAATTGGGGAATCTAATATTAAAGTCAAAATTTCCATTAGTTGTTTTTACTAAACCTCTGTTGGGGGTATTTTCATAGGCTATGTCAGGGTTTGGGTAGGGTAGTCCAGAACCAGTATAACTAGAATTGTATGTGGGGGGATTAGCCGCCCAATACATTAGAGTTGAATTACCTAAAGAATTAATTCTCCCTTTAACACTATATTCCCCATCCCCTTTATCTAAAACTAATCCTTCACACGTTATTTTTTTAGAATATTTATTTTTCCAATTATCACACATCTATAATATATATATATAATTTTTTTAAAATTTAATTATTACAAATTAAATGCCATTGGATCTCCTCCTTTCATTGCATCTCCTCCAGATGGTATTGTTTTCCGTGGAATCATTTCGCCCTGGGCTTTATTATCTATATAATTATAATAATTAAATGAATCATTTGTATCTGAACAACAATTATAGGGTTGATTAATCGGTAATTTATCTGGAAATGTGGAGTTTTTGGTATTGTATTGTCTACCCTGTCCTAAACCATTTACTTTTCTATTATTAATAATACACGAATTTTTATTACAAACTCTATTAGTATTTTCATCTAACATTGTCCCTGTATTATAAGGGGTCTTACAAGGTCCACAACAATTTTTTTGACAACTATACACCCTGTTTAAATCCATTAATTTACTGGCGTTGTGTGTTAAATACTCTCTATATTGGTAAGAACTTGTTATGTTTGTATTATTTTGTATTAAACTGTTTACACTACAACTTGGTCGATAATCTGTAAAATGTCTACCATCACTCATCATTGGGGGGCATTTAAAATATTTATTATTACTTGTTTTATGACAACTCATTTATATATAATATAATATTTTTTTATAAATATTATATTTAAATTGTTATATTATTCCTTAATAAATTTTTAATCATTTGTGTTTTTGTTTTCCTTCCCGCTACCTTATTCGCAACACATAATGTTTCTAATTCAGCAAATTTATATTTAGTTTTTAAAGTATTTATAGTATTTTCTAGATCTAAATCAGAAGTATCTTTATTTCTTTTTAATTTAGATTTTACTACTGATACCGTTTCTTCTACCGAATCTGGTTTTACTACTAATATAGTTTCTTCTACTGATACATTATCTACTACTGATACCATTTCTTCCACTGATACATTATCTCCCATAGATTCACAGTCTTCTACAGTTTCTTCCACTAATACATTATCTCCCATAGATTCACAGTCTTCTACAGTTTCTTCCATTGATACATTATCTCCCATAGATTCACAGTCTTCTACAGTTTTTTCTACTGATACATTATCTCCCATAGATTCACAGTCTTCTACAGTTTTTTCTACTGATACATTATCTCCCATAGATTCTTCGACAATGTTATCATCTAATACGTTGGAATATATACTATTATTTATATTTGAATCAATTTGACATTTAATATTATCTAATGAAATATTCGAATTACTTATAATATCATCATCTTTTTTATTCAATTTCTCTAATTCTAATTCATAATTTAAGATTTCATTTTCCAATTCTTCTGTATCATTAGAATTAACTTCATAATTTATAATATTATCAATGTCGGCTTGTGAAATATGCTTATTTGGAATAGCAATATCGCTATTTGATATAGGTGCTGGTTTATAGTCAGATACTATATTTTTTTTAGGATAGTTAGATAATCTTAATTCTTTTAAATGTGTAACAACCGTGGATATTAAGTGTGAGTTTTTTCTAATTTCCCAATAGTTAAATAAAAACCCAGCAATAATAAGTGTAATAATTATTAAATGATTAGTATTCATAATTAATTTAATAAATATTTTAAAAAAAAAAATTAAACACACTATAAACTTTAAAAATTTTATATTTTAGTATATTATATGAAATCATACTTAACTATTAATGTTCCGAATGAATATACAGACTTATTTAATGAATTAATTAAGATTTTAACAATAATGGTTAGTGTAAATATATTAATGTATTTATCTGATAATGGCAAACTTATGAGCACTAACTATATAAAATTAATTATATTAATTTTATTGGCTATTGCTACATATTGGTTAGTAGTAAATAAACTTATATTATTTAATAATACGGACTAATTTTATTTAATAATGAAGACTAATCTATAACTTGTTGTAAATCATTTATTTTATTATGAATATTTTGATTATATTTACATCCATAATAATAAATATTTTTCCAAAATAGAGAATAATGAATAATTTCGTCGAACTCTGTTTTATTTTTAGGTTGCTGTTTTGAAATAAACCATATTCTTTTATAAAATATATCGTCGCATTCATACAAGTCTTTATTTATTAGGTATGATATTCCATTATATTCTATTTCCATTTATTATATTTAATAGTATTATTTAAATAAATTTATTCAAATTTATTTATTTACATTTATTTATTTACATTTTAAAAAGCTTTTTTTAATTATTATTTTGGGGTCACTTAAATCTAATTCAAAACTTTCCTACAAATAAAAAATATTTAAAGACTATTCAACTAAATAAAATATAATGACTGAAACACAGCAAGAACAACAAGTGGAAAAGCATAATTTTGATGCGGATATTCAACAATTAATGCATTTAATTGTTCACACATTTTATAGTAATCGGGATGTATTTTTAAGAGAATTAGTTTCTAATTCGTCGGATGCTTTGGATAAAATACGATATGACGATTTAAAAAATAGTATTACCGACTCATCATATGAAATTAATATTAATTTGGATAAAGAATCTAAAATGTTAAAAATCCAAGATACTGGTGTGGGAATGTCTAAAGAAGATTTGTTAAATAATTTGGGTATGATTGCTAGATCAGGAACTAAAAATTTTATGAAAGCCTTAGAAGCTAAACAAGATTTAAATTTAATTGGACAATTTGGTGTCGGATTTTATTCGGTATTTTTGGTAGCTGATAAAGTTGTAGTTAGAACTAAAAAAAATGATGAAACTGCGTGGAGATGGGAAAGTACTGGGGACGGAAGTTATTTTTTATATGAAGATGATAAAACCGAGAGAGGAACATCTATAGAATTATATATGAAGGAAGATGCCTTGGATTATTTAGGAGAATCTAAGATTAGGGATATAATTAAACAACATTCACAATATATGATGTATCCATTAAATTTGTTAGTGTCAAAAACACGGGAAGTAGATGTTGTTGAGAGTTTGGATACTGCTACTACCCTGAATACTGCTAATGATACTACCACTGATGCTACCCTGAATACTGTTAATGATAATGATGCTACTGCTACTGATGCTACCGCTACTGATGCTACTGCTACTGATGCTACTGCTACTGATGCTACTGCTACTGCTAATAATGATGAAGATGGAGAAACAGTGAATGATATTAAAGAAGTATTGGACGAGGGAGGAGAAACATCCAAAAAAACTATTACCGAATCTTACGCTGAATGGGAAAAATTGAATGATCAAGAACCCATTTGGATTAAAAATTCAGATGAAGTAACATTAGAAGAATATAATAAATTTTATAAAAATTTAACAAATGATTATGATGATTGTTTGAGATATAAACATTTTACAGTGGAGGGTCAAATTGATGTTAAGGGGGTTGTTTTCATACCCAAAAAGGCTCCAATGGATATGTTCCAAAATGAACCCAAAAAAAATAAGATAAAATTATATGTTAAGAGAGTTTTTATTAGTGACACGTGTGAAGAATTAATACCTGATTATATGAATTTCGTAAGTGGTATAATCGATTCAAACGATTTACCATTAACGGTATCGAGGGAAATGTTACAGCAAAACCGAAGTATTAAATTGATTAAAAAATCCATTACCAAGCAAGTATTAAATTTATTAGATGATTTATCTGGATCAGACGATTATGAAACGTTTTATAATGAATTTTCTAAAAATATTAAATTGGGTATTCATTCAGATGATGTAAACAGGGTTAAACTTACTAAATTGTTACGATTTAATACGAGTAATTCATTGGATAAACAAATTAGTTTAGATACGTATGTTTTGAATATGAAGGAAAATCAACCTGGGATATATTATATTACTGGTGAAAATATCAATATAGTCCAAAACTCTCCATTTTTGGAAAAATTAAAAAATAAAGGATTTGATGTATTATTTATGACGGACGCAATTGACGAGTATGTATTACAATATTTAACCGAATTCGATGGGAAAAAATTATTTTCGGTAACTAAAGTAAATTTGGATACTGGAGATACAGAGAATACAAAGAAAGAATTAGAAGAATTGTCAAAAGAATTTGAACCATTGTGTAAAAAAATAAAAGAAGTATTAAAAACCGATGTTGAAGATGTATTAATATCTAACCGAATTGTTAATACCCCATGTTGTTTGGTTACTGCTGAGCATGGGTGGTCAGCTAATATGGAACGAATTATGAAAGCACAAACATTGGGAAATAATCAAATGGCACAGTTTATGAAACCTAAAAAAACGTTGGAACTCAACCCCAATAATAATATGATTAAAGAACTTAACAAATTAGTTGGTATGGGGGATCAGTACAGTTCAATATTAAATTATTATATAGATATTTTATATAATTCTTCTATATTAGATTCTGGATTTTCATTACAAAATCCTAGAACATTTTCTGAAAACATTTATAGAATGATGGATGGATCTATTCAAAATTTTAGTGCTAATCCAGATGAATTCTTACAAAACGTTAAATCCGAAATGAATACGGGAGGAACAGAAGAGTCTGTGGGAGTAACAGAAGAGTCTGTGGGAGTAACAGAAGAGTCTGTGGGAGTAACAGAAGAGTCTGTGGGAGTAACAGAAGAGTCTGTGGGAGTAACAGAAGAAACATTAGAAGTAACAAGAGAATAGAAATAATAGGTAATTTATATCTATCCAAGTATTAATTAATTAAATATAAATAATTTAATTAATCAATAATTTTAGTTTGCTTTAGTTAGAGTATGCTAATCCACCCATACCACTCATAATTCTTAATACATTATAGTTAGTTGCGTAAACTTTAACTTTGGCCGATGATTTTTGATCATTATCTGTTATAGTTGCCTCGGTTAATTTAAGATTTAATGAAACATTATCAATTCTAGACATATTACATGTTCCAGATGGTTGGTGTTCTTCAGGTTTTAATCCAAATGAATAAACATTAATACCCAAAGATGGAACATTTGTGTGATGTTGATATGGTTGAACAAAATTGAAGTAAGATCCCTTTCTTTCAGCAAATCTATCGTGTCCATTAAGTTTTATGTTTGCGGTATCAACTGGATTACTTCCACCACCCGCTGGGTTTATTGGAGCAATGGCATTTACAAGACCCCCTCCAAGTTCTTCGTCGGCGATACCAGTTATAAAGTCTTGGTCAATTTGGTCAGAAAAATTACTCCATTGTTTATGAGTTTCATTTTTTTTGGATGATACTACCCAAACAAGTTCTTTTACAGGGTGATTAAAGTTTAATTTAATTTTACTGTTAATATTAGATACAGTTTCATCACCTGTATGCTGTAATTGTTCGATTAAATATTCGTGGGATACTTGGGCAAACCGTCTTCGTTCATCGGTATCTAAGTAAATATAATCAACCCATAAACTAGCATCTTTCATTTCGGCTGGTTCGGTTGCCTCGTCGATCCCAGCATTATCATCAGCTCGTCCCCGTACTAAAAGTTTATCTAAACTCTCAAACTCTAAATTAATTTTAACTTCGTGGTATTGTAAAGCAATCAAAGGGAGAGCCAAACCAGGATTTCTACAAAACCAAAATTGTAATGGTATATATAAGGTTGTTTCTGGAAGTTCTTCACCAGGGAAAACTAATTGTGGAACATTTCCGACCATTCTAGCATATCCAGAACTTAATCCTGGTGATTGCGATAATTCGTTCCATATATGCAACCATTCACCATAATGTTTATCTATTCGTTGACCTCCAATTTCTAATTCTACACTTTTGATCATTTTATGACCTACCCAATTGATCCAACTATGGTCTTTGGCTTTTACGCTTGGAAGAGTTACTTGTAAATAAACTCTATGTATTAAATCACCATTTCTGGAAATTGTACAAGTTACCTTGCGGCCCCAGCCCGGATTTCCATTAAATGTTTGTTCTATAGATTCCATAGAAAAATTGGTATGTCTTCTATAAACTACCTTGAAAAATGTAATTTGTGGATTACCTGTAAGATATATATCTTGTGCCCCATAGGCTACTAATTGCATTAAACCACCACCCATTTATAATTATATAATATAATAAGAAAATAATTTTTCAAAAACGCAATTAATTACTATAATATAATACATACAAATTATGAGTATTTAATAAATATTCATTAACTTTTAGCTTTATTTAATTCGCTTTTAGCTTTATTTATATAATATACACATAAATTAAATTAAATTATATTAAAATTTAATTTAATTTAATTAAATTAAAATAAGCGATTTCATATCTAAATTATTATTTATAAAATTTTTAATAAAATCAGGATTTTTATGTAGACTTTGTTTGTTTTTAATAAATTCAAACTTATTATCTAATAATTTAACTGTCCAACCATCTATTATAGCATTATAGAGAAATACCATTTTACGAAGTGTAATATTATCTATATTATCTATATTCATAATATAAATAATACTATATATGATTCATAATCAATAAACGTATTAATAATTATTCATTTAAAGGAATAAAAACATTATAATATTAATGATGATTCTTAAAGAAAAGAGGCGGAGGAAAAAGAAAGAATCTAATGCGGTAACATTAGATACTGATATAAGTAATAAATTTAATCACTTTAAAGATGAAAAATTTAATTATGATAAAAATATGGAACATTTATTAAAAATAAAGAGAGAATATGAAACTTTAAATATAATACCCTTAAAAGATTTAGGTGAATCTAAATTAGAATATAAATTAAATTTAAATGAAACTATAATTTCTTTAGAAGAAAAATTAAATAATATTAAAAACAATACAAATATTAATTCATTCTTATTAAAAAATAACCATCTTCTATATAATTATTATGATGATGATAATAATCAAAATAATAAACATATTAAATCAAACTCTATATTAAATTTTTTTGTAAAACCTACAACTAATTTAGATTCTAATAATTCTAATAGTTCTGTTAATGAATCGGGGAAGGATTCAGATAACCCTAATGAAAAAAAATATAATAAATTAAACTTGTTAAATAAATATTTTAATAAAGTTAATCCTGTATCTTTAGATACCACAATTTATGAAATATGTGAACAATGTAATGTAGAAAAAATATATTATGAAAATGAAGCCCTATTAATTTGTGGAAATTGTGGTGTACAGAAAAATATTATTATAGATATAGATCGTCCCTCATTTAAGGATACTCCTAAGGAAATTAGTTATTTTGCGTATAAAAGAATAAATCATTTTAATGAATGGTTGGCACAACTGCAAGCAAAAGAAAGTACCGATATTCCTCAAGAAATATATGATCTAATTAAAATAGAATTAAAGAAAGAAACCTATATAAATATTAAAACTCTAAAAGTGCCAAAAGTTAGAACAATATTAAAAAAATTAGGTTTAAATAAATACTATGAACATGTTCCACATATTATTAATAGATTGAATGGAATCAATCCACCTATACTTGATAATGAAGTAGAAATAAAATTAAGGATGATGTTCACCGAAATACAAACTCCCTGGATAAAGCATTGTCCTAATAAAAGAAGTAATTTTTTATCTTATTCGTATGTTCTATATAAATGTTTACAATTATTAGAAATGGACTATTTCTTAAAGAATTTTAATCTGTTAAAATCTAGAGAAAAATTGGCTGAACAAGATCAATTGTGGAAAGTGATTTGTAAAGATGTAAAATGGGAATTTATAAAAACTATTTAATTAAATTATTTTTTTAATTAAAATGTTTTTTTTAATTAAGCTAATACTATTAAGCCAAAGTAGGGAATCCAGTTAAGTTGGCACCAATACCAAATCCAGCACCTTGTCTAGCGGCATTACTTATACTTGGGGCATACATATCTAATAATGCAAATGTAGCGGCTGCGGTAACTGCTATCATAATAATTTCTTCTACATTCATTTGTTTTTTAGGAATGTAATAAGCGGCTACAGCAACAGCACCCCCCTCAATTAAGTATTTAATTGCTCTCTTAACAACTTCTTGAATATCAAACGCCGATTGTAAATCTACTAATTCTTTCTGAACTCTTTCCATTTATATTTTATATATAGATAATAATTTTATCTTTTTACTTAAAGATTATTAATTAATTATAAAATATAATTATGGATAATTTAGAGAAAAAAGATTTTTTAGAAAGTGATCCGTCAATACGTGGACAAAATTATGTATGTATGTCATTCGTCTCTCCAGACCAAGTATTAAAAAATAAGGAGTTATTCTTTATTAAAAATTATTTAAAAAATCTAATAAATGAGAAAAAAATAGATTTAGATGAAAAATATTTAAATAGTATTGATGATCGGTATCAAGATTTTTTATATGCTAATAGTGAAAAGTTGGGTGAAGAATTTGATAAAGAAAATGAATTTAAAACCTCTATTAGAGGTGTTAAAGTTAGAGGGGTTTATGATACATTGGCTGAAGCTCAATCCAAATCAAAAAGTTTACAATCTACAGATAAATATTTTAATGTGTTTGTTGGTCAAGTGGGTTATTGGTTGCCTTGGGATCCTCATCCACACGAAATAGACAGCCAAGAGTATTTTGAATCGGATTTAAATAATCTAGTTAAAAAATATCGTGAAAATCAAGACTCTAAGGAACAGCATTTTAGAGAAAACATTGATTATGTAAAGGAACAAGCATCGGTCACAACTTCTAAAATAAAAGAAGATAATCTAAACAATGCTTATAATGAGCAAGAGAATGCTGAAGAGAATATTGTAGAAGAGAAAGACAATACAGTTAGCGAAACTGTTAGTGATACGGTAAACAGTTTAAGTGAGTCTGATCCTTGGATGAAAAAAAATTTAGAAAATAATTAATAATCTATTCATTTTAGTATAAAAATTTAATATATTTTTATACTATAATGAAATCTATAATTCTAATATTATTTATAATTGGTATTTCACTAATAATTATTGGATACTATGAACATATGCAATTAAATCCAGTGAATAAAATAGAATATCGATACATATCCAGAAATTATCTAGAGGATCAAATGGCAGATCAAAATCTAAGAAATAAATACAGTGATTTATTTAATAGAACTGGTGTTTGGTCTGGATACCCGTTTGATTCTAATTTACAGTGAATAAATTTTTTCATTGTATGGAATCAATGATTTATCTATTATGAATTTTTTAAAAATTTTATCATACAGTTGTTTATCTGGGACCTCTATGCCTTCTTTAGCTCCCTTAATATACATATTAAAAGATTCATTATCAGATAAATTATTATTGAACCATTTATGTACTAGATTTCTTAATTGTCCTTTTTTTGGAAAACTGTTTGAAGATATTAAATTCTTCCCCAATATATACAGATCCATTGAAGGATTGAAATCTATTTTTTTTTTACCCCCATTATTTACTCTTTTATTCATAAATTGGCCAAATGCTTCACCATCTATATTAAATGAACTGTTATTACCTTTTAATCCATTAAAAGAATATGTTGCTCTCCCCCAATCAATAATCTTAATAATTTTATTATATGTATTTATTCTAAAATATGTATTATTAAATTTATAATACATATATTTTTTAGATGTTGGAGCGAACATTATATTAGATAAATGTAAATCATTGTGGTAAAGATTGAAAAATTTCTGCACAATAATGAGCGAAGCTATTATTTGAAAAATATAACAAGACCATTCGTATTCCGATACTTTAGTTGTTTTATAGATATATTTGTATAAATCATCTGATAAATTTTCCATATAAATTGTTGTGCACGGGAAATTCTCCCTCTGTAAATATAATTTATTATTATTATTAATGATTGAACATTTACTAAAATCAATCATATTTAGATTTAAATCTAACCATTCATTTGTTATTTCAGCAGTATATTTTTCCAAAATAACAACATTATACCCATAAAATAATGGAAAATGTGGGGAAATATTTAATTCATATAATTTAGATGTTAAATAACAGCTTAAAAGTTCTACGTTTGACATGCTATTATAACTATTTATATATTCTGACAATATATAATTTTTATAACTTGGTAATGTATAGTCGTCTAAGCCTATATTTAAATTTAAAGGATTTATGATTGGAATTTCTTTAATAAATAGGGATTTATATAAATACTTATTTTTATATTTAATGACACATTTATAAATATAGCCATTTATATGCACTTTCTTCTTCTTTTTTATTACTTTAATTAATTGGTTAGTATTATTTAGAGTTTTTCCTGATAAATTACAATTAGAAAATAGACATAATATACTATTAAAATTATATACATTAGAACACTTAAAATGTTTAGAAATACTCTTAGTCAAAAATTTATTATTAATAGTATTTATCGGTTTTAAACCTAATGATTCATAAATATTTAGCATTAATTAATTAATTAGTCGTTTAAAATATTTCCATATTTTAAACTAAATTTTAATTAAAGGGGGGGGTTTAAATATATCTATATATAATGTATCAAATAATTAATACAACAACTATAAATAATATTAATACATACAGCCATACTATAAACAATATAAATATTAATGTTGGGAAAATTCAGGGTAATCGGATAAATATGGAAGATTTCTATATTATAGAAAATTATTATGATTTAACAATAATAGGAGTATTTGATGGACATGGTGGCACATCTATGTCTAAAAATATTTATGCGGAGTTTACTCCTATAAATAAATTAATATATTCTTATTATACCAATACTATTAAGTATAAAACATTAGTACGCTCTTTGAACAAGTGTTTTCTTAAACTTGATAAAAAACTAATTCATTACATAAATCAAGGAACCACAATATCCATACTATATATTTCTAATAATTATATATACCATATAAATTTGGGCGATTCTAAAATGATTTACATATATAATAATAACATTCTATATGAAAATGAACTGCACCGACCTTATATAGAAAGTGAACGAAAACGTATATTAAAAACTACATATATATTTAATAATAGAATAAACAATCAGTTATCTCTATCCAGAAGTATTGGAGACTATAAATATAAGTTTATTAAAAATAAATATAATGGTATTAAATCTCCCGTATCTTGTATACCATCTTTTAAAAAAATTACTATAAAAGATAATTCTTACTGTATATTATCTACTGATGGATTCTGGGATTATATTGATTATAAAGACATCCTACAAATTATAGAATTTGAAGAATCTATTAAAAATTCTATAACTAAATTAATTTTACACGCCATTAAAAATGGGAGCAATGATAATATTATATTAATTATATTAAAGTTATAACACTGTTTTCTAGTTGCGTAATATAATCTTTTATTTAATATAACATTATATTAATGTCATTAGAGTTAAAAAAATTTAATATGAACATGATTTCATACGATAAAGTTGTAGTTCTTATTGGAAAACGAGAAACTGGTAAAAGTTTTTTAGTAAAAGATTTATTATATTGTCATCGAAATATGCCAGTTGGAACAGTTATATCTGGAACGGAAGGGGCTAATGCGTTTTATTCTAAAATTATGCCCAGCATATTTATCCACGGTGAATTTCGTCCTGAAATTGTATCCAATGTTTTAAAACGTCAGAAAAAAGTTATAAGTGCTATTAATAAAGAAATTGAGGAAGATGGTGATACTACAATTGATCCTAGAGCTTTTTTTATACTAGATGATTGCTTATATGATAAAGGGTGGGTTAATAATAAAAATATACGTTCATTATTTATGAATGGTAGACATTATAAAGTTATGTTTTTAATTACAATGCAGTATGCTTTGGGGATACCACCCAATTTAAGAACAAACATAGATTTTGTATTTTTATTGCGGGAAAATTATATGTCTAATCGTAAAAGATTATATGAACAGTATGCTGGGATGTTTCCATCGTTTGATATATTTTGCCAAGTTATGGACCAATGCACTGAAGATTTTGAATGTTTAGTAATAAATAATAATGCCAAAAGTAATAAATTAGAAGACCAAGTGTTTTGGTATAAGGCAGAACCACACGATGATTTTCAGATAGGGGCGAGTGAATTTTGGCAATATCATAGTCAAAATTACAATCCAGATTTTGAAAATGAGGAAGAGGCTAATATTAATGATATGCGATCTAGTAAAAAAGGACCTATCATTAATGTTAAAAAATATTAGTTTAACATTCGGGATTAATATCAAGATCAAGATTAAAGATCAAGATTCAAGATCAATATTAAAGATCAAGATTAATATTAGGGATTAAGATTAAAATTCGGGATTACCTGTTAATATTTCTTGGGAGCTCATTTTTCCAATATTAATCATTTGATAAATATTTAATAGTATTATTAAACACAAACTTGTTACCGCAAAACCCTTCAAATAATAGGTTTTTTCAGCAACTTCATTATTAATTTTATTTTTTACAAATAATAATACTATTAATAATAAAGCCGATATTATCGAAAACAACATTATTTTATTCAAATTATCCATATATATACTATATAATATATATATGATTTAATAATTTATCGCATCACTAAAAAAATTAAAATTAGATGTTGTATCTAACTGACTGTTATTTGTCACAGTATCTATATTTTTACTTAATGTCGTTTTAATTGATTTTAATTCATCCAATTGATTATTGGATTTTAATTCTAATTCTCCTTCTCCCTCAATCTGACTTATGTTCGATTTTAATTCTAATTCTCCCCGTCCATCAATCTGACTTATGTTCGATTTTAATTCTAATTCTCCAACAAGTGTGTGGTTTGATATTTTATCCAATTGATCATTGGACTTTAGTTCTAATTCTTCGTCCCTGGTAGATTTGATTGATTGTTTTTCTAACTGACTCCTGTTCGACTGTAACTCTGCCTCTTCGCCCCTGGTAAATTTGATTGATTGTTTTTCTAACTGACCTGTGTTCGACTTTAACTCTACCTCTTCGCCCCTGGTCGATTGTTTTTCTAACTGACTCCTGTTCGACTTTAACTCTACCTCTTGGCCCCTGGTAGATTGTTTTTCTAACTGACTCCTGTTCGACTTTAACTCTAATTCTTCTCCCCTGGTCGATTGTTTTTCCAACTGACTCCTGTTCGACTGTAACTCTAATTCTTCGCCCCTGGTCGATTGTTTTTCTAACTGACTCCTGTTCGACTGTAACTCTAATTCTTCGCCCCTGGTCGATTGTTTTTCTAACTGACTCCTGTTCGACTGTAACTCTAATTCTTCACCCCTATTTGACTGTAACTCTAATTCTTCACCCCTATTTGACTTTAACTCTAATTCTTTCCCACTAAATGATTTGGTTAATTGATAGTCTAATTGGCTTCTATTAGATGTTAATTCTAATTCTTCAATAAGTGTGCTGTTCGATTTAGTGTCTAATTTTATATCACTATCACCACCGTTATCAGTATTAAATATATTATTATCATCTATATTTAATGAATAGTTAGAGTAATTTTCATCCAATTTACTCGTTTTATTTTCTAATGAATTTTTTAATTCCTTCGTTACTAAATTTTGTAAGTTTGTTTTATCTTCAGGTGACATATCCAATGATATATCATCTATTTCAGCCGTTTTTTTATTAATATACTCCACACCTAAATATTCTTTTAATATATTTTTAACTGGCAATTGTTTTCGGATAGTTTCTTCTATAGATTTAGCGATAAGTTCTAAAGATGTGCTTAAATTTCGTTGAATCTCTATTTTAGTTAAATTATGATCTAATAAATCTGGTCTTTTCCAAAATTGTCTAGCTGTTTCAATATATGTTTTATGTATAAAATGTTGGCACGTAGGGACTTTTAAATCTATAGAATTTGTATTTTTAGACGATTTAATCGAAGCTAGAACTTTGGTGTGCGTGACAAAAACAGCTGTAATCAAATCTTCCATCCAATCACAATCGGATTTTAAAAGTATTCGTCGATATTCTTTATCTATTAATTGACTATTCCATCTGGGGATGTCTCCTAATAATTGTTGAAATGTTTTTAAATATTGCCGATTATATGATTTATTTGATACATCGATTGCTTCGGAATATATAGATTTAATACCCTCGTATAATCTGTATGTTAACATTTCAACTAATTGTTTAGTATATTCATTTTTAGCATCTACTAATACGTGATGATAACTATTCATTGATATATAAAACTTTTATTTTTCAATTATATACCGCAAATCAATAATAGTCTTTACACTATTTAAACTTTAAAGTATAAAATTATTTCTGTTAGATAATGGTACAAATAATATTTTTATATCAATGAATTGTAAATCTCAGCCTTAAACAAGATATGTAAAGGAAAGTCTATAATCTATAATTAATTAATTAATTAATTATAATTATTATAAATACACTATATATAGAATATGTACAACAAAATTAAAAATCCAATCACGGGGCACTTTGTAAACACAAATTCAAAATTAGGTAAATCAATTATACAGAATTATATTAATAGTGTAGGAGGTGCTCAGCCTAGACGAGATTTAAGTGCCGCCAGAGAACGTAGGCGATTAGCAGCATTAACTAAAATGGAGAGCTCGTCACCAAAAATACAAGCTGTTAAACCTAGACGAGATTTAAGTGCCGCTAGGGAACGTAGGCGATTAGCAGCGTTAACTAAAATTGAGCCCCAACCAGTGAAACATATACTAAGTGAAGATGTTGAATTAGAAGATGGATACATATGGGGGGTTGGTTTAAATGGACCGGTTCCTTTATATGTAGGTAATAATGAGCCGGTTTATAGACCTAAACCTATTGTAAAGGCTAAGGCTAAACCTATTGTAAAGGCTAAGGCTAAACCTATTGTAAAGGATAAAGCTAAACCTGTTCTAGGTAAATCCACACTTAAAGAAAAAGAAAAAGAAGGAAGATTAAAAGCCAGTTATTATTACGATACTTATGGAAAAGACAAGACTGTTGGGGATCGGTGTGATATAAGAAAAGATGGTAACTATAATTGCTTGTTAAAAAGAAAAAATAATGTGGCCTATTGGGCTAAACCTACTAAAGCTGGAACAGGTCAAGAATCGTGTGGGAATTGGACTAGCAGGTGTAAGGACCCCAAATATGTTTAATTTCCCTTTATATGCATATATATGAGAGTTTCCTTAATAATATTATTTTAATTGATATTATTACAAATTATTTATTATATATCCATGATGTGATAATCATTTATATTATTTAATATAAAAATATCCTCGTTATACCATTAAATATTATGTGAATATCGTCGGAATCATTTTATATATGATAAAGTATAAAATGTATCATTAATTTTTATAGATAATGGTTTTGTTTTATTAAATAGTCGTGTCAATAGGGAACTTATAATTGTTTTTTGATTATTTAAACATAGACTTTAATTTAAACATAAATTATAGTTTATCCATTGATTGTGAAGCCTCTCCATCTTTTGGGTCATAACTGCAGCCGTTCATTAACACCAAATTTATTAAAAATCCTAAATAAATTATTATACTCTATTAAATTAAAATAGTAAATTTATTCGTTTTTAATGTATGTTTAAATATCATCATTTAGCAATATAATTATGTCTACATAATTATATTGGATATATATTATAAAGTCTATCATTATGAAAACTGTTTATAAGACCATCTCTGGATTTATTAACGCCAAATTAATTAAAAGCATAACTGTGCAATGATTTAGAATATGGATTAGATTTAAGGGTATCCAATATTTCTGGTTGTATTCTATCTGCCAGTTTATCATTATTTAATTGGTCTTTATAACTTGTTATAGAACAATTTTCTACCGTTCCTCGGGTATCATATGTTGCTGTTCTATTAGGATTACGCGTATTTATATAATCCTGTTCTACTTTATTAGATGCCATATTAATATTATTAGCACCCGCATATACCGAAACATTCGAAGTTACTGGTTCTCTTTGTTTAAGCGTCTCTTCTTTAACCTGATTTAATGTGGCATTATACACATCCGCGTAAGATGTCGGTTTACTATTTTTACTACCAGCTGTCCCCGAGTATTCGGTGCTGGAAAACTGTCTGTTTGTGTTTGGGGCTTTTGCGGGATCAATTAAATATCCAGTTCCCTTACTTACAGTATTTCCATCCATATTTCCAGAATATTCTTTTAATAAAAATTGTTTATGTGTGTTAGGGGCTTCCATTTTATTGGTAAGATAACCCCGTCCAGTTGAATTTTCGGTTGTTGATATACCCAATCGACCATCTTCAATATTAGTTTCTTTAATTGTTGTCCGCGCTACATCATTCGGATCGTAAACGGCTAATCCTTCAGGACCATTCATATTTCCGATATGATTATTATCTATATTTGTTTCTTTAATTGTTGTCCGCGCCACATCATTTGGATCATATATAGTGTTCTTGTGAGGGCCATTCATATTAGAACTATAATTATTATCAATAAGTGTTTGTTTATTAGTTGTCCGCGCCACATCATTTTTATCTTTCACTACACTTCCCATATTAGTTGTTGATTGTAAATATCCAGTGCGATTATCGTGAATATTAGTTTCTTTAATAGTTGTTCTAGCAACATCGTTTGGATCATAAATAGTATTTCTATCTGGTCCATTCATATTACCCGCATGATTATTATGAATATTAGTTTCTTTAATAGTTGTCCTGGCCACATCATTTGGATCGTAAACGGCTAATCCTTCTGGTCCATTCATATTACCCGAATGATTATTATGAATATTTGTTTCTTTAATAGTTGTCCTAGCGACATCATTTGGATCATAAACAGTGGAATGTTCATTACCATTCATATTACCCGAATGATTATTATGAATATTTGTTTCTTTAATAGTTGTCCTGGTAACATCATTTGGATCATAAACGGGTAATCCTTCTGGGCCATTTATATTACCCGAATGATTATTATGAATATTAGTTTCTTTAATAGTTGTCCGCGCCACATCATTTGGGTCATAAACAGTGAACTGTTCATTGCCATTCATATTACCAGAATGATTATTATGAATATTTGTTTCTTTAACAGTTGTCCTAGTAACATCATTTGGATCATAAATTGTCAATCGTTGTGGACCATTCATATTACCCGAATGATTATTATGTATATTAGTTTCTTTGATAGTTGTTCTCGCAACATCGTTTGGGTCATACACGGTTTGTTTATTATGGTTAGAATTATAGTTTCCAGATTCTCTTATATTTCCAATAACATTTTCTTTTCGTGTAGTTCTAAATGTATCTTCAATAGGAGCAACTAACGCCTTAACAATTGATGTAAAGTTAGATGTGTGCGTTCGTGTTCCGGTTATTTCACGTTCATTACTGGTTGGAATAATTGATTTTTTACCATAATCTGCTATTTTTTTATTGTTCCATTTATCAACCAAATGAGCATTTCTTACTCCATTTGATAATGTGGCTTGTTTAGTAGGTTTTCTATATATAGAATTAAATTTAGTTTGTTTCATTGTGGCGGGAGCTCCAGAACCTACATAAGAGGCTGTTTTTTTACGATGTGTGTCTTTAACTATTATAGTTGCTCGTTGTTTGCCTTTAGTAACTGCTCCCACTGTTGTAAAATAATCATCTGAAGTATTTTCTTTAAATTTTTTAGGACCATATTTATTAAGTGTTCCCATTTTAGATGTGTTTTGGGTAACTGACTTACCACTAATAACCCTACCTTCATATGATAATTTTGGATTTGTTAAAACTCTTAGTTCATCTATATTTTTTGGAATAATATGGTCGATTTTATTACCTTGGTGAAATCCACCAGTCGGAATATGTGTAAATCCTTGATTTAATCCAGGGCCTACTCTTAATTGTTCTGTGGGTAACTCATTTGTTTTTTTTTGTGATGGCAAATATCTATCAACTATTTCCCCTGTCATATTTGGGGTTCCATTTATATTATTTATATTTCGGTTTAATTCAAACATTGGTTTTTTTTCAGTTTTTTTTAAACTGAATCTATTATTTCCAGTATGTGAATCTAATATTGGCTCGTTTGATTTTTCGTAAGTATTTTGTTTTACGCTTCCCCCAAAAAATGGTGTCATATTATTATGTGTAAAAGCTTCTTTTTTCATTTCGGTCCCTGTTAAAGAACTAATATATCTTCCCCCCTTATCTGCATCATTATAAAATTCTTGTTTATTATTTCTGGATTCAATAAATTTTTCGGTAACATTATCCTTATATATTTTATCGTAATCTATATTTTTTAGGGGATCATCATTTTTTTTAGGGTTAGGTTGATTGCTTAACATATATCCCAAAGTTCCTATTATTCCTGATACGATAATTAACTCCATATTATAATATAATTATATTTTATAATTATATTTTAATACATTACAGTTTAAAATTAATAATTTTTAATTTCATTTTTATTTCTCCATTGAACAGAAGGAGGATTGGTATATACTCCACACGTATTTTTTATTTTTTCACACGGTAATTTACCACCCACTGGTAATAATGGGGTTGGGTCTATAGGTTTAGGAATACACGGGCGATGATTATCCTTAACAATAAGTCGGTTAGCTATATTATAGTCAAAGGGGATTTCAACTCGTTCTTGAGGGTCCAAACATAACCATTCCCATCTATTCCACCCTGTTCCTCTTAAATTGCAAGAAGGATTTGAAATCCGTGTATCTTCGGCAGGAATAAAACAATCTTTCCAATGTTTTAAATTATCATCTTGATATCTCTGACCACGTTTTAAGTTTTTTCTAGGTCCTGTTTTACATTCTCCTACAACACCCTGTCCACATACTTCACCTGATGTACAAACAGCGTTTGGACAACATGGAACATAATTCTTTTTAATATCCTTAGAATTTTTTTTACATAACCCTAATAATTCCGAATCGATGTCAATTAGATGTTTGGTTTTATCAATAGAAACACCTTGTTTTTGTAACCGAACCGATGGAGGGTATGGATAACATTGGTTACACGATATTTTTGGTTTTTCTAAATTATAATTACCAACGTTAGCTGATTGTTCAATACTTTGTTTATAAGCCTGAGTGTCATAATTTAATCGATTAAAACTCATTTATAATATATTAATATAATATTTTTATATTTAATTTAAAAATATTATTTAATTAAGAATTCTATTGTCACTAATTAGATTGTCAAATTCTATTGGCAAGAATTAGATTGGCAAGAATTAGATTGACATCCATTAACAGAATTCATTATTGGTTGTGGGCAACTATCTAAGTTAATTTTAGGTGGTAAAGGAGTGGGTTTATATCTAATCATTTGACAAGATGGTAAATGAATTAAATTAGTATCTATATTTCGCTTAGGTCCACAAGATTTACCTTCTATATTAATTTGATTATTACTCTGTGGACTATATTTTTTAGTTGGACATAATGAACTTATTCGAGTGGCTCCTCTCAAATCATTTTCAAGATCAACTAAATTACCTTTTATATGACTAACGGATGTTCCACCCACTAATCCTAATTCGTGTCTACACTTTTTACAATTTTCATATTTCATAGGGTTAAGAACGTATTCTAATGGACCAACGCTTTCATTCATTTTTGTCGAATATGCACACGTATCATAAATTAATCTATTTGAACTCATAATATATATTATAAGAATATTTTTTTAATAAAAATTTAAAAAGTCTTAATTATTAAAACATTTATTTAAATAGTCTTTATTTTTAATATATTGTCTTGACGGCTGTCCACCCCGTATCCAATTTTTATTATTAACTTCTTGTATTATATTTTTTGGATTTTGAATGTTTTTCTTTATTATCGGTATTTGTGGAATAAAACGATTTACCGTAATACCAGATAATATATTGCACGGTCGTTTAATATATGTATTTTTTCCCATTAATAAATTGGATTCTTTTTTTATATTCTTATTACAGTTTGTTAAATTGGGGGTTGTCATATGTGGAAACGATCTTAATTGATTTATAGTTTTTAAATTAGTTAAATTTTTAGAATTTCTAAATTTAGAATCATTGTCTATATTACAACCGTTTCCAGATGTCCACCCACACCCATCTTTATACATAAGGGTTGGATGTTTTAAACTTATTTCCATTGTGGTAGGTGCTTCACATATTGGATCATAAAAGTTTTGTGTTTGATATATTCCGGGTTTAGTAATTGTCTTATTATTTAATTTTTTATAACATTGATCTTCATTTAATCTATTTAATCCCTGTATATTAAATACCACTTCTTTTAAATTGCTCATATACTATATATCAATAATAAAATATATCAATAATAAATTAAATTTTTATAAAAAATAATAAAATTTATTAATAATAATTTTTATTATTTTTTAAATAATAAAAATTTTATTAATTAAAGTCCATTATTACCAACTCTATTATATAATGGACTGTAAATATTTTTAACACATTGTTCTGGATTTCCCTCCTTACAACTCTTAGCAGGTTCGTTGCCATATAACCAGTCGGCAAATTCGTCCTGTTTATTTGGAATTGTTGTTACGGGGGTTGTATAAAATTGTCTCTGCGAATTCTCTTTCTCAAAGACATCGCCAAAATCTTTGTATAAGTCTATATTAAATTTATTTTTAATCTCATTGTTTACATTTTTTTTCTTACTCATCGATTCTCTGTTTGGGTTTTTAGTATAATCATCTAAAGAAATATTCATAAAAGGATTATTCTTAGTAGGTTCTATATATTTATGTACTAAATTATTAGCATAATCTAAGAAATAATCATTGTAGGCGTTGTATCTATTTTTATAAATTAAATATGTTAAAATTAGAGCTATAAAAAATATATATATATATTGATGGTTTTTAGAATATATCACTAATACAGACGATATATATAATGAAAGTCTAACTATAGAATTTAATCTTTCCTCTAATGTCATATTTTTTTGAGGGAAAAATTGTTTTAATTTATCATTTTCATATAAAATTTTAATAGAATCCGACCAAAAAACTTCCATGATATAATAGTATATTATAGTATATTATTATTTTTTCTCTTCTAATTTTTTCTTTTCCAATTTCTTCTTTAGATATTCGCGCTTCTCTTGTAAGTTTTTTTTATGATCGATCGTTTTACCCCTCTTTTCCTTGGATTCTATTTGTAATGGAGGTTGTTCTTGGCTTTGTGAACTGGGTGTAAAGAATGAGGCTAAGGGAGAGGGAGAGGTGGATGAGGGAGAGGATGGGGAAGGTGACATCGTCTTCATTATATTGGAAAACATATCATTTTGACCTAGTTTGCTCATAACATTGCTAGCCTCACTAAACAAATCATTTTCATCTAATTCTCCACTAGAAATTTTATTTTGGATTTTACTTGTAATGTTTTGAACTAAACTAGCAATGCCCGAAGTATCATTGTTTATATCAAAGTTTCCAGAAAATAAACCTTCTAAAAGTTTAGAGGGATCATCTATATTTAAATCATTCGTATTTATATCCTGGGCTATTTCATTAGCAAGTTTACCTATAGATCCTTCAAATATTTCAGGTATATCTATTCCGCTTAACCCTCCTTTAGAATCACCTGTAGAATCCCCCATTATATCATCTATATTTGCTCCTATATCTACTCCGTTAACGCCGTCATTATCTTTAAGAGATTCTATAATATTTAAAAATGCCTTTGTTTTAAGGTCTAATTTATCTGAATCTAATGGAATATCTTTTAATTCATCTAAAATAGTAACAACATCTTTATTATTTTTATATTCATAGGCATAAATGTATAAAGCATGCAAATAATTCCAAATTTCTTGTTTATTATCACAATCTAATGTTTCATCATTCCATAATTTATAAAAATCTACATGTTCTATTAAAGTTTGGTTTTCACTAAAAATCATCTCATTTTTAGTAGATATATCCTGCTCTTTATTTTCTGAATAGGTGTAAAATTTCTCAACATGTTGTATCCCTGTTAAAGGAAATGTATAATTACTATTAATCGATTTATCTAAATAAGAATAGTTTGATTTAATATTATCAAATAATTCGGTTAATGTTTTATTAAATTTTTCTTCAAATACCATTTAAATATACATTATATATTTAAATGCTATACATTTCCGCAATTATTTTTCAAGTTTATCATTTAAAACCACCAATACCTGTAAATATTTCCATATATTTTCTTTACTATCATCATCCATAACTGTCCAATATTTTTTCAAATTATTTATAATATTTTCTATATTCTTGTTATCGCCCAACCCGTTATCCTCATAATGTTCATTGAAATCATTCTTTAGAAAAAAACCATCGTCTTTATCTAAGATTTTTTTATGATAAATCTTAATATATTTATTACACATTGTATATAATTGTCTGGGATTGGATTTTTTAAATAAATGAAGTGATGAATTTGTAAAATGTATGTCTGTATCTCCTGGATACATTTCACACAAATTATCAGATAAATTAACTAATTGAGTATTGAAAGCACTTAATAATGACATATATTAAATCTAAATATTTTATATTATATTTATAAACTTATAGTTTTAAATCCTTATCTCTATTTAAAATCCTTATCTCTATTTGCTTTATATTCATCAAGTCTTTGATTAATACTTGTATTATTTCCACCATTACCATTACTATTAGTTCCATTATTATCTATAGTGTTCGTTGTTGTAATGGGTCTGTCTACAGAGTCTATAAATGAATAACTATGTTTAATTGGATTTTTATTTTCTATAAATGAATAGTTATCAGACCAAGAACCACCCATCTCTCCTGCCATATAATCTTCAACACCCTCATTACTAACATTTAAACTATTATTGCCACTATTATTACTACTATTATTTAATGATACTTTTGGGGGTTCAGCACTTTTAAAATACATTAATATAGATTCACCTTTAATAGGGTCTCTACCTTCCACAATTAATGTTGGAACACTTTTAATATAATTTGGAACCTTAGTTTTATTACTATTAATTTTAATGATTTTATCTAAAATATTTAGTTCTTTTAAATTTTTCCATAAATTTATACAATGTGAACAACTTGGAGAATAAAAAAGGACCGGTTTTGACATATATATATATATTTAATATAAATATATATTTTTAAACTTATTAAAAAATTTGATAATTAAATTATTGTATATATATTATATAAAGTATGTCTATCCCATCTGAATCTTACAAAACTATTATTAAAAACGATTTTATTATCGAAACTTCTTTATTAATTAAAGAATTACCAGTAGCTATGGTTAATTCTATTAGAAGAATACTATTATCTAATATTCCAACAGTAACATTTAATGATACTTGGAACAACCGGACAGAAGATCGGCATATTAATGTTTTAAAAAATACTTCTTCTTTGCATAATGAATTTTTAAATCATAGATTATCCCTTGTACCATTACAAATGGATAATGATAATTTAAAGGTTGCTAGTAAATTTAGTAATACACAAAAACTAAGACTCTATAGTTTTAAAAATCCAACTCTTGTTCCTAAATTTAGTCTTAAAATTAAAAATAATGAAGTCACCCGAAATATGCAAAATATCACCGAATTCTTACAGGTAACCACAAATAATTTTGAAGTAATTGATAGTGAAGATTCCTCAATTACATTGCCATCGATTGATACATTTATAAAACCAGATCCATATACAGGCGAATATATTCTTCTTAATGTTCTAAAACCTAATATTTTAAATGACGATGAGGGGGAAGAATTAGATCTTATAGCTAAACCATCTCCTGGTATTGGCTTAACCAATTCCAGATTTACACCTGTGGGAACAGTATCCTACAGTTTTGTAACAGATGATGTAAAAGCAGAAAGTGTATTTTTAGAAAAAATGAAATATAAAAATAATGAGCGAGAAACTAAGGGATTAAAAGAATATTCTAGTAATGAAGTCGAAAAACTTAAAAATTCATATAATTTGTTAGATAAACATCGAACATATCTTACTAATGAAAATGGTGAACCCAATCAATTTAATTTACGGGTAGAATCTATTGGATTCTTAAATTCCGATCAATTAATTTATGATTCAATTTATACATTGCAATTAATGTTAGCAGATATAATAAACTCTATATCTTTTACAACTCTTGATGAAATTTTAACCGTTTCCACAAAAGATAAAATAATCTTTGATAATTCTAATGATGAATGTATTATAACAATTATAAATGAAAATCATACAATTGGTAATCTTTTAAGTGAGTATTTTAAATTATTCTATTGTTCTGATAAACCAATTATCTATGATCTGTTTAAATTTGTTAGTTACAGAATGCCTCACCCATTAACTGAAAATATTGAAATGAAATTAATATTAAACAATGATTTAACAACCGCCGATCTAATTAAAATATATAATAGTCTATCTAAAAAGTTTAGCCCAACCGTTAAAAATATAACAACCCTAAGTAATAATACTAATAAAGAATTATTAATTATGATATTTGTAAAAACATTAGCACTTATTAAATATGATATTAATAATCTAATGAATGAATGGTCTGGATTATCTAGTATTAATACACCCTCTTACGTAATAGAAGAAGATCAAACCTATTTTGATTTACATTCTTCCTTGGGTGAAAGTTTTGATATTGTGAAACTCTTGAAATAAAATACTATTTCCTATTATATTATTCCCCATTCGCTATATAGTTAACATATACGTTATATAAGTAGTATTGATAATTAACATCTTGCGATTCAAACCAATCCTTAACATCGTCTTTTCGAATTGTTGGTTTAGCGCCTGACACATAATTGGATGCTAACCCTAAATATATATTATGTATTTCATAAATTGCTTTTCTAGAAAAATGAGGCAAGTCTATAAAATTTTTTTTAATTTTAATCTGTATATAATAATTATATATCTCATTAATTATATTTGTTAGGCTTTGCTCCATATTATTATATTGTTCCATATATTCATTAAAATAATACAAGAATTCAGTTAATTTTCCTAATTCGCCCATCTTTCTCAATACCAATAATCTTTTTATAATAAAAGGCTCATTGCCTTTTATTTTAGATACTTTATTAAATTCCGCCGATCTAAGTTTTGTTCTGTAGAGTCTGTTTTTACTATAGATCATGTAACCCTCCTGAACATAATCCAATGAATCCACCGAATGTTCTAATTTTTGATAACTATCAGCTTCGAGTTTATTTACATTTAATATTTTGATAATTGCAGGTTTTATTATCCCAATTTCTTCATCCGATTCCAAAAGTGTATCCATATTTCTAGATAAAATGTGAATAATTTTTGGGTCGTTATATTTACTTATATTTCTAGATTCTGGATGACATAAAACAAAAGAATAACAAAAATTAGTTTTTAATAAATCATAGTTTAAAGACTGACTCGATTCCGTAAATAATGTATGGAATGTTTTAGAACTGTTCCAATAACAATTGGCATCTAATGTACCCCTTGTGGATATATTCCAAACATTATTATAATAATATAAATTTATTAGAGTTCCATCTATAGATTCTTCAATTACATTATCTTCCCATTCAACATTATCTATAAACTCTTCATAAGAATCTTTAAATGTGAGCGACATACACACAATTTTATTTGTTTCTTTTTCTATAATTAAACTTCTAGATTCTTTTAAAAAACTGTAGGTATTATAATCTTCTTCAGTCCCCTCTTTTTTATTATATTTTACTAAATATAAATTTCCTTTCCCCTTCCCATTTTCATTTTCATTTTCATTTCCATTTTCTTTTATCACCAATCCCTTTATATCTAGTAACTTATTTGTAATATCCGAAAATTTAGATAAATTGTTCTCCTCAATATATTTTATAAACAAAGACATTTAATATTTAATGAGATAAAGTTTTAAGTAATTATTTATAGAAATAATTATGAAAATATTCTCTAATTATTATATTAGATATGAATATTTTTGAATCACACCTAAATAAAAAATTGCTGGAATGTGAAACCGGCGATATTGTAAAATTTATATCAACCGATCCAAACTATAATAAAGAAGCTATATATATTACCCAAATCAATAATGAAAAATTATTCGAATTTGTAGATAATAAAGAGAAAATTAAACTTAATTTAGAAGAATCCGAAAACCCTTTTAAAATTACGGATATGCAATTTTTACATAAAAATACTTCTGAATCTAATTCAGAAGATGTAGAGATTATATCTAATCAAGTAGAATATGAAGATTATGAAGATTCTAAAAAATATATTAGAGAATTATCCATATGGGAGCGTGAGTGGTCTTACAATGAATTAAAATTATCTATTATAGATTCATTAAATAAAAACAATACCGCCCTATCTTATGATTATATTAATAGTAAATCTGAAAAAATATTAGATACTATACTAAATATTACGCCTATAAAATTCTTTGATATTAAGAATACTGTAAATAAACCCCAAATTAATAAATTTATTAAAAATAATTATACATCCTTATTAAATCCTTTTGTCTACGATACCAAGAAAATATATACTAAAAATGCTTTATTACTCAATCCCGAAGATGATTCTATTCCATACAATGATACTAAATTCATTGAACCTATGGATGAATTGAAGGGATTATTAGACTATTCCGATAAATATCACCAACACGAAATCGATAAAGATGCTTACGAAAAAGGATTACAAGATAGTTTTGAACTCACTGACAATCTTAATGAAAAAAAAATTTATACAAATATAAATAAATCATATATAGATACAGATTTAGCTCCCAATACTTATTATAGATCGGGAATAATTGAATCATATATTGATGTATACCGACAATCTTGTAATACTTTTGTTATTAATAAAGGAATGGATACCATAGAAAATATAGATTTATTAGAAACCAGGTTATCAGAGGCCAGTGATTACCGTCTATATGATACATTATCGGATCGTCTTATAGGTGACCGCAAGTCATCCAAAAATTTAGGTATTAAATCGTGTCATACCAGTGGGGTAGGAAGTGATACATTTTATAGTGGTGCTGTAGATAAAAAATCACATAAAATAAATGCTTTTAATAAAAGTATTATTGTTCCACCTAAAAAGGAAGTGTTTATTTCAGGCGAATCATTAAATATTATAGGTTTTTACATTAAATCAAATAAACACTATGATCCCGATTTTATATCAAATGAAAATACCCGCGAAACAAGCACAATTGATAAAAATGGATACACAATTATACAAAAGTTTCCCAGTGTAAATAATTATGGTTATAGTTTAGTGGACCAAATTAATATTAATAATAATCTAACTTATTTAGGTAAAAATAATAATGTAAATATTATTAATAATTGTAGTTCTATTAACATTAATAGTATTGATTTTTCTAAAAACAATTTAATATATTTAGATAAAAGCATCAGCAAAGAAATAACAACGATTGAAAAATATTTAGACAATATTACTCCTAATATTGCGGATGTCTACAATTTTATTGAACCTGAATCTTTGAAAAGCTGTGATAATTTCAGCGACATTAATCAGATTTTATCTAAATATGACCTCACATTGTTTAATACTAATATAGAATTTATTAAAAATATCAGACTCAAAAGTTATTTATTACAAAATATCAACAAAAATCTAGATTTTAGTGAGTATTCTTACCTTAAACATCTAGAATCTAAAGACAATTTTATAAAATTTAATATAATTAGTAGCACTATAAACGCAATAATAAATAAATTAGATAATAGTTTATTTAAAACCTATAATTTAGGTGAAGATGCTGTTTATAGAGAGAATCTTATTTTAGCAAGTAAAAATATATTGTTTGATACACTAAGCTCTCAATTTTCTAAAAATGATTTAACACATTTTATAATGAATCGCCTACACTTACACGTTAACCTTGAAGAAGATGTGGATGAAACGGAGACAATGAATATATTAATAAATACGATCGTCACCTATTTACTAACAGATAAATATGATATACACTATTTTAAAAACACTATTTATAAATCTATAAATGATACGTTATTAAATAAAGAGTTACAAAAAATACGTGATAATATTAAAGAAATATATAATTTAACCACTGTTGATACAAAAAAAAAGTTTTTTACTGTGGAAATTATTAATAAACTTAATAAATCATTTGATAGTGGTGAATTATTTTATACATTTATTGATTATAGCTCAAATTTAACAAAACTATCAACGTTACAATCCAGTATTTTAACCATTTCCGAGAAAAATTATTTGGCTTCTAATTTAAACAATTGGGATTCTTTAGATATAAAACAACAGGAAAAATGGATTCCAAACCCTACAAACTATATTCAAAAATTTGAAGATTCATTAATAGTATATAATGAACAGCGAACGTTGTATAACTATTACTTAGAAAAATGCGAATCATTTAAAGTAGTTAAAATTTATAAAACAAAGGAACTATTACACGCGGATAACAATGTTGAAATAAAATATTATGACACCACCTTTGATACTACTGATTATGATTGTAATTTAGCAATGGATATTATTGAGAAATATAATAAAGATACGTCGTCTGAAATTACCAATATATCGGGGGATATTGAACCCATTTTAATTAGAAGATTGACCAACACATATATTTTAGATTCAGATAAAGAAATACACTTAAAATTAGAAAACATAAAAAGAAATTTATTTAGTGAAACAAAACAAAGAGTTGTTCGGGATGGAGATCATGCTTTATTACATACTTCAGCCGAAAGAGTATTATATAGATTAATTAAAAGTGTGTGGATAGCACTTACTAAAAATCAAATAATTGATGTATGTATATTAGATAAAAAGAAAGAATTGGAAAGTATATTGGAATTAGATTTTGAGGCACTTATCCGTTCTAAATCAAACGATACGAACTATGAATCTATATCCGAGAACACACTATCACCAGAAGATAAAAAATGTAGTTCCGTCAGCATCCACTTTAATGATTTATATAAAAACACCTGTGTTCCTAAAAAATTAATAAGTTTTTTATACCAAGCAAATAAGGACTATTTGGAAATGGTAGATTTTAAAAAAATAATAGATAAAAAGGACTCCATAGAATTAACCCTTAAAACATCTAAAGAGTATTTATTGGAAAATATCGAACGATTACTTAATTCTAAAAAACCAATTGAACTCTACACTAAAAAACCACCAGATACAACCAAAAAGACCGTACCAACATATTTATTAGATAAATTTAAAAATGCTAACAATATTATAGATCCAGATATTAGGTTATCATCTATAAAACAAATAATAGATGAGTATGGTGTATTTACGAAACCTGGTGTAGAAGTTAATACCTATAAATATGACTATAGTGATGATAAATATGCTGAATATGACAGTGGCGATTATGTCCAAGAACCATTCGACTATGGTGCCTCAAAATCATTTGTATACGGAGATAATGAAAGTAAGAAAAGTCCAGCAGAAACAATATGGGCCTTTGGTGGTTCATCCTCTGACCAGAGACCTCCATCACCTTACGAGGTCCCTAAATCTCCTGATTACAGCCCACATTCTCCTGATTACACCCCTAAATCACCTGATTACACAGCACATTCTCCCGATTACACCCCTAAATCGCCCGATTATACCCCACATTCTCCTGATTACACCCCTAAATCTCCCGATTATACCCCACATTCTCCCGATTACACCCCTAAATCGCCTGATTATACTACAGGAAATAATACGGATTATGTTCCAGATACTGCTTATGATTTTATATATTGGGATTATCCAGATACGAGTGAGGTTATGTGTTGTACGCATTATTTGGATCTGTCTGAATTAGCTTGGATGGATAATACTGTTCGGGAGGAAAAATTAAAACTGTTGAAATTTAAATATGCAATAAATAATATTGTTGAAGGTGAATGGGTTATATGTGATAAATGTGGAGAAGGATTAACTAAAATTGATTATTCCGACTTTGAAGGATTTTCTGGCAATGATCGCCCTGTTAAATTCAGAGAATTGGTTATCGATGATTACTTGGATATTTCGTATACCAAGGAAGAATTAAATGTTAAGCAAATATTAGACCTTTATACCAAAAATATTGGCATTCAATTAATTGATTCTGATAAAGAATTTATTATTAAATCCAGTAACACCCTTATTGAACAATATTCGATAACTCTTCAGCAATATTTTGATGGAGAAACTCATATTATTAATCTAGAAGAAGAAAAACCACTGTTTAATGGTTATAGTGAAGGACACGTTTTTATTAAAAAAGCATCAAAGGGAGGATTGCTAAAAGCATATTATATGGAAGATAAAACATTACTAAATACATATATAAACAGCGATTATTTGGATATTAAATCATTTACAGATACGACTGATGTCCAATTAAAACAACAGATACAAGCTCTTAAAACATCTCGTGATGATCCAGATAAATTGAACTTATTGGAAGATATATACAATTTTTTTAATTTTATGCGTTCTGGATTTATTCCATTCTATTTACAATATATTGAGGCACTTAAAATAAGTATCATCAATTCATATTTATTATTATCTATCTTTTATTCGGTCCCATCCTATAAAATTTTAGGAACAGGCGATGAGCGGGCTGCTAAAATTAAATTTGTAGGGTTTGATATATCAGATGAAACAAGTGGTATAGAATATTTAATAAAAGATATAACGGGTAAATTTATACAAAAAAATTCGGATTCGCCCTTTTTAAAATGGAGCCGATTACAAAAAAGATATAAAAAAATTGATTCCAGTAAAAAACAATACACTGAATTTTTAGCAAGACATTTTACCGACATTTATTCTAAAATTAAAGAATTTCCAGATATATTAAAACGGAAAAAGGAAAAAGATGAGGATATTCTCAATAGAGAATTATTTTTAGAAGATATAAGTGCTGCTGAAAATGCGTGGATTCAATTTAGGCCTTCACTAAATATATCGTATGTATATTCAGAGGAATTGGATATATCCGCATTAATTTATGAATATCAGGCGGTTCATACCAAATTAAAGCAACTGAAAAAAACTGTTATTAAAGAACCTGAAAAAATAACCGAATTATTGGAAATAATCAAGTTATTAAATACGCTTAAAACCAAATTATCGGATGTATCTCGAAAATTGGGCCACAAACTGATTATTAATATTAACAAATATATACACGCGGAATTATCTTCTATTAATTTAGCAACGCCGATAGTATCTTACACATCTAACTGCTGTATAACTAAAATTTGGAATAATTATATGGATTATTTTATTGCGTTAGATAGTAGTATTGGTGATATATTAAAATCATCAGAAGAAATAAATGAAATATTGAATATTGATAATAAAAGTACGCAGGAATTTGTAATCCATTTTATTGAAAATAGAAATAATAAAGATGGAACCCATTCGAGAAAACTGTTGGATTATTTATATATTGATAGGGGTTTGTTTTCAACCCAAGAATTATATTTATCCTATTTAAAAGATAATTTTTTACACATTAATTATACAAATGTGACCTCTCAAATTGTTTCTAGCAATGATCCAAATATTGGGAAATTGAGAGTATGGAAAAAAATAATAGATAATGATGTGTATATAGTAAATGATATATTAGAAGAAAACGCATTGTCCCTGAACCCTAAAATTACTCCAGCTGATTTAGAATTAAAGCTAAATATCCAATTAAAAACTGTTTACCCATTGATGGACAATGAGTATATCAATTATAAAATTAGGAATATAATTGATAATAAAGGTATTATGGAAATAGATGTTATAACAAATACACCTAAATATTTAATAGACCATAAAATAAACATGTTTGTTAAAGATAAAACGATTGATGAACTCTTAATTCAATTAGATGTGGTTAAAAAAGAATCAAGGCTAAATAAAATCCTATATATGGGAGGAAATAGTTCTGTAGAAGAGATTCAAGTAAAAATCACCCCAGAATTTAACTATGAAAACCAAATAAACAGTGTCCAACACTTAGATAATTTAATAAATAAATGCTCCATTGGGTATACAGTGGGGTTTTCAGATGCACTTATTCCTATACTTATAAATCTTAAAGACCAGGAAATTATTCCAAATGTGGGTGAATCATTTTATAAAATTTATAATAATTATTTTAAATTATCTTCAGAAACCTTTGATGGTATGGTGGAACATATGACACAGTTGTCTGGGTCATTAAAAAGTATAGGAGTTAAAATTAGCCATAGCAGAGAGAATATTCACACTATTATGTATAATATAGGCAATTATACCGATATCTATAAAGAAAATTTAGCTTATTTAGAAGAACGTTTAACAATTGAGGACTATGAAGGTGAGGAAAAATTAAAAGAAGAAGCATTTAGACAATCGCAATTAAATAAATCCAAAACTTATAAAAATATACTGCTTATTAATTCATATTCAACCAATATTATTACGATTTTATCATCTGTTAAGAATAAATTAGGGTTGTCTTTAGATGGGAAAGCAAACTCATCCTATCGGGAAATTTTCAATAAATCTATTATAGACACGTCTTCAAATAAAAATATAACCAAAAAAAATAAAAGTATTAAACCTTGGTGGCTCACTGATAAGTATACGACGTATACGAATACCTGTGTATGTCCATTTCCAAAAACAATTTTTAATGAATTTGGGACAACATATGTTGAAAATTATTATAAAACCCTCGATGATTGTGTAAGTGAACTTGTAGCAGAAGATATAGATGAATCTAAAGCATTAGTGAGCGCAATTGACCGATTTATTGCGAATTCCACACATTTTACCGATCTGATAAATGCAATTAATTCAAACAGTTCTCTTAATGATATGAATTCGGTATCCGCATTAGATGAAGATTATATGATAATATTGAGTAAATTTATTTTTTACCAATTATGTATATTTGCATTTGTCGATATTTATAAAATCAATTCTAATGGACAATTACTATCAAAATATTTATATAATTTTATATTTAATGAAAATATTTATAGCAGTGAAATTATGAAAGATATAACTGATTTTAAGGTCGAAAATAAAATCGATATTTATAAATCAGTCCAAAATAGATACCGTAAAACAAGGTCCGATAAGATGGATGTTGAAGAAAGAAATGTCCAACAGTTATTTAGAAAATTTAATTTAGGCAATATGTTTGGTGCGTTTGATCAGATGGAACAGTTAGATACAGCCGATACAACTGGATTTACAATAGAAACAACTACTAATTTAGAAAACGAAACTGGGTTAACTGAATTAACAGAAGAACATCAAATAAACTTGGAACACGACGAAAGTATTATAGGGACTGGGATGGCGGATGATCACGATGGTAATATAGATGATTATGACTAATCACTTTCTTTAATTATTAAAATTACATTTCTTTAATTTAGGAACTATAAATCAAGTTACTAGAGAAAATAGGGACCATTTACTAACATAAACAGAGTTATTGAATGGTATAATTAATATTTTCCAAACTTTAAACATCAAAATTATCATTACAATAATATTTTATCTTCCTATATATATGGAATTATTTATATTATTTTTTTTAATAGTATTATTCTTGTATTCAACTAGAGAAAATTATGTAAATTATATAAAATTACCAAAAGATAAAAAATGTCTGTCTATTAAATACCCCTACATTGACCCTATTTTTAAAACAGATAACCATATTAAACCACAAATATATAATAATAAACACAATTATTATGTCCGAAATTATACTAAAGGCGAAATCAATGAAATATTAAAGACAATTCCGTTAAATAAAACAAATACCATATATAAAGAACTGTCTGACAGAACCAACGTTGATTATAAACGTGTTTCTCATTTATTTAATTATCTTCAAACTATTCTTTTAACGACCTTTAAGAAAGATATCAATTCTAATTTATCCAAATTACATTGTGCTGGTTTGTCAAATTGTAATCCTCAAATCATTAATAAAAAAATTATTAAAATACAACACAATAATGATAATTATCATTTTACAGTTCATTTAGAATTACTTATTAAATCAAAATCATACAGTATTATATTATTAATAGCGGTCGAGTTTAACAATAATATATATTTAATTAATTCTATAAAGTTTGATGGTATTAAATTTACAGATAAAATATATTTATTACCAGGTTTAGATGTAGATCATCGTTATATTGATATCTATAATAACGACGATGTTCCCTATAAAGCTAATAATGATTATTTAAAATTATCTACTGAAGAAAAAATACTTTTTAGTAAAACATCGGTTAAAAAACGTTCCATTAATGATCAACTATTTTATACAACAAAATCGTGTTATGGAAAACACGCATTTAACCAAAATGAATGTGAATTGGGGTATAATTTATATGGAGAAAAAGTTGAAAAAGGTGTTTGGAAGTAATCGATATCGTTTTAAATCCATATTAAAATATAATACTATTGTCATATTCACCTTTAATTAAAAATAAATAAGATTGTATTCAAAATCCCATTTAAATCAATCGATATATTAATAAGAATACTTTGTTTTATTACGAGGCATTATAAAGTACTTTATAACGTAGATTATATTATAATAATACAATAGGTATTATTATAATATTAAAATAGTTTAATATTATAATGGTACAATTTAACGAACGCATTAAATACAGTATTATTATGTATTTAATTATTTCAATATATGTTTGGATTAGAAAACCATCATTATTATTTTATAATGGCAAAGTTAAGAGTTTTGGTATAGGTAGAAATAAAACTATATTTTATTATCCCCTTTTAATGATTGTATCTGCTATAGTAATATACAGTATATTATTAAATTTCTATTAATATTCCACTCATAATAATATTTGTAGAAATAAATATTATTATGAGTGAATAAATAAATAATTATAAAAATATTATCTCGTATTAAAACAAATGGAAGTGAAACAAAAAAAACGAAAATTTAAAATAATTGAAAAACCAAAAGTGTTGATGTTAAAAACTCCCGAAGAAATGTTTAAATTTCTATTTCATAATCAAATAAATATGGATTTTTTAACAAAATATAATGTTAAACCATCTGAAATGATAGATACTAATAGTTCAACGGGACAAGCAATTTTAAAAGATGGTAAACAATTATTGAAAACGATTCTTAAAGACTATAATATTTCGGATATTCATACCAATACTTATATAAAAACACCCATAAATACTTTAGGTATTATCAATATTAATAATATAGGTAATAAAAAAAATATATATTTTAAGCATTATACCCCAAAATCTTATAGTTTATTTTATAATATTTTAGCCACTTTTAATGAAAGTATGTTACAAAAATTAGATACAGAAATATATACTAAACAACTTGGAATATATGGTAGCACTATTCTAAAAGATAAAGATGCTGTACTCGATTTTATAGGAAATCCAATAAAAGATACGATTTCAAAATCCTTAAATAAGATCATTGCAAACTGTAAATCGATATCAAAATGGCTAAATAAAAGTATTGTCATTTTTCAAGATAGTATTCCTGATAGTAGTTTTGCCGAAATAATAAATTGTACGCACCCTTCCGTAAATACTTTAACAAATGATATTATTATTATATATGTAAATTACAATAAACAATTTGATTTTGAACCCGTAGTTCATATTAATGTGGATATTAGAGGTAAGATTAATTATATTATTAATAATACTCCTGGTGAAGAAGTCCAAAAAACCCATATTTATAATTTACTTAAGAAAGTTAAAGAGGCTAAGTCTGTTGTTAATGTAGTCTCAAAAAAATTTAAAGTGATTAAGCCAAAGCCAAAAACAACCTACATTGAGTTTAATCCATACGATAAAAATCAAGAACTACCAATTATAGAAATAAATATTACCGAAAGTCTTAAAAAAACATTTTTATTAGGACACGAAATTAATAGTTACCATAATATTTATGATGATGTAGAAACAAATGATTTGGCTGGAAGAATTAAATTTAATTCAGATAATACTGCCAATGTTGATTGGTGTGAAGGATTTCCCAATAAATAATATAATTATATATAAATGAAAACTGTTCGATTTTCTAATTTAAACGAAATTAGATATTATCGGGATGACGAAATTATATCAAAGGTTGACTATACTAAATATATATTTGGCTCAATTATAATATTATATTTAGGTTATAGAATTTTAATAGAAATATACAATAATAATTAAGACTTCCTTAAAAATAATTTTATTAAATTTGATACATAATATGACTGTTATTAATATATAAATGACTAATAGAGAGACTAATAGAAATGATTGTAGAGAATCATATATATCAAAACTAAAAGCAGCCAGATCATCTAATTATAATAGTTATAGATCAATAGCTGAATTTTTAGATAATTCGGTTGATGGCAAATCAACCAATATTACTATTAAACTAATATATGATATTTCTACACCTCCAAATCTTTTAAAAATAATTATAATAGATAATGGTATTGGTATTGATAATATTGGATTAACCGCTACGCATGGATTTTCGCGTGAAAGGAAAGATGAAGAAGGTGGAGAATTTGGCTATGGATATAAACTAGCAGCAATTAATATGTCTGATAAATTAACAATGATAACAAATACTACACAAAAAAACTATCAGAGAGCTACCTGGAATCAAACACAAATGGCTAAAGATGATAATTATGAACCGTATTTAGAAAAAAACAAATCAATTATGAAGGAGTTTAAAGGTATAACTAATTCATTAACAGGCACAGTATCCATTTTTGAAGAACTTCTGTCTATTACTAAAAGTTCCATTTGTCCTGATAGCCTTGGAAATTATGTTCAAAAAAGATATGAAAAATTTATTAGAGATGGAACTATAGAATTTAATATTAAAACAGATGGCTATAAAAAAGAAGAATTCTATAAAACAATTGATTCAAAAACAATTTCGCTATATGACCACTCACAATGTGAAACATTCACAACTACACTTTCAATTTATAATAATAATAATAATAAACTTAAATTTATATTGAATGGGTATATAACTGAAAAAGAAGAAAGAGAGCTTATGCTGGATAAAGTAATAACTCCAGGGAAAAATGGAAATTATAGGATGAACGATTTTGAAGACAAATCATATATTCCTAACACTATTTCACATACTTTAGTAGGTGAAATAGTACTAAATACAAAAAATTTTGTCCTAGCAAAGATGCATGAGACCACTTTTTTACCACATGGAAAAATTGATATATTGCGGAAAAATTATGTTATTACTGATAATTCTATATCATATGTAGCAGATCATGGCGATGGTTATTCAAATTATATTTATCATCAATTAAACTATAATACATCTGATTTAGATGGATACTTAGGAACAAATGTTAATAAACAAAATAATGGAATTATACGGGATAAAGAATTATATAAAGTATTGCATTATATGCAGCGGAAACATGAAACTAAATTTAGAAAAAAGAACAAGGAAGAGGCTAAAAAACTAAAAAATGACGAACTTACAAATATAAAATCATTAACAACGATTAACACAAAAATTAACTCACTTTTGAAAGAAGAATTATCCAATTCTATTTTAGAAAAACTAAAAGAACAAATCACTAAAATGAATGATATAGATTCAACAGGTAGTTTATGTAAAGCTAATAAAATAGAATTTTATAATTTATCAGTTTTAAATGAACTTAAAAAAGGAAAAATAAACCAATTATATGATAATATTAAGCAATTAATCACATTAAATCAGAAATCTGATCTAGATAAGATAGACGCGTTTATTTCAAGTATTAAAGAATTAGACCCCTCCAGTAATATTACAAGTTCGATGAATATAGATTTAGATGTTATTTATAGAGAACATAAAACTAAGTTAGAAAATGATACATTACAACAATTATACAATGATTTTAATGAACTTATTACACAAAATATTAATGAATCTAATTTATCTAAATTAAAAGATATTATTGCTAATATTAAAAAGTTAGACCCTACTGGGATTATTTCTAATAGTTTTAATGAGAACTTTAGCAGTATTAATGGTAAATATAATGTTCGTGTAGAATTATTGAATAATGAGTTAAAATTAACTGATTTAACACAAAAATATAATGATATAAACACTCTTATCCATAAAATCCCTACAGCGTCTATATTAGATGAACTTAAAAAATTAATTAATTCTATTAAAAATATTGATCCAGATGGAACTGTTTCTGAAAATATTACGTGCCAACACCCAGCATTTAATACCCTAGATGATATCTACCAGAACCAATTATCGGCTTTAAAGCAATCTAATTATACTATTGGTAAAAAAAATATTGAAAAAATATACAATGATATAGATAAATTAATTAAATTAACCCCGGTTCAGTCTGAATTACCTACCCTTAAAAGTTTAATTAATGACATTAAAAATCAAGACCCAAATGGCGATATTTATAAAACGTTATCAATCGATCTTAAGTTTAATTCTATTGATGACATTTATACACAATATGCCATTACATTAAAAAGTAATAGAATACAACAATTATATAGCGATTTTAACAACTTTTGCCTTGAGACAATTACTGCCGATAACTTGTCTAAATTAGAAAATAATATTACCCATATTAGGAGATTAGACCCATTGGGAGATGTTTCAGCCACTCTGAATTTTGATGCATTGTTTAAATCATTTGACGATATGTTCCAGAAACGAACGACATTATTTAAAATTAGCGAGTTAAAAAAATTGTATGTTGAAATTGCTGAAATTATTGATTCCTCATCAGAACCCACCGAATTTACATTAAATAAGCTAAAGAATATAATTAGTTCAATTAAAACACTTGATCCAAATGGAACACTACATAAAAATGTAACATTTCCTTACAATCAATTGGATCTATTATATTCCAACCAATTAAAAATATTTAATAAAGCACAAATAGAATGGAAAACTTCCATTTATTTGGGATTATGTGAATGTTCCGATAATGGAATAAAGTTGAAAGATAATAAAATTACTTTTAAATTTGGATATACAACACAAGATATTATAAAAAGAGATAGTGGGGGCGACTATTCAAAAATAGGATGGCGGCGAATTATTAGCTCTTTTATTAATAAAGACGGAACTATAAAAGAAGGACAGCAGATTAAGGCTGAAAAAGATTTATATGCAAAATTAAGTTCATTAAACAGTATTACATGGTTAAAAAAAACAACGGGAACTATAGAAAGTAAAGAATATTTTACAATTAATAAAGACTGCTATTTCAATGTTATAGATATTTTCAACGAAATATCTTTAGAATATAGACCAGAAATTGGGGACATATTCAATTAATCTAATTAATCTAATCTAATTAGATTAGATAGAAGATTAATCTCTTATTTCAATTTTCTTTACATTTTTTTTTACAGGTTTTGTGTCCAAATATTTATCTAATTTATTCAGATTTTTATCTATTTCTGGTTGACTAAGTTTGCACGATTTTTCAATACTTGTAAAATAATTAATTATAGTTGCGGTAATAGAATTAAGCACAATAACGAAAGATTGGACCACAGAATAACCCAATTTCCCAGAACCAAAAATAGTAAAAAAGGGTTCTCTAATAACCGAAACATAATAAATTAAGGCATACGCAATTAAAAAATAAACCACGTGACGCAACCCCTCTTTAATTACATTTAAAGCATTGACTCTATCGCAATTTTTTTTAGATGAATATATCGAAATTCCAGATCCTATTACAAATGTAAATACTGATAATAATGAGCAATACACTAATATAGGTGATATTGTAGAAGGAAATAAATCTAGTATGAAATAATTGGTTATAAATATAGCAGGTATATATAATAAAATGACTATAATAATACACAATACTAAAGTATTCATATATATATGAATACTTTAAAATTAAATAACTTTAATTACATTTTATTAAATTTAATTTAGATAAATTTGTAATATTTAGATCGTCGATGCTGTTTAGTATTTCATATTTAATAGTTGGATTTAAACAGGTCTCATAAATTATAAAAATATTTATATCTTTAATAATATTACAAAATGCTGTTATATAATTGCTAAAATTGTCTGTAGATACAAACTTAACTTGATAATTATTACCTACGATACTATTTATTTTTTTTACTCTATTATTCAAATAAATTAAATTTAAATCTGTTTTGTAATTTAACTTATTATTTAATATTACAACATTCGATTTATTGTTTGTCTTATTGTTTGTATTAGTATTTGTATTAGTATCTAACTCATTGTTATCAAAAATATTTTTTATAATTTCAAATGATAGCAATGTATTAATAAGTGTTTCATTTGACGCTTTCAATTTAATCGTTGTATTAAACAACGACGCATTACATATTGGACATAGATTATTATAATTTAAATGATGTAATAATGAATTAAATGATACACAATGGTTACAATCCAATATAATACTTACGCTGTTCTTTATATTGGATATTGAACAGTATAAAGTTTCATTTGTATCATCAACACATAAATCATAATTAATATTATATTTTTCTAAGATAGATTCAAACATAAATAATGTTCCATATATATTAATATTTTGTGGTAAATCTTTTATACTATTAATTCTAATAATGGATGTATTAATATTACTAATTTTATTATAGTATAGTATAAAATTATTTGTAATAAAATTAATATTCAAATATAAATCATTATTATAGTTTTTGTCAAAAACCATATCTTTAATTTTAGTATAATTGTTATAATCCAAATTGTTATTTTGTTCAATAAAAATATTTTTACAACCTAGATTATTTATATATACAAAATAATCATTATTTAATATTATTTCTAAACAATCTATTATAATTATTAAATCGTAATTTGTTTTTTTTATAATAGTGTTTTTAAAATCATTATCTATTAAAATTGTATCATAATTATTATTATTACTGCGATCATTACGGCGATTATTACTGCGATCATTACTGCGATTATTACTGCGATCATTACATTTAGATATAATTAATATTTTTTTAGTATATTTATTAAACATATCTATAAATTTGGACTCATTTTTGACATTAAATAAAAAATAGGTATTAAGTGATATATACTTATAATCTTCTTTAATAAGTATTTTTTTTTGAGATAAATTAATAATCTGATTGTTTAATACTATACTATTATTATTCACACACTTAATAAGCATATTTTTATCTAATTTTTTAACAATATCATACTGGTTATTTATATATTTATAATATTTATTAAAATAATGATTGTTAAATTTAAAGTCCTGGCGTGTATAATTAAGCAATTCAATTAATTTTTTTTTCTGAGGTATAGAATTATTTATAAAAAATATATTAACATAAATATATATAATATAGTTATTAATAATTTCCGTTTCAATTTTATAATATTGACAATTTTTATAACAATATGGTACAACGTGCTGGTTTAGATCTTTTAAATTATTAAATTGTAAATATTTTATTTTAATCCAGGTCATTTAGATATTATTCTACTTATAATTTTAAATATTTACGATTATATATATATTTCATATATAAATATTTTCTAAGTATTATTAGTAAATATTTGTATGAAATATAGTATACAACCAAATCTTATTTCCAAGAATAGTATACAACAAAATATATTTGGTAAATACCATTACCAAATAATTTTTTTATTTGTATTCATATTTTCTTTATTATTATATTTAAAATATATTGATAAACCTACTAAAGAAGAAAAATATAAGACTTTATTAAATTTTTATAATAAAATTTACAATTAGAATCTATTATTTATTTTCTTTTTATATATAATGGATTCTAACAAATTAGGTGGTAAAATTGGAAGAAACGATACTATAACTTTTGAAGAAGCTGAAAAAAGATTTAACGAATTTTACGACGATCCTCAACGAAATAAAACCAGTATTGGGAGACTAAGGGCCAAAATGTTTGATTCTATGTATCAAAAAAAACACAAAACAAAATCCGGTAATAAAAGAACATTTAAATGTAACCCAAGCGACACCTATAACGAAGAGTTAGACTTAGAACCCGGACAATGCGAAAAGGGGTCAGCGAAATATAATTTAGAAATGGGACCCAAAACATTTGATATTGAAGGTGTCGATTCATTTCCAGAAGGAACACCCATTGATGTAAATCAGAATGGAAAAGAAGTGACCGTTATTTCTAAAGGATCTTCTAATTATAAAAGACAAACGGATTCGCATATTGACCCAGATGATTTAGTAGAAAACCCAGATGGCACTTTTACATCTGATAAAATATATGGTCCAAGGGTTAAACAGTCAGGGAAATTATATAATGAACATTTTAAAAATAAATATGAAGAGTTAGTGGATGAAGAACGTTTTGGAACGGGTAAGGAGGATAATGCTAAAAATATTGTAGAAATATACTGGGATAGGTATAATAGTGGGTGGACAAACAATGAAGGGAAAAAGTATGAAAGAAAAAATAAAAAAAAAAGGAACAAAAATATTTCATCCGAATTTGTAGATGATGATGACGAAGGGGATAGTGAAGATGAAGATAGCGAAGATGAAGATGAAGATAGCGAAGATGGGGGAAGCGAAGATGAAGATAGCGAAGATGAAGATAGCGAAGATGAAGATGGTGAAACCGAACTGTTTGAATTTGAAGATATGAATGGTAATTTATATAAAATGGATGCTGAAGGAGGTGTTTACGGCGAAGATAATGTCAAAATACATAATAATATAACTGACACTGAGGTTAATAAACTAATTAAAGAAGCAGCATTAGAATCGAAATTAATAAAAAAAATAGCTGAAAACACGTATATTTTAGATATAAATACTTCATCTGATGAAAATATTTCGATAAGTAACTTAGAAAATAATATAATTTATTTTAATAATAAAACTGATAAATACTACATATATAATCAAATGACTGATGAAGTTTATAAAATAAAAACTTTAATAGATAATGAAATTGTTATTGATAATAGTGAAAAATATTCTAGTTTGGATGACTTATTAGAAGCATTAGATATATCTGAAACTGATTTAGATATAATAGAATATCCGGAGGAAGATAATTACACACAATCTGAGTATGCCCCTCCGTTACCTATTTCATCGGAAGAACAACCTGATTATGCTCTCCCATTACCTATTTCAGAAGAAGAAGTAAATGTTGAATCTGTTGAAGATAATGAAAGTATTATTAGTTTAGATGATGTTGAAACTACCCAAAGTGATCGCAGTGAATCAGAAACAGAAACAGCCAAAAACCCTCTAGATGTCGAAACGGTGCATACCGATGGCGAAGAAAACCCTCTAGATGTCGAAACGGTGCATACCGATGGCGAAGAAAACCCTCTAGATGTCGAAACGGTGCAAGATGACGATGATAATGAACAATTATTTGATGTCGAAACTATACAGGCTCTAGGCGAAGAAAATCCGGTAGATGTTGAAACGGTGGAAGATGACGATGATAATGAAGCATTATTTGATGTCGAAACTATACAGGCTGATGGAGAAGAAGATGAAATAGGTGAATATGATCAAGTAGAAGTAGAAGGTGATGGAGAAGGAGAAGGAGAAGGAGAAGGAGAAGGAGAAGGAGAAGGAGAAGGAGAAGGAGAAGGAGAAATAGGAGAAGATGAGGAGGAGGAAGATTTTGATTTTATGGCAGCGCTAACAGCAATGGATAACACAGAGATATAAATACATATTATTTATTAAATTTAATAAATAATATCTAGATTAATAATATATATGAGTTTAGAACAACCCATTACAAAAAGTATAGAATTAAATAATACTCAATTATTAAATGAGATTAATAATTTAATGGATATAAAAACAAATTATATGGAATATTTAAAAGATTCTTGGGAAAAAAAAAAGAAATCAAAAAAAATAGAAGACTATGTTTTAGAAATAAATGATTTTGTAGGTTCATCCGACAACAACCAAATTACAACTTCTAAATTAAATATAGTTGAGGAAAAAGGCGTTGAATCAGACCAATTATCAATACGTGCTTATAACAATGATGGAATTGTATACGAAAAACAACTCATAATTCCTAAAACTATTAATTTGGAGGATGCCGTCCAAAATATTAATTTCGAAATCAAGAAAAAAAATGTTATTAATACCTTAAAAAATTTAATGGATCGAATAAATAATATAGATAACATTAAATTAAATACGGATGTTCCAGACGAATATAGTATTAATTTAAGAGAAAGTTATAAAAAAGAATATATTGCTTTAAAATCGCACTATAAAGATTTAATAAATACAAGAAATTTATTAATTAGTTTTAAAAATACGGTTCTAACCAATACAACCCAATATAATAATAGATTAGACAGTTATTTTAATTATTATGAATCAAAACTAACAAATCAATATTCGGAACTTAAAACCCCTGACACTAAAGAAAAATATAAAGAGTATTTAGATTTATCCACAATAATTGCATCTAAATTAGGATTCAAAACAGATGAAACCAACTATATTGAATATTATAATCATACATTAAATTGTTCTAATATTGGGAGTATTGTAAATGAATTGAGTGAATCTGAATTAGAAATAGTACCCTATTTAAGTGAACAATCTATTATTATAAACCGTGAAGATATACTAAATAGAAACATTAATCCAGGTATAAATGAAATACAGTATTATTTATATAAAAATTCGAATAAATCAATTGTAGTTAATTATAATAATATATTAACCCAATTAAAAAAAGAACCCATTAAAGCTAAAATCGAAATTAAAAAATATTTTACAGGAACCCCTCCTAAACAAAATATGGCTGAACCAGAACCAGTTCCTGTAAAAGGCTCGCCAATCATTACAAATAAAAAACGAATTATAAAAAATAGTCAAGATTATACTGGGAGCATTTCTATAAATTTGCTGTATAATCATACCCATAAAAACTATTTATCTATACATTATTCATTAAGTTCGTTAAAACCTGGGCTCGAAATAGGAGAGTTTATTACTAGTAAAATGGAATTGGCTAAAAAATATATTAATTTAAATAAATACTTAGATTGGAGAATTAAACTGGATGATTATTTTATAAATAAGATAATACAAAATAATAAGGAAATATTATTACCAATCGTTATTCATAACAACTGTTTTGCCTCAGTATTACATTACTATACTTTTTCTAAATATAATAATAGACGAGATATAGGAGGTGAGAAAAAATATCAATATCAACAATTTGCCAACAGTTTATTAATAAATAAAGATGGGGATGTTCGGAAAGATGGAGTAAATTCGCGGCTCTGGGGTAAAAGATTGTTGGAAATTATAGACTATCACGATTATGATGTAGGACCCGATTGGAAGAGTGATAAAACGGATGTAATTAAACGTGCCTTATATGCCAAATATTACCAAAATGATGATCTTAAGAATATTTTATTAGAGACAAAGGATGCTATTTTATTGATTTTAAATGATTCAAAAACATTAAGTTTTAATATAGATTTTAATTCAATGACTGTACGATATTTATTGGAAAATAATATAGAGCCTTCTTTTTATACAAAGTATTCCACTGATAAAACGATGTATGATTTAATAATAAATAGATTATTGGAAGAATCGACGACTGGACTAGGAGCAACGGAGGTAGGGGCAACGGAGGTAGGGGCAACTGGGGTAGGGGCAACTGAGGTAACACCCCCAGTTATTAAATCATTAAATACTACCCCAAAATCTACTAATATAATTAATGAAACTATTGTGTCTTTATTTAATCAGTTAGAAGTTAATCTAAAGAAAAATAAACTAACTACAATAGATTTACCTGTAAATAAAAATTCGTTATATTATAGTATTATACATGGTTTATATAATTTAAAACGAGAACCAATGTTATTTTCTTTAGAAAATAGTTACAGTTCCTCTATTAAATTTATAAATGTAAGAGAATCAGAAGAATTCTATCAACCCATATTTCTAGAAGCAACCACCCAATTACGGACCAATATTGCCGAATTTATTCATTTAAATTTATTACAGGCATCTTTAAATCCGGAACTTACATTAATTAAAAAAAATATTAAAAATTTAGATGATTATTTAAACACCATTCGAACGATGCAACCGAATGGTGAGATTGCTAAAGCAGTATCCCAGGGTGATAAGGTTGATACAACTGTGTTAATCGCATTGTCATCCATGTTTAATATAAATTTAGATATATATGATACAGAATCGTTAAAACCATTTACAATACTAGCATCCAGCAGTAAACAGATTTTTAATATTCCTTCCGAATTTAGCCAACAACCCACAACATTATCATTAGGATTTTTAACAGACAGTTATTATACATTGATAAATAATACGAACTACAAATTAACATTGTGGGATAAACGCATTTATTACATTATATCTATTCAATATAAAACAACTGATTATTTATTAGCTTCCTATTATGAAGGAAATGATTTTAATGTTGTAGGTATATTTAATGATGCTGATAAAACTTGGGACAGTACAGGGGACGATATAATAGATGAAACATTGGGGGGTATGGCAACTGCTTATTGGAAGGAAAATAGTACTGATCCTAAACTAAATAAAGATATAAAAACTGAGATTTATTGGAATAATATAACAACTAATAAAATATATCACGAACAATTTGGTTTAGAACCTATAGGCGATTTGGTTGCTGATGTGGATGAAGGGAATATAATTGAATATTATATAGATTTTAAATAAATTTGAACGGATAATTACAATAATTAATTATTATAATTCATATTGATGTCTGCTGTGGTTTCATTTTCACCCAAATGGTTGGAAACAACATACACAAAACAACCCATAAATACAACCATTTTCGAAAATATTACGTTGGAAGTGTCGAATAAAGAATTATCTCCTATTTTTAATAAATTAGATATTAAAAATATAAGATTAGGTCTAAAACATAGATCAAGAGAAGTGGATGAGGGGAAAGAGAAAGAAGAGGACAAGGGGAAAGCAGAAATAAGAGAAAAACGATTAATGGAATATATACAGTTAGATAGTAAAAAATATTATTTTACAAATGAGGATTTAAAGATATTTTTGGATAATCCAAAATTTAATATAGATTATTGTAATATCTATAGTCCTCTTTTTAAAAATTATGGTAAACCTGTTAAAAATATAAATTATTTAAAAAATACTATTTATACCGAATTTATTAATAAATTAGAAGATTATTATTTAGAAATAAATCACCAAGACCAAGAGAATTATACCCCTAAAACATATAACAAAATATATAATAATAATTCGGATAGTGAATCTGAAGATGAATGGGATATTAATTAAAATCTTTATCTATAATAAATGTTTTTAATTAATCGAATTTATCCCCTTTATTTTTTTATTTCATTATTTATAGGGTTGCTGCTAACATATTCAACAGCTCCCACGCCTGACATTGTTATAACATATCCTACCCCTGAAACAGCTGATAAATTAATTTATAAAGATAAGGCTAATAATTGTTTTAAATTTATTAGTGAGCAAGTGAATTGTCCAAGTGATATTTCTAAAATTAAAAAAATTCCAATTATTAATAAATAATATTAAATTATATTAAATTAAATTAAAATCTTTATTTAATATAATATTATAGTTTATGGAAAATATTTTATTAAGCAATGAAGGACGTATTATTATTTCGATTCTATGGGGATTGGGATTAGCGACATTATTTAGAAAAGTATGTGTTGGGAGAAGTTGTATTGTAATTAAAGCCCCCAACATAAAAACAATACAAAAAAATATTTATGATTTTGAAGGAAAATGTTATAAATTTAATTCAACAATAACTAAGTGTAATTAATATTTCGTTTAATTTATTATAATTAGTTCTTAATTTATAATATATGTCAACTCCTTTAAACGAATTATCGAATAATATGCCCTCCAATCAAAATAATGAAATTATTGGCGAAATAATAAACGAAATGAATGATGGTGATCAATTTGATACAAATTTAGACGGTAATGGTAATGTAAGTGGTAGTAATATGGGCAATATGGGCAATGGTAATATGGGTAATGGTAATATGAGTAATATGGGCAATATGAACAACGATCCACATTTAGATAGACAATTAGATTCAAACATAAATATGTTAGCTGGGGATAATTTAAATAATATAGATAATCATTTTATGCCATCTATAAATATAGATACTGTGCCAGAATTATCAATGAAAGATAAGATTTTAAATATGGTAAAAGATCCATCTGCTGTCGTATTAATATATTTTATACTATCATCTCCTGTTATAAATAAATTACTGGCACAAAATATACCTAAACTATTTTCAAATACCATATCCAATACAATGAATTGGGTGTCTCTATCTATTAAATCTATTATAGCAGGGGTATTATTTTATATTTTTAAATTGGTTTTATAAATTATTTATATTATTCTATAATATAGAATGAATATAAATAATATAATTGCATACTTTTTAATTATTATTATAATTTCTATTTTATGTCCAAAACTAACTAAAAATTCATCATTTTTCCTAATATCATTAATAGTTATAGGTTATAATATAACTAGAAATCTTCCTGTATCAGTGGCGGTTAGTCTATTTATAACGTATATTTTAGTATTATTAAACAATAAATCGAGTTTAATAACCGAAAATTTTAAATCTAAGAGTAAAAAATCAAAGGGGAAGAAGGGGAAGAAGGAGAGGAAAAGGAAAAAGAAGAAGGTAGTTGAGGAAGAGGAAGAGAGTGAGGATGGCGGAGAGAGTGAGGAAGAGGGAGAAGAACATACTTTAGATTCTAAAGAATCTTTTTTACAAAATTATAAATCACTTTCACACGCACAAAGCAAAGGCTTAAATAAAGATACTAGAGATTTAATAAAAACCCAACGCAGTTTAATAGACACGCTTAACACAATGGGTCCAACGCTTAAAGACGGTAAGAATGTCTTAGATACATTTAAAAATTATTTTGGTAAGGAAGGCATGGATTTAAAGATATAATATATATATACAATTATGGATATTAATAAATCGCAATTAACCCATTTAAGAAAATTATTTATGAATCAAAAAATAGGTGTAACATTTAGTTGTTTCGATTTGTTACATTCAGGACATATATTAATGTTAAAGGATTCTAAATCAAAATGTGATTTGTTAATTGTTGGATTACAAACAGATCCAACAATTGATCGTCCAGAAAAGAATAATCCTATTTTAAGTTTGGAAGAAAGACTCATATCGTTACAATCTATCAAATATATAGATTATATAATTACGTATGAAACAGAGTCGGATGTTTTAGAAATTTTAGATAAACTTAAGGCAGATATTAGAATTTTAGGGAGTGATTATATTGGAAAAAATTTTACTGGTAAAGATATAGATTTAGAAGTATATTATCACGATAGATTTATTCACGATTACAGCACATCTAAGTTAAGAAAAAGAGTTTATAATATTGAAAGATTGAAAATAGAAAATACGGAATAGACTTTCCTATCTTCTATAAATACTTAAATCAAAATTTTTGAAATATATTAGATAATTAATAATTAATTATCTAATCTTGTTTACTAATCTAGAACATTAACCTATCGATGTAATTACATAGAGGTCATTAACAGAGGTCACTAATAAAGAATTAAAATAGCATTATATATATATAGAATGGGTAAGATTATAAAAGCATATAATTGTGATAATTTTGGGAAAAAAATCCGTATACAATGTGGTTCTGGTAAAATATCAGGTGTCAATATTGATTATAGTGGTTTAAAAAGGGATGAACGGATCGTTAAAAATATAACGTTACTATTTGATAATGGAACTAAATTAATAGTTGTTATTAAAATTGCACCAATATATCGTAAACAAAAGTTAAACCCATACGATCGTACTAATTATAAAGAGTTAGGTGAAAAACCTCGTACAAATGAATACATTCATGAATCGGATATATATAATTTTTTTAAATTACAATCAGCTAGCGATAAAATCGTAGCCAATTATGTCTTAAAATCCTATTCTTCTGGAGAATCTGCTGATGGAAAATTTTTTATTAATAACGAGTCCTTTAATTTTTTAGATAATACTTCAATTAAAGCTGATATCCGTCGTTATTTTAGTGATGCGGTTGATTTGGTATATATTATAACGGAACCTATGACCGATGCTGTGGATTTCTATAAACATAAACCCACTGCCTCTCAAACGACACATTTTATTACATCCACATTTGATACCTTAACATATTTATATGAACATTATGAATTTTGTCATTGGGATTTCCACAGTCTAAATACGCAGTTTAATAAAAAAACTGGAGATCCAATTATTTTTGATTTTGATTTATCAACTGTAAATAAATACAATAGTTCTGATTATATAAATCGAGTTTCATTTATTGAAAATGTTATTAAATATCATTGTAAAAAATATGATGGTAAAATAACTCCAGCACTATTTCAAAAAAATAAGGTAATATTGGGACATAATTGGGATTTATTTATGTTTTTATCTAGTTTAAAGGATCATTATCCGGGAGACAGTTTAAAACAATTTGCTATTAAATTAAATAAAATAGATTATACAGATTTAATAAATACATTTTTATTTTCCTTAAAGTGTATGGATATAATTAGATGTCTCTTTCGAAAAATTAATATGCCCTCATTATTTAAAACAACAATACCTTTAAGCACAGCAAGTCAGACATTCGGAGTAAATTTAATGGACAAAGCGTATGAGCAAATAATTGAAATAATTGATTTAAAATATTTAACTAAAGAACAACACGATTTTTACGCTAAATATCCTTATTTTCTGGATTCGTTTTTAAAAATATTTATCCAATATATGGTGGATATATTTAACTTATCTAAAGGAGATATTGTAGAATTAGACTCGTATGATGTGCGTTTTTTTACCTCGTACATAATGTTCCTAGAAGGAGATTATTATATATAAATTCTTTTTTTTTATAATAATATGACAAGACCATTAACTTGGTAAATTACTTATAGTTGTATGCTCTATGTATGATCAATGTATGAACAATGTCCACTTGTTTATACATAGACTATTTCAATTTTAAATCGTTAAATTAAATTCTTTCCAATAAAAAACTTTAGAGACTTTTAAATTCTCAAATACTTTTTAAAAAATCCTTCAAAAAATCCCCCCGGTGGTTTTTTTGGGTTTTTTTAAAAAACATCAAATAAATCCTAATAAAAACATCAGAAAACATCAGTTAATATACCTATATTTAGGTTTTGATGTTTTCTGATGTTTTTATTAGGTTATTTAAATATTATTATTTAAAAAAAAAATATATTATATAATTATGTATGAATATGTCTGTTCGCTATGCAATTATAATTCAAATCACCTAGGAAACTTCCGTCAGCATATAAACACTATGAAGCATATAAAAAAAACAGAGACATTAGGAGATTTATGTTCACAAATAGTTGAAAAAAACCAATTGACTCCTATTGACTCCCAATTGACTCCTATTGACTCCCAATTGACTCCTATTGACTCCCAATTGACTCCTATTGACTCCCAATTGACCCCGATTGACTCCCAATTGACCCCGATTGACTCCATTTGGAATCAGACTGATTCTTTGGTGATTTCATATGATTCTTTGGTGACTTCACCAGACTCCTTAGTAATTCCCATTGATTCATTGACTCAGGTTGAAACAAACATGTTTAGTTGCAAATATTGTAAAAAAACATATTCTAAAAATAGTAATTTACATCGCCATATGCGTAAATGTGCTGAAAAAGATAGCAAATACCAAAATACCCCCCCTATTGATCAAGAAAATTTAATGGAATATATAAAGGTTATAAAACAAGAAAATGAGATAATAAAAAAGGAGAAAATTTTAATGAAAAATGAAATAGAAGTATTAATTAATAGGGTTGGGAATACAAATATAAATATTCAACAAAACATTTACATAAATAATTATGGCAGTGAAAATCTGGACTATTTAAATAATCGTTATTTAACAATGTTGCTAAAAACCCCATATACATCTATACAAAATTTATTAAAAACTATATATTTTGATCCAAACCATCCAGAAAACCATAATATTAAAATACTTAACCGTAAGGAAAAATACGCATCGGTGTATAAAGACGGGGATTGGGAATTAAGAAATAAACGAGATATAATAGATAATATAGTAGATAATGGTTATAATATAATCGATTGTTATTTCGATGAAAAAGGTATTTTATTAGAAAATAGCAAACAACAAAAATTTTTAGATTTTCAAAAAAATTATTTAAGTAATAGCAAAATTAAAAAAAATATAGAAAAAGATACTGAATTGATTATATTGAATGGATACAAAGAAATAGAGAATAGTAATTAAATCAGTTATACCTTTAATGGTAGAGGAGTCCACTAAAACAATAATATAAAACCCACTTCCTTTCGAAAGAACCACTCTTTCGACCCCAAAGATTATTATCCACCACAACTGATTTTGAACACCCTCATTAGATACTGGTCATTAAAACTTTGACAACTATTCCAAGTATATTCTGGATTTTATACTATGGATGCGTAATATTATGTGAATAAGCACTTTATTTGTTTTTTATATAAATATGTGCGTAATATGGATGTTCAATATAATTGCTAAGATCTGATAAGTTTTCTAAAAGTTTATCTTCTTTAATATTTTGTGGAATATTAAAATGAGCAAGATTTAGATGAGGGCTATAATGCTGAACGCGTTTTTCAGTTAATTTAAGAATAGTCTTATATACAGCTACAAGTTTTTGTGAAGGCAGTTTAGGCATGTTTGATGTTATATCTTCTTTATTTTTAATAATCAAATTTAAATAATCAAATTTAATAATCACATTAAATAATCACATTAAATAATAAATTCTAATAGTATATATATTATAGGATATTTGGGAATAGTGGGAGGCAGTTTATTATTAATAAAAAAAATTAATAATAAAATATTATTAAATAAATTAATGGTTGATAGCGATAATATTCTTATTATCAAAGATTGTGATCAGAAAGTTTTATTTAAATTAAATAAGTTTCTAATAAAAAACGATTTTGTGAATGAAATCTTACCTAAATGCGACAATAATCCAATTTATAATACCTCTAAAGTATACTTTGAAGAATATGTTGTCGACGGAGTAAACCAATCTTCCAAATTTTGCTCCAATATATCGACAAAATTTAAAACTGATTATGCTATAGTTTTAAAGTGCAAAAAAGAAGAAGCTTGGGGAGGTTTGGGGAATCAACATTACGTATTACAGTTAAACTCTAAGAGTAAAATAGTTACTTTAAGAGACTTAATTAGGAACAATGTATAAGTGAGTCATATTCGTTGTTAACGCGGTCTCTACAATACTTATACAGTGGATTATATTTACATTCCAAAAACCATACACTAAGTTTATTTGCGAATATTTTATGAATATTATATATTCGCAAGTTACCATCACATTCATTTATAATATAGTGGTAAACTGGATTATCGTAATATTCAAATATTTTATTTGTAGAATTTCTCATAAATGTTGGCAAATATTTTAAATTATTGTAACTACAAATAACCTCTTTTAGACTATCGGGTAAAATTGGTAAAGCCGTTAACTGATTATTATTACAACTTAAATAGTGTAAACTATTTGGTAATTTTGGCAATTTTGTTAAGCAATTGTTACCACAATATAAAAGTCTTAATCCTTTGGGCAATATGGGTAATAACGTAATTTGATTATCACAACAAATTAAATATTCTAAATTATCAGGTAATTTGGGCAAGTGTGTTAATTGATTATTATAACAGTCTAAATAAGTGATATGATTATAGTTAGGTAGGCTTTCTATATTATTAAATGATTTACAACTATGTATTTGATAATTATTATTATCAAATCCATATGTTATAACCGTATTCATACTAATGGTTATAAAAAATTTATTAAATTATACCATAGACTTTATACGAATTATTTGTTCCTTGATTAGTAAATTCAAGAACTGTTTTACTTACCATCCATTTTTCCAAGGTCTAAGGAGGGTGATTTCTAATTCTTGTCCATAATATTCATCTTCGCCAGGTTTCGGATATTTAATCATAATATCCTCCGCACTACATATTAAACTAGCGACACTAGCAGCAAATTTAACTAATTCGTTTAATTTAAATTTAATTAAATCTGTTTTCCGCATAGCATTGCTTGCTCGATACATTTCTTCCACACGATTCCAACGGAAAACGGATGCTGAGATTACTGGATCATTGTTAAACATTCTACCTGGTCTAAAATTAGATTCAGGGTCTCCAATATGTTCTCTAAGATTTTCTACAAGTTCCCAAGTATCGTCTATAAATTTAGAAAACTTTTCGGGTTGATTTGTTCTAATATCTTTAACCACATCAACTACTTCGTTTAGTCCCATTTTGGTATCGGTATCACCCATCATAATTCCAAATCTTTTTTCTGCACAATAATTAGCATCATCAAGTCCAAATTTAAAATCATATTTGTCTAGTTCTGAATAAAGTTTAGGCTTAGGATTAGGAGCGGGGGGTCTGCTATCAGCCTTTTTTTTTAAACTGGGTTTAGGTGCGCTGGGTTTGCTATTAGCCATTTTTTTAAAATTGGTTTTGACCAGTTGACATCTGTTTGAACTGCTTAAGGTACATCGTTCATTTAAATGTCCTTTGGATTTTTTATTACATCTTTTTGTGTTCTCATCGTATCCGCAATCTACTTGTCCACCTAACTGATTTATATAAGCTTGGATAATTGATGTTCCTAATTTACTAGTGGTTTTAACAAATCGGCCTGTTTTTGGATTTTGGATTTTACTATAATTCATACTATATATTATAGAAATATATTATTTTTATTCTATATTAATAAAAAATCTATATTAATAAAAAATAATATATTAATAAAAATATATTATTTTTATTCTATATTAATAAAAAAATTATTTTTGGATATTCATATAAAAGTTAAGGTTGTAGATAATTATTCAGCAACATATTTATCTAAATTTATATATTTTTTAGCACCAGCCGCATGTCTAAGTGTGGGTATAATCCTTTTAACCCAGTCATAACCAACCGCTTTTTCGCTCATTATGTACACATCGCCACTATTTAATTTAATTTCGGTAGGTGGTGCGATAGGCTTGCTTTTATAGAACCATACCCACCTCATTTTATAGTCATTAACACCTAACGAAAGACAAATTACTCTAGTCCGTTCTTTATCTCCGTGAAAGCCTATGCCACATTTTTTTAAATCATAATATCGATTACCTTCGCATATATATTGAATACTTTTAGTAATGCTACCACCCTCGCTAAGACCAGTGTCGATAGCAGTCATTAAAGAGGTTTTTACACTGCTTAGTGTTTCCAATTTTAAACTATCAACAACCCTACCTTTTTTATTTTCATAATCAGGTTCTTGTTCAAAACCATCCACAAAAACTAAATTTGCTCTCGCATTTTTATTTAAAACTTTTTTCCTCCTGGTATCCCAATATTTTCGATCCCAAGGTATAACTTCTAATTCTTCGTATAATTTTAGTCTGGTTTCTTTTTCTATAAACCTTCTAATAATCAAGATACCTGCAGGAAATCCCCAATTCATAATTTCATCCGTTTTCCCTTCTTTAGCCACTTCATCTAATATACTTCCTAAATCTATTAATTCACATACAAATCCTAATGATTCGAAATAGACTTTTAGTAAGTTAAGATCCTCAATTGTTAAACCAGAACCTATTTTCCCTTTTTCTCCTAACATTTGATTTCCAATATGATTTTCTCCAGCATCACCAAAGGTTAAAGCCATTCTTTCAGTATTCATGATTTAATAAATTAATTTTTATAATATATTCAAATCAATTTTTTACCTTTATGAATGTGCTTCTTTCCTAATAATTTAATACCTATTTAAACAGATACTAAGTAGTTTAATATGATTTTCCCTATCAGCCTTTGAAAATGCTTTTGAAAATACCGAATTACACATTATTGAGAGAAAATATGGTATTAATGAGGCTAATGGTAGTGACAAGACAACAATGTTGCGTCATTCAGATAGAAAATTTGAATTTCCCAAAACGATTGAGTTTCTGATTTGTGATCAAGAAGTTAGTGTTGATGCTAAGGATATTGTTACAGATTGGCTACTAGAACATTATAGAAGGGATTTAGTCTGTGGATGTTAGTCTGGGGATAGATCTAGACTGGGGATGTTAGTATGGGGATGTTAGTATGGGGATAAATATTCGAATTAAAATTTGAAGCTGTTTACCTCATAATAAAGTATATAAATGAATGAACTAACCGTTTTTATAGAAAAAATATATCATTATGAACCTGCTATATATGATATAATCTATAATAATGTTTTTCATATATTTAAAAGTAATACAGAATTAAAAATGGCTGTTGATGTATGGTGTGGTGCGAAAACACGTATTGAAACAGAGCAAATATACGGACACATATCATTGTGGAATACTTGTGCTATTACTGATATGCAAGGGTTGTTTATGAATCGGAATTTTAATGAAAATATAAATAATTGGGACGTTAGCAAAGTTGTCACAATGAAAGATATGTTTGATAAATGCTATAAATTTAACCAACCTCTCGATAATTGGGATGTTGGTAATGTTGTAAATATGGATAATATGTTTGACGAATGTGTAGCGTTTAACCAACCCTTAAACAATTGGAATGTTGGTAATGTTCGAAATATGAGTAGTATGTTTGATGGTTGTGTCGAATTTAACCAACCGTTAAATAATTGGAATGTAGGGAAAGTTACCAATATAGCGTGGATGTTTGTGGGATGTGTTGTATTCAATCAATCTTTAAATGATTGGGATGTAGGCAATGTTACCAATTTAGAGCGTGTGTTTTGGGATTGTTCTAAATTTAACCAACCTCTGAATAAGTGGGATGTTAGCAATGTTGTCACAATGGAAAGTTTGTTTAGTGGATGTTCTCTATTTAATCAACCGTTGAATAATTGGAATGTTGAGAAAGTTGTAAATATGAGATGGATGTTTAGTAATTGTTCTAAATTCAACCAACTGTTAAATAAGTGGGATGTTGGAAATGTTGTTACTATGCAAGCGATGTTCGACGAATGTGGCGAATATAATGAATCATTAAATAATTGGGATGTCAGGACAGTTGAAAATATGGGAAGTATGTTTTGGAATTGTTATAAATTTAACCAACCGTTAAATAATTGGAATGTTAGCAATGTGGAAAATATGGGAATTATGTTTAGCGGATGTTCCGAATTTAATCAACCGTTAAATAATTGGAATGTTGAAAACGTTGATAATATAGGAAGTATGTTCTGGAATTGTTATAAATTTAACCAAGATCTGAATAACTGGGATGTTAGGAATGTTGTAAATATGGAATGGGTATTTAAGGGATGTCCAAATAACCAGACTTTTGAAAAAATGTTTAATGGTAGTATTTAAATTATTTGTGATTTTATAATAAATATGAGTTTAATGAAAATATAAATAATAGGAATATTAGCAATGTTCATTCAATGGAAAGTATGTTTGAGAAATGTTATCAATATGGAATACTAATTAAATAGATATTCTAGATAAAAATTTATTATTTTTATTTAACTATATAGTGATTAAATATAGTAATTAAACATAGTAAATAAACATAGTAAATATGGAAATTAAATATAAATTTAATAATGATACAAATGTGTATATCGCCAATTCTATGAATGAGGTACTGGAACTGGACACCGAGAAGTATAATAACATCATATATTTGGATTGTTATAATTGCGAATTGACTAAATTACCGGTGTTACCAGACAGTTTAAGACAATTATATTGTAACAATAATAAATTACTCGTTTTACCAACATTAGCAAATGGATTACAAACGCTGTACTGTTACGACAACCTCTTATGCTGTTTGCCAAGAATCCCAAAGAGTTTGCGCTACTTACATTGTGGGGTTAATAGACTTACATTTTTACCAACACTGCCTGAAAATTTACAGTGCATATATTGCTATGAGAACCTGTTTAACATATTTCCAAGATTGCCTAACAATTTAAACCCATCGATCGAAGTTACCAAAGCGGTAGCCCATTATATAGAAAAATGTGGCGATAAGGAAAAATACCATATTGAAAATACGATTGCGGCTAATAAAATAAGGGATTGGTTCACCGATTGTAAATATAACCCTAAATATAAATATTGTAGAGACAGAGTGAATAAAGACTATGATGAATTGATGAGTGGTTAATATAAAGTGAACGGATTACAAGTTCTCCAACTTAGTATATAGGAAAGATTGTAAGTTGGAGAACAAGATTATTGATATAATAATAGAATATTGGTAAATTGGGTGTAGAAATAAAATTTGAATTATTATTAAAATAAATAATATAGATAAATGTCTAATCCAACACAATTTAGCAGCGGTCTCCTAATACTTGTCCAGGGCGATACAGGAAATAAAAAATGGTGGAATGCGCAACCTTGGCAATCAACCGCATTTATAAAGGCTATGGAATTTGGTACTATGAAGACAATGGGTGCTCCAAATCCAGTAACCTATACTAAACCATTTACACACGGTGAATTCCAATATCGATTTATTATTAAAAATGATTGGGGTCCGTGTGCTATTCATAATATGAGCACTGGAAAAGAACGGACTGTATTATATTTTGATGTTGGGGATACATTGGATAATGTTCGCCATACGGACCCAATCGCTGTCTCGAAGATAACATATGTGTAGTTATTGTAGGGATTAATATGTAATGATAGAAAGCAAATTCATTATCCCTTGGAAATTTAAATGGAACAAAATTATAAATATTTATAATAGCATATACCAACGATTACGCTCCTTAACTTGAGGTTGATTATATTTATGACATCCGTCAAACATATTTTCCATATTATCAACATTGAAAACGTCCCAATTATTAATATTATCATTAAATTTATATTTCAAAGAAAATAGTTGCACCATATCTGTGATAAGTGACGTTACTAATATGCGTCATATGTTTAATAATGCTGAAGATTTTAATCAAGATATTTTTTATCTGGGATACTTCAAGAAGTTATTAAAATTTTCGCATTAAATCATATGATTAGATAATTTTGAATTGTAAAAATGAATCTAAATCAACACATACATATGCTTATGCTGAAATTAGGATACTTCAAATGTTACTAATTTTAATCAAGATATAGGATGGAATACTTTATAAAATTGATTGATTTATTAACTTATTTTTATTTAACACATCGTAAATTATGACTACTGAACAACCTTCTTATGCATTACAGATACTATTATGTAACATTAATGACTATGAAATTGGTTTGTATGAGATGATTAAATCACTTGTATTCTATAAAATGAACGATTCGAAAGAATTACGAGAAGCCGTTAAACTATGGTTAAGTAATCAATCTAAAGCAACAATAAAATATGGACATATTAGTCTATGGAATACTTCAAATGTTACTGATATGAGTAAGATGTTTTATAATGCTAATGAATTTAATGACGATATTGGAAATTGG